AAAAAATAAAATAATAGATGCATATAATAATGATTATATTAAAAGTAATATAATGAATTATGAATTTGTAGTAGAAGAACTTAATGATAATGACGAACTCATTAAATATGAATATAAAACTAAACAATTATTTGAAGAAAATAAAATATTAATGGGATTAAATAACCAACCTGAATATATAAAAGAAATAATTAATAAAACTATTGATAATGGAATTAAAAATTCTGGAAAATTTAATATACTATCATTTTTAAAATTTTGTTACAAATATGATATGAATGATATAATAAAAGAAAAACATAATTTTTTAAACATTTTAACTAAATCTTATATATTATCTTCATCACCACTATCCCCATCATTTTGAAGTTGTGAGTCTCCCCATGGACCACGATCTTTATTATGGGGATTATGGGGATTATATGGATTTGGCTCCGGTCCATATGGATTATTATTTGGATCATAATTATTCTCCGGACCAAATGGTCTATCTGGACCATACGGACGATTTCCGGGACCGAATGGTCTATTTGGACTATATGGATAATTGGGTCCATTAAATGGATTATTATCATTATCTTGCATAGAAAAATTACGATCCCATCTACGTCCAGTTGCTACATATAAACCAAAAATTCCAGTGGATAATCCAATAATAGTAGTTACAAATGTTGATTGCGCCATAGTAGGTCCGCCTACAATATCTATAACGGAACAGGCTACTGTTTTTGCTTCTTCCAATGTTAATCCTGAATCTAATAAAATTTTTAAAACTCCTGCTTCACATTGTTCTTGAATATATGTTGGAATTGATCTATACCACATATATAAATTAAAAACTAATGTAGAATATAAAATTAAAATAGTTCGTGGTATAATTCTCCATGCGTCGAAACTTTCAGCTATAGCTAGTGATACATATCTAAATTTCATGATATATATTTATAAGAGATGATTAAAGAGAATTATAATGGCGTTTCGTGTAAATTTACCTTTTGAGGAAGCTAAAAAAATAGTTCAAAGTGAGCGAATAGAATCTGTTGCCCAATATAAAAAATGGCATAATTTAAATAAGCCTGCTGGAATACCAAAAAGACCAGATAGGGCATATTATAAAGATTTTACTACATGGAATAATTTTTTAGGGAATAATAATCCGTTTCCAATAATAAGAAAAACATATAGATCATTTATTGAAGCGCGGGCGTTTGCTCAATCATTAAATATATCTACTAAACAACAATGGTTAGATAAAAATGATGACGAAAAAGTACCTAATGATATACCACGCCGACCTGATTTATATTATAGAAATAAAGATGAATGGGTATCATGGGCAAACTTTTTAGGATTAACATTATTATCTAAAGAGGAAACAATATTAAAATTAAATAATATTTTTTATATTATTTTTAATCCCGGTTTTCAAAGAAATTATTTTAAATGTGGTATAACTAATGGGGGAATTTCATCTATAAATGATTATATTCATAAATCAAATACTAAATTAGTTTGTGCATATTTTGTTCCAAATAATTTTAATCCAGAAGAATTTATAATAAATTTAGGAGGAAATAAAGATTATGAACATAATGGATTTTTCTTTATAAATAATTTAACAGCTATTATTTCTAAATTATCTGTTAATTTTAATAAAGTTCCTGTTTAATTAATTTATAACATTTTTTGATTATAGGGATATGTAGTTCACGTCCAATAACCATAAATTCATCCAATTGCATCCATTTAGTATCTCCCGTTTCATAATGTGGAGTATTAAAATTTGTAGAATTATTGTTAATAACCTCAGCTATAAAAATATGATGATTATCTAAATATATACCAGCCTTTTTAATCCATTTTATATTATTTTCTATAAGACCTAATTCTTCTTTGGCTTCTCTAATAGCAGATTCTAATGGATTTTCTCCTTTATCTATTTTTCCCTTAGCTATTTGAAATTTATTCCCACCAAATTTTTTATTTGACGGTTTCATAAACAACATTATTATTTTATCATTCTTATCTTTATAGAACGGAATAATGCCCGCTCTTAATGTTTTATCCTTATATTCTTTCATATAGTTACACCTTATTTTATTACTAATAAATATTATTAACAAAAACTTGTTTTACAAGTATATTTATTACAGGAGTTTTTATTATGGAAACAAAATTTATAAAATATTTAGATTTAAAACGAAATGGGATTGCCGAGGAAGTCACTGTGGTCAAAGCTATAGAAGTTGGTAAAGATGAAAAGAATGCGCCAATTTATGAGATTTGGTTTATTAAAAATAGTGAATTAGATGATATTGATCAGCAAAGACTTCTTGAAGTTCTTCAGAAAAGTGCCAGAGTTAATGATTTTCAACCATTGTATTCAACATTAGCTGATATAACTTTAGGTAATGGAGTTAATGCATTAGATTATTTCCACCAATATGTTAAAATATTATATCCGAGTGGACAAATCTCTAAGCCTAAACGTGGTAGTGTATCAGTAGCTCCAAAACGCTCTCAATATACGTAAGAATATTGAATAGGAGAGACTTAAAAATGGATAGTATTTTTGTCCAGATTGCGAGTTATAAAGACCCGCAACTTTTACCCACATTAAATAATATAATAGAAAATGCTGAAAATCCTTCAAATTTACATATTGTTATTGCATGGCAACACGGATCGGGAGAAACATTAGAAGATTTTATAGAAAATGATTTTAATATTTTAGGATTTGAAGACCCATCTCAAGATATTGATGATTATAAACATATATCTAATGTTATATTTGCGGAAAAATTAAATTCAAAATTAACTATTTTAGATATTGATTATAATTCAACAAAGGGTGCCTGTTGGGCTAGAAATAAAATACAACAATTTTATAAAAATGAGAAATATACATTGCAATTGGATTCTCATCATAGATTTATTAAACATTGGGATAAAGAATCTATTAATATATTGGAATCTATTAGAACTTTAGAATGTAGAAAACCATTATTAACAGCATATATACCATCTTTTGACCCGGATAATGACCCAGAATCAAGAATTCAGGCCCCATGGAAAATGGATTTTGATAGATTTATACCAGAAGGAGCAGTATTTTTTAGACCTTCTACTATAGATAATTGGAAAGAATTAGATAAACCTATGAAATCTAGATTTTATTCTGCACATTTTTGTTTCACAGATGGGAAATTTGTAACAGAAGTACAGCATGATCCAAATTATTTTTTCCATGGTGAAGAAATATCAATAGCTGTAAGAGCATTTACGCATGGATATGATTTATTTCATCCTCATAAAGTAATAGCGTGGCACGAATACACCCGGAAGAATAGACAGAAAATTTGGGACGATCACACTACTCCAGAAAAGAAAAAAGGTATTATAGAATTAGATTGGGTTGAAAGAAATAATTTATCCCATAAGAGGAATAGAATACTTTTTGGTATGGATGGTGAAGACCCAAAACAAATTGATTTTGGAAAATATGGTTTTGGTACAGAACGAACATTAAGAGAATATGAAGAATATGCGGGAATATGTTTTAAATATAGAGGAGTTCAACAAGATACTATAGACAGAAAGGACCCACCAAATAATTATCCTTATACAACAGAAGACGCATGGCGAGAATCATTTTGTCGATCAAATGATGTTAGAATAATTTTCCATAGAGATGAATTAGGTGAATTAAAAGATGATTATGATTTCTTTTATGTGGGGTCTCATGATGAAAATTATGAAGAAATATATAGAGAAGATTTAACGGAACAAAAAATAAAAACATATTTACAAAATGAATGGTTTGACTTCAGATTAATATTTTTAGCTAATAAAATTCCAGTAACCTTTACTGTATGGCCACATAGTAAATCTGATGGATGGTTAAATAGAATGGTTAAAAATATTGACTAAACTATTGATTATTATGTATTTTATTGATATAATATAATAATAGGTAAAAATATCGATTAACATCTTGATTATTATGTATTTTAATGATATAATGTTATAATGGGTAAAAAATTATCAATAGAAGAAGTTAGAAAAATTGTTGAATCTAAAGGTGGAGAGTTAATTTCTACTGAATATGGGGGGACTAATGTCCCTATTACGATTAAAACATCAGATGGAGAGATAGAAACAAGATGTTTGACTAATATATATCCATCCAAAAAATTAATTTCCAAGAAAAATCAAATAAAATCATTATCTGATAAATCAAGATTATCTATAGATCAAGTTAGAAAAATTATTGAATCTAAGGGCGGAGAATTACTCTCTACCGAATATGTAAATGATTTAACGCCAATAAAAATTAAATTTTCTGATGGTGAGATTGAAGAACGATCTTTATGCAGTATACGGAGTTCTGAACAATTAATTTCAATGAAAGAAGTTATAGAAAATAGACGCCAAAATAATAAATTGTCTTTAAATGAAATTAAAAATATTGTAGAACGTAGAGGGGGGAAACTATTATCAACTACAATAGCAAAATATAATGATCCCATTAAAATTCAAACAATTGATGGAGTAATAGAAGAACGAGGGTTGGTATCCATTAGAAAATTGAACAAATTATATTCAAAAGAATATATTCGTGAAAGTAGATTTGAGAAACAACGGCATACTATAGAAGATGTTCGAAAAATTGTTGAATCAAGAGGCGGAGAATTAATATCTACTGAATATAAAAATAATAAGAGTCCTATTCGAATTAAAACTGTAGATGGTATTATTGAAGACAGGAATTTAAGCAATATTAAATGGGTGGATACATTAATTTCTAATGGAAGTGTTTTTCAATATGAAATCACTAAATATATAAAATCTATATATTCTGGAACTGTTTTAAATAATGATAGAATTATAATAGCACCAAACGAACTGGATATCGTATTACCAGATAAAAAATTGGCTATAGAATGTAACGGTGTATATTGGCATTCTGATACACATAAAGATAAAAATTATCATTTAAATAAAACATTGGTAGCTGAAAATAATGGATATAATGTAATTCATATTACAGATTCAGAATGGGGGACAAAAAAAGATATAGTAAAGGATTTAATTAAGAAAAAATTAGATATTATTAATCAAAAAATACCAGCAAGAAAATGTGAAATAAAAGAATTATCTCATAATATTAGCTCTGAATTTTTAAATAAAAATCATTTACAAGGTAGCATTCCATCAAAATATAGATATGGTTTATTTTACAATAATGAATTGGTTTCAGTTATGACAATTTCAAACTCAAGATTTAGTAAAGATGCTGAATATGAATTATATAGATTTTCTAATAAGTTAGGGATAACTGTTTTAGGTGGGTTTTCAAAATTATTTAAATATTTTATTATAAAAGTTAATCCAGAATCAATAATATCTTATTGCGATATTGCTTATTTCTCTGGCTCCATTTACTTTATGAATGGATTTAAATTAATACGACGATCAACCCCCAATTACAAATATTTCCACATAAATAATATTTTTGAATTATATTCTAGAAATAAATTTCAAAAACATAAACTTCCAAAGTTATTGGAAACTTTTGATCCTAATTTATCAGAGTATAAAAATATGATGAATAATGGATATTATAGAATTTGGGATTGCGGAAATGATGTTTACTTGTGGAAACCAAATACAAATGACTGATGGGTTATTAATATCTGCATATGGATCACATAACGCAGCAATAGCTGCATTTTATAATGAAAAATATTATATTATAGAATTAGAACGATGGTTAAATAAAAAAAATGCAGGTTTAGCGGGATATCTGCCTGCAAAATGTCCGCAAAAAGTGTTTGATGACATTTTAAATTATATTTTTGAAAAAACTAATACAAATGTTATTGATATATTTTTATCAAATTATTTTTCTAAAGTTGATTTATCAAATTATAATATAAAACAACATAAAAGATTTGACCATCATGCAGCCCATGCAGCTTGTGCATTTTATCAATCTCCATATAATAAATCTTTAATATTTACTTATGATGGAGGGGGAAATGGTGCATTTTTTAATGTATATCTGGCAAACACTAGAAATATTGGACCAAAATTAATAGATAAATTCGATATTGATCTTGGATTTCCTTATATGATATTAGCAGATCATATGGAAGATATAACGAAAGAACCTTTAAATATAGGTAATTTAGTGTATGCCGGAAAATTAATGGGATTATGTGCATATGGTAAAGTAAATGAAAAATGGCTACCACATTTTGAAAAGTTCTATAAACAATTTAGATATGCTGGCAATTCATATGCCGGAGGGGCAGAAATTCGTTATTCTGTAACAAAAGAATTATTTAATTCCATAGGAATAATTGATTTTGATTTAGAGACAACCAGATTTAAAGGACAATTTTCATGGGATATGGCAGCTACATCGCAACAAGCATTTGAAAATGTATTTTTAGAGTTGGCAATGCCATATATTTCCAAATATTCTTCATATCCGGTTTGTTTATCTGGTGGATGTGCATTAAATGTAATATTAAATAGTAAATTAATTAATATTATTAAAGATGGAAATGTATATATTCCACCAAACACAAATGATTGTGGAATAGCAATTGGTGGATTATTAGAATATATTAAACCAGAAAAACAAATTGATATTACATATTCTGGTTTGCCAATAATGGATACATTAAATTATTCTGCATTATTGGAAGATAATCCAGTTTCAGTTATAGAAAATATTACAGAAAAAGATATCGCTATTTTATTGGAAAATAATTATATAATTGGTATAATACATGGAAATTCTGAACATGGACCACGAGCACTCGGAAATAGAAGTATTATATGTAATCCGGTTGGAAATATGAAGGATATATTAAATGCTAAAGTTAAACATAGAGAGTGGTATAGACCATTTGCCCCGGTTGTGAAATTTGAAGATGTATCTAAATATTTTGATTTTTCATATGAAAGTCAACATATGACATATATTGCAACAGTAAACAAAGAATATGATTTTCCGGCAATAACTCATGTTGATGGAACAGGTAGATTACAAACTATAACAAAAGATCAAAATGAATTTTTATATACTATTATTGATGAATTTGATAAACTTAGTGGATATGGTGTGATATTAAATACATCATTTAATGTTAATGGAAAACCTATATTGACACGTTTAAGTGATGCATTTGAAATTTTAATAAAAACAGAATTAGATTGTATATATTATAATTCTAATTTAATATTTAAACAACGAAAAGAAAGAGAATTAACGGATTTACTACGTCCAAAAAATATATCAATGGATTCATCTAATTCATGTTTATATATTTTAATGTATACAACGGATAATAATAAATTAGAACAAATAATATCAATAATAGAACAATTAGAGTATAAAAGTAAAAAAATATGCATAATTGCAAATCAAGTACATGAAAATATAATAAGTTCTAAATTCTCAAATATAAATTTATTGTTCATGGATGAAAATAAATTCTTTTATAAAGAGATGTTAGAATCCGCTGGATATAAAGGAAAGGAAATAAATTTTATAAAACCATTATGGATAAAAGACATTGTTGCTGAAAATAATCAAGGTGCGGATTTTCATATAATAGTTGATTTATCATTAGAAAATTCTTTTGAAAAATTAAATCATTTTTACGCTAAATATATGAATAAATCAAATTTATCTGACAGTATTATATTAAATGTATGTGATGAAACATTGGAGCCATCTATGAAAAAATTTATAGATGATAAATTTAAATATGATTTTGAAAATAAATTTCCAAGTTTTCAATTATATGCAGGATATACAGAAAATATATTAAAATTAACTCGAACATATGAAGGAAACCTTCGCTATCATTTATTTCATAATAGAGGAGCAAAAGATAATGATTTTCTGACAATAGTATTTTTAGAAGATAAGAATAATTATACATTTATGGAATAATAATGTTAAATAAATTAGTAACTTGTATTTATAATGGATTAAATCATACAAAATTATGTGGAAGATTAAATCGTGATCGTCCATATTCATATTCTCTAAAAACTATTGTTAATTCTGGTACTGATATAACATGTTATACATCTCCGGAAGAAATAAATAAATTTAAAACTGAATTTACTGAATTAAATATAAATTTTATACCGAAAAGTTTATATGAATTATATTTTCATGAAGAAGTAAATAATATAAGAGATTTATATTCTGATTTATATAGAACGTCCCCAGATTGGAGAGATCGGTGCATGGAAATTATGTGGGGAAAATTTATTTTTATGAAAGAAACAATAAAATTAAATCCTAATATTGAAAATATATTTTGGATTGATGCTGGAATATCGCATAGTGGAATAATTCATAGTAGATTTAATTCTAATTTTGAACATAATCTTAATTTTATTCATGATTTAAATAAAGAAACATATCCTCTTACATTTAAAAATGATTTAATTTTTAATAAAAATTTCATGGATAATTTAATAAATTATACCGGAGATAATATATTAAATATAGTATCAATAAATCCTCAACATCCTATAGCACATACTTCAATTCATAAAAATTTTAAAGGATCAGTAATAGGAGGAATTTTTGGGGGACATGTTTCTTTAATTGATTCATATTGTGATAGAATAATAGAATTATTTGAATTTTTTCTAAAAGAAAAGAAATTATATAAAGAAGAACAATTAATGACGTATATATTATCAGAAGAAACATTTCCAATAAAAATATTTAGTTTTAATACGTGGTATCATGCGGATTGGGGAGATAATAGATTTAATTCATCGCAAATAAGTTTTTGTGATTTCTTTGATGAGATTAAAAAATAGTGAAAAATCAATTAACAATTGTTACAGGATTATTTGATATTGGTCGCGGGGAATTGGTCAATGGATTTTCTAGAAGTTTTGATCATTATGTTGAATGTTTCAAAAAATTATTAAAAATAGAATATCCAATGATAATATATATACCTAAAGAATTAACTGTTATGGTTACGAATGAAAGAGGAGATCGTCCAACATATATTGTTAATAAAGAATTAGATGATCTTAAATTATTTCCATTTTATAATGAAATTCAAGAAATACGAAATCAAAAAGAATGGATACATAGAGCAGGATGGATAGAAGATAGTCCACAAGCTAAATTATCACTTTATAATCCATTAGTTATGAGCAAACAATTTTTTTTAAATGATGCCACTTTATTTAATATATTTGATACAAAATATTTTTTATGGATAGATGGTGGTATATCAAATACTATTGGTGATCCTGTAAATTATATAGATTCTGAATTTGGAGAAAAACTATCTAAAATATTCAGTGATAACAAAATGCATTATGTTTGTTTTCCATATAATGCAGACACAGAAATTCATGGATTTGAAAAAAATGCATTATATAATTATGCTGGTCAAAAAACAGAATATGTTTCTCGTGGGGGAATATTTGGTGGTAGTAAAGATGCGATTAATATAATAAATGATATTTATTATGGTATATTATCCAATACTTTACAATCAGGATATATGGGAACGGAAGAAAGTATATTTACTATTATTACTTATAAACATCCACATTTATGTACAATTCATATGATAGAAAGTAATGGTTTAGTATTTAAATTTTTGGAATATATAAAAAGTTTAAGCATAGATTATTTTAAATCATTATTGGCAATTTATGTATTAACCTTTAATCTCCCAAAACAATTTGAAATATGGGCTGAAAAATTTAATAAAAATTTTGAAATTGGATTAAAAGAAGATACTACAAAATATGTAATTAATAATTCAACTGATCCAAGTGTAGCAGATGAATATAATGAATTATTTAAAAAATATGAATTTATTGAAATAAAATTTGATAATATTGGAATATGTGGTGGACGACAATTTGCAGCAGAACATTTTGAAGAAAATAATCATAAATATATGATATTTTTTGAAGATGATATGTTATTGTGCGGTGAAGAAGATTCATCTATAGCCTGCAAAACTGGGTTCAAAAAATATTTTCCTAATGCTATTTCAAAAGCTATGACAATAATAGAGAGTGAAAATTTAGATTATTTAAAATTGTCATTTTCCGAGTTTTATGGCACGAATACGGACAACTGGGCGTGGTATAATGTTCCACAAGAAAAAAAAGAAAAATGGTTTAATAAAAGAATTATTTATACGGACCCAAAAAAAACAAAAATTTTTTATATTAATTCTTTCCGTGGAGTTCCATATGCTGTAGGGGAATATCATTATTGTAATTGGCCTATACTATTTACTAAAGAGGGAAATAAAAAAATATTTTTACATACAAAATTTGAACATAAATATGAACAAACATGGATGAGCCATGTAATGGAATTAATTATGGAAGAAAAAATTAAAGCCGGATGTATATTGGGGAGTATTATAACACATAATAGAAAATTTCATTATAAAAAAGAAATTAGACGAGAAAATGAGCATTATACTAATTAAAAAATTATAAATGACAACAAAAATGAAAAAATATTTTATAGTAAGTCCCCCTCGTACTGGAACTAAAAGTATGTGTAAAATGGTGAGTATTTTAGGATTTACATTTAAACATGTACCATCCACAGCATTAAAAAGACTTTTAAATGAAAATAAAATTCAAGTATTTGCCGACACTCCAATATATGTCCCTAGTGTTATTAATACTTTAATTCATAATGAAAATCATAAATTTATATATTGTGACCGCGATATAGATGAATGGTTGGATTCTTTTGAACGTGTAAATTTACATAAAAATTATACAGCATTATTAAACAATATGATTCCTAAAAATGGAATTAATGATTTAGATAGAACTAGTTTGGGAGAATTTTTTTCATTTGAAGAATATAATCAAACCATAGCTAAATTAAGTTTTATTAATCATAGAGAATATATTATAGATGCTATACCAAAGGAAAAATTATTGATATATAATTTTAAATCTGGGTGGGTTGATTTGTGTAAATTTGTTAATAAAGATATACCAGATTGTGATATTCCTCATTTAAATAAAAATTCAATATATGAAATAATTATTTAATAAATTCATATTTATTGGAACCGCAATCATAAATTTTATTATAATTTAATTCATTTTCAACTATTTGAGATTCTGTTAAACTTTTATATTCTGGAAATTTATTAATTAATTTATGTTTTGCAAAATTATATCTATGAATTCTATTTAATCCTTTTACATACCAATAATTGGGATTAGTGGAATGGATAAAAGTAAATTTATTTTTTGAATATACTTCTCCTTCACCCCATCTTCGATCTGAAAATGTTATTATTTTTTCGGGATTATATAATTTTATAAAATGTGATAATAATTTTGAAAATCCTCCAATAGTATGTATGGATGTACAATATCTGGATAATTCGTATATATTTTTATTATCTGTTACATTATTAGTAGATACATTTGGTTTTTTAAAACTACAAATTCCTATTATTTCATTATTATAAGATAATCCCAAATATATTTTAGCATTATCCTTTCCTTGTATATGATTTTTTTCTAAAAATAATAATGCATCATTTTTATTTATATTAGTAATTATAGAACAATTTCTTGCATATATTTTTTTATCAATAATACCAAATGCATATAATAATCTATTTTCAACTATATGTTTTTTATATTTCCATTCATCTTCAAATATAGTTATTAATTTTATATTTTTATCTTTACATAATTTTAATTTATCTAAATGATATGTCCTATGTTTAAATATATTTGAATGCCAATATAGCTCACAACATTCTATGGCTATATTATACTCTTTTGATAATATATTTAATTCTAAATTATGACCTAATATTGATTTATCATTTGATACAAATGATATATTATTGTCTAATAAAAAGTTTTTTATATCTTTTTCAAATTTTGAAGTCTTATATCTATTATTACAATATGGACATAAATCATTATCATCATACTGTTTCCATTTTCCAGCAGTTTGTGTTGTTATACTAAATTTTTTATCACAAATATTATGATTTATTGTTAAATATGGTCCCGATTTATCAATTAATTTAAAATTTTTAAAATTATTATGAAAGGTTGCTACATATTTATTATATTTACTATCTGTTATTGTAAAATTTTTTAAACCATGAAATTCTATTATTTTTTTAGCCGTCAAAGCACCACAATTTAATTTTTGTTGAAATCCAAAAAGAGTTATACTATTTTCATATTGTGTTTTAGCATAATTAAAATCATTTAATGCAAGTTTAGCATTTTTAGATAATTGTTTAATTGAATTATTGACTATTTTTATATTATTTTTTGTTAATATTGATTTTATTGTATTAGATGATGTTTTATATTTATTTTTTAATTTTGATATGCTAAAATCATTATTAATATAATTAAATATTATATCCTTTTCATTTAACGGGATTGAATTTTTTCTTTTAATTTCATGAGATACCAATATAGTTATATTATGATCCAATAAAATATTTCTAGCCATATCAATACTACATTCTAATTTATTAGAAAAATCTTTCAATGATGAACTATTATTATATAATTTCTCACATAATTTTTTTGATTTTGTATATTTTATATACTTATATGCAAGATTTTTATATTTTGCAGGTTTAAAAATTTTTTCATTTTTTAATAAATTAATTATTGTAGTGACAGAACAGTTATAAATATTTGTTATATTTTTTATTGCAATGTCATTTTTATATAAATTTATTATTTTTTGTTTTTCTTCTTCTGTGAATAATATTTTAATAGTCATTACATCATAATATAATATATTTTATAAAATGTCAATAATAGAATCTGAAGTATTACAAACAGATACAGTTAAAATATAAGTTATACTTATAGCGACATCCATAGCTTTTGGTATTGGTGTAAAAATTATATGTGTAAGTAATCGTTCTCTTTCATTTTCTGGACTTACGGAATCATTTGCGGAACCCGCATCTTGTCCGTTAATTTGAGATACATTACAATTGGCACAAACTCCAGCCGTTATAATATTAGCGAAATCAGAGGCTTCACTTATATCACATCCTAGTTCTACACTGGAACCAGACCCAACAGTTTTACTTTGAAATGTCAATAATCCAAATGAATTTTTTCCTATAATAGAAGGATAAGTTCCTCCCGAACTATCATTAATAAATACAAAAACAAAATCATTAATATCGTCACCGGATGTTATCCATGCCCCGGTATTTATTCCTTCACAAATGTCACCATATGTTATTTCTCCACTTGGACCAGTACCTGATGCCGGAATTGTTAATTCACTACTATATGTTAACCCGTCAACATCTATATCAATAGTAACTGTAGAACTTGGAACTATTAATGATACATCTTCAGAATTTTTATTTCCTACATTTATGCTAGAATAACCGGGTGAGGATACTGCTGGTTTTCCGGGACTGTATAAACCAATTTCATCAAATGTAAAAATTTCATCCCCAGATGGGTCCAAGATACTTAAATCCTGCCCAGAAGGTTCATTCTCATTGAGAAATACAGTAATAATTACATTAGATTTTAATCCTGCTTCTTGAGATACTACACCCCCGCCACTTGGATCACTTGATGGATCACTTCCTCCACCAGTTCTTATAACGTTTGGTCCTGCTGATCCTTCATCTATTCCAAAATTTGCATCACTTTCATCAACAACTTCAGAATAAGTTTCATTATATAATCTAGATTCCCAACCATCTATTGTTCCATCATTAGGTGGATTAAATATCAAATTATCTCCAACGTCTTTAAATGTGCCGCCATTTCCAAAAGCCATTCTTCTTATGTAAGAATTTTGTTCATTAGATAATGCTCTGGCTAAAATTCTAGACATATTTTGTGGATGTATGGCATTATATTGGTCGGTTATAATTTTATTATTTGTCTCATCTTTTATTATTATATGACCAATCATTGATATTTCCATTGTATCTTTCATTAATATACTCCTAATCTTTATATATTTATTATTTTATACTTAAATATTTATAAGAAAAAATAACACATGATAAAATCAATTATAAATATATTATACAATATAGGAGTAATTATTATGATATTTCTTGGTATTTTAATAGGAAGTGCTTTAGCAATTTTTTCGGCAATATATTTTCCAGATAGATTTACTGCATTTGTTAATTTTGTAGCTAGTTTTTTAAATAAGGATAATTATACTGATTTAAAATAATTATGAAAAATGATTTTTTAAATAAAATATGTCCTGATAATTCAGAAGATTGTATTTCAATAGTTAAAAAACATTGCCCTGATTTAAATGAAAAATGTCTTGAACATTTATCTCAAATGGATTATTATTTAGTTGGGAGGGAAAATTATAATTTTAAAGGATACAAAATGGAAAATAATATAAACTTATTTGATAATGAATATCATTCATTAATAAAAAAAATATTAATAGATGGGTATTGGATTAAAAATGAAAGAACAGGTAAAAAATGTTTAACAATTAGCGGAGAAAAATGTGAATATGATTTATCATCTGGATATTTCCCCGCTATAACTACAAAAAAATTAATGTTTAAATCCATGGTAGGTGAATTATTGGGGTTTATAAGAGGTTATGATAATGCAAAAGATTTTAGAAAATTAAATTGCAACTTCTGGAATGCTAATGCTAATGAATCGATAGATTGGATTAATAATCCTAATAGAAAAGGAACAGATGATCTTGGACGTATATATGGAGTACAAGCAAGAAATTGGATTAGTCCTTCTGGAGAGATTATAGATCAATTAAAAATAATTATTGATAAACTTGAAAATAATATAGATGATCGTCGTCTTATTGTAACTCATTGGAATCCGGGAGAATTAGATGAAATGGCATTACCACCTTGTCATGATTTTTACCAATTTCATTTAATTAACAATAAATTAAATTTAAGTATGTATCAAAGATCAAATGATGTTCCATTAGGAATTCCAATGAATATAGCAAGTTATTCATTATTATTACTTTTAATGTCTCGTATAACCAATCATTTACCCGGAAAATTTACGCATTTTATGGGGGATACCCATATTTATGAAGATCAATATGATTTAATAAAGGAACAAATATTGCGTCAATCATTTAATCCGCCAAAAATTAAAATAAATGAAAATATTAAAAATTTAAATGATTTGGAAACATGGGTAACAGTAAATGATTTTGAATTAATTAATTATCAACATCACCCGGAAATTAAATTTCCATTTGCAGCTTAAACATTAAAATTAGTAACAAGAGCTATTAATGGTTGTGCGGATGATAAATTAATAAGTAATTCATTTGTACTTACGAATTCTATACTGCTAGGAACAATACTTAATTTGGTCGCCGGATTAATACAAAACACAGAACAATATTCTGAATTTAAATTATGTGTTACCAGATGTCCCACATTAGTAGATAAATTTTCATATCTAAAATGAACTTTTTTTGATATTAATTCTTCATTTTGAAATATTATCATGTTTCCCGTAGTAGTATCAGTTATATTAAACCCTTCTAAATTATCAAAATCGAGACTTATTATACTACCCTCTAATACTTGTTCTATTGATACGAATATTAAATCACCACTTAAATAGGCTAATATACTCATATCCGGGGTAATAATATCTTCTAAATTTATATCTTCTAATGTAACATTATTAATATTATCAATTAAATCAGTAATTTGTTCAATTACATTAAATAAACTATCTGTAGAATCTAATCCAATTATATTTGGAAGATTATTAAATGGAACGGGATTAAATGATAAATCATCATTTAACCAATTGCTACCCAATGAAGATTTTAAATTTGGATTTTCTGTGATAGAAGTATTTAAAGCTACTAAATTTTCTCCAGTATTAAATCTTAAAACTTTATCACTTAAACTAAATGTAAAATTACCTATATTTACAGCATCAAATAAAGGAGGCTCATCCAATATTCCTATAACAAGGTCTATAATTTTACCATCTTCTAATCGTACACCACCTACTCTCACGATGCCCATGCCTCCTGTCTCACCGTTTCTATCCCCGCCTCTTGGCGGCGATATGAAACAGATGAGCCAACTGACTCGTTCCCGCAAACGGACGCCGACAACTCGGCGCGAGCTAGGATATTCAGGGCTGAATTCACATCCCGATCATGACCTACACCGCAGTCACTGCATATCCATGCTCTTACAGAAAGCATGTCCAGACCTGTAGGTCCCGTTAAGGCTCCACAGCCGTTGCATACTTTTGTTGTGTAGCTCTCGTTGATAATTGAAAATGATCTGGCTGCCTGCTGGCTCTTATATTCCAGAAAATTCTTGAACATGCCCCATCCTGAATCCAACACGGATTTTGCCATCCGTGTTTTCACCAATTTTGTGCTGCTCACGTCACCCACGATTATATTTTGATAATTATTTACGATCTTCCGTGAAAATTTATGCAAGGCATCCTTGCGTTGCCTTGCTGTTTTCCGTTGAATCCGTTTTGCTTGTTTCTTATGCCCTCTCCGTTGTGCATTTGCCAATTTATCGGCTGAACTATATGTCCACTTCCCTGCCTCCAATTTATCTCCGTCACTGGTTGTAGCAATGGATTTCAGTCCTAAATCAATTCCCACAATTTCATTTGTGGCAATATCTTGTTCGACTTGCATTTCAACTGATAAATTTAACCACCAATCCCCAACGGAATCTTGTGCAAAACAACCACTTTTCCATTTAATACCATTTAACCGTTCAGCTTCAAATACTCGAAATGTCTTGCCTGCAAAGCGTAAATATTTTCCCTTACGTTTTAGACTTAATGTCTTGAATGGAATCCAACCCAATGACCTACCGCTTCCATGGCTTACACGCCAGCGCAATTTTAATTTCTTTGCATCCCGACGATTCTTATCATATTCACCATTAATTCGCTGAATCACAGCAGCATTGATCCGTTCGAAACACCCCGATGCTCCAGCCGAAAGGTTATTCAAGTCGAATTCACCCAACCATTTCGTCTTGCCATAAAATGGTCTTCCCGCCTTTTTACTTGTTTCGGCAGCCCAATTCCAGACATTATTCACTTCCATAGCCGCAGAATTCAGCCACGGATATGCTTCCCGCCTTATTTTGAAACGAAACGTGCGGACGAATGAAAGCGTATTATTTATTTCCATAGTTCCTCTTATATGTGTTCATCTCAATGGAATCTAAACATCTATGTTCTTCATAGTATTTATATTATCTCTTTTATTGTATTTATAATATAATATTATTATTTATGGTGGACGAGGTAAAAATAATAAAGTTGTGCCTAAATATGAATCATTATAATTTGGAAATCCGGATTCAAATATTTGTTGTATTTTGTATGCTGATAATTATTTATTATGATATGTAAATTCACTGATATAACTATGACATACATCTCCGAATGTATCATCTCCAATATATTTTAGTTCAAAATTAGATGCTAAATTTTTATATGAAAATATTCCTCAAGAATTAACCAAATTATAGACAAGTAATTGTCCAGCACCAGAAGCTAAGTTCAAATAACTTCTTGTCGGAGAGATTGCAAATACTCCGTTTAGTTCTGCATCTGATCTTAAAAACCATTGTTGATTACCATTCGTCCGCGCATCAACTTGTGTCTCATTCAACTGCCAACGGTCACATACGATTCAACCCATGTACTATTCGCATCATCCCATATAAATTCCCATCTACCAGAATTTATATCAAAAACTAATATAAATAATTATCCGGGATATGGTAAACTTCCACCATTATGATACAGTTCCTCTATTTCATCTGAAGTTAATAACCGGTTCCAAACACCAACATCATCTAACCGACCACCAAAACTTAATGTGCCGCTACCATATTGATGAAGTTTAAATGGTATTGCGCTTCCCGGAGAATTTATACCAGTTGCATGAGCTACAACATCCGGTGTTCCAGTATTATATATTATACCAATTTCATCATTAATTGAATCATGATAAAATATGAAATGTCTCCATGAAGATGCAATAAAAACAGATGAAACCGGGAACGATACAAATGATCCATTAACTAACCATTGTATTTCATAAGAAGCAGGAGGAATCCACACTTTAAAACCGCTCCCCGAATCCCAATTTGATATAATTCCAGTATCTAAAGTTGTTGGCTCCGGGTCTAAATATATCCATGCTGATATAGTAAAATCTGAATCAGTTGGGAACAATAACGGAGCAGAAGATTGTAAAATTGATAAATGATCTGAAGACCCACCAATAGTAGAACTTGAAAATCTTATACTAGCAACTCCACTTTCTTGTCCAACGGTGCCATTTTCAATTAAATCGTAATTATTTGTATGAGAATCAATTCGTGTTCCAGAAATTTCATCTAAATTCCAAAACGATATTAATCCATCTAATAGTGTTGATGGTACTATTGGTAATTCCCCACCTATAAATGCAACAGGATTTCCATAATCAATTGAGACACCACCAACGTCTGCTTTAGCAATTTCTGTTATACTTCCCATATCATCTACTGTAAATATATAAGAATCACTTTGATTAGGAATTAAAAATACCGCATCAGTAAATGGACTTGTCAACATTATAGTATTAGCCCCAATTGATGTAAGTTCTGCGGAATAATTTAATGAATCTATTGGAGTCAATGTTATTCCAGAAATTGAATATGTGTTTAATAGTATATCACCAGTTATTACCTCTTCCACTGTTAAAAGATACCCATTAGTAAATGCTGCTGCTTTAATTGTATCTAATGTATTTCCTGTTCCCAAACTAGAAAGTTCTCTTGTAGTCATATTTAATTGTACAAAAGTTATTGTTGAACTATCATTAAAACTAGCTATAAGTCCGGTATCTCTATCCCATGCTATATTATGCATATTTACACGTACACTTCCTATATTTATATCATCATGTGCAATTAATGTTGTTCCAGAAGCTGTAAATGATCTGATATCTTGGCTTCCAAATTGCCCACCAACAACTATAGTATCTCCATATGTTGGAATTCCCTCAAATCCGACTCTAAAGTCCATTATAACTGTCCAAAAGGAATTTCCTGTATTAAAAGTTTCTGGAATACCATATGAATATGGAGGCGCTGTTTCATATGAAAATATTGATAACCCATCCCCAGCATCTTCATCTACATGTAAAAGATTTCCAATATTATTTGGCATAACATAAGAAACTTCATATTGATCTCCTGTTATTACCGGATTTCCTATGCCAAATCTATTACTTAAATTTGATCCATTCCATGCATATTGATAAATTTCACCATTTCCTCTAGGAACAAATATAAATTCTCCATCAGATGATAAAGTCCTATTTACAGGACCAACAAATGGATCGCCAAAAAATGTTATAATTCCAGAAGTAATATCAACATGCATATAGTGAATATCTCCATTACTTGCCCTGAATACAATATAATCATCAGAAAGAAATCCTATAGTTTCACTTACAGTTGGCGTTATTGTTGGGGTTATTGTTGGGGTTATTGTATTAGTAATTGTTGGAGTGACTGTTAATGTTGGAGTTATAGTATTAGTAATTGTTGGAGTTATAGTAGTTGTAAGAGTAACAGTTGGAGTTACAATTGAGGTAATTGTTGAAGTAATAGTTGGTGTAGGAGTTATTTCAGATGTTTGACTAGGAGTTGGAGTAGGAACCGCAGTAGTTGTTATAGTAGGAGTAGGTGTCATAGTTGTTGTTGGAGTAGGAGATGGTATAATACAATCTTCATCATGTCTTATCATTTGTATTACATATCTTATATCTATAAAAACTGTAGTATTATTAACTACATATCCTATATTTTGTATAGATGTATCTTTAGGAATAATGGTAGTTATTTCACCATGATCACCAACCCAAATACTAGTACCGTATGGTTCTTTAAAATTCCAAAAATCTCTATTTTGAATTATACCATAAGTTAATACTTTACCTATTTTATCTTTATCAAACTTTTCAACTGCTATGCCTATACATGGCTCTTTTGGATTTAATCTGGATGCCATTCCATATTTCTTTGGACCTTTAAAATTAATACAATGATATTTTGCTATAGGTTCTATTGCTCTAGCATTTATTTGAATATTTTCTATTTTATAATTATTATTTAAATCATCTTGTGGGGAAAAAAATGTTTCAGTTGTTACAAATTCAGTTTTATTAAATTTACCAGATTTTTTAACAGGGATATTATTATAATCAAATAAAATATGTCCAGCATTTGTATATATATTACGATTTATCTGACTGCCATTAGGATATATTTCTAATTTTCCATTATCTTTTACAACTCCGGCAAATACTCTTATAACTGTTTTCCATGATTTTCCTGAAAAATATTTCATTTTATTTTCAGGAATTAAAAAGAAATGTTGTCCTTTTGTTGGTCTGGATGGGAGTGTGTCACCATATCCTTTATTTAAATATGGGTCTATTGTAGTATATCCAAATGTTCGTTTACCTGTAGATGTATTAATATTCCAATATAACCATGAATTTTTTTTTCTTGAAAATGGTCCTTTCCATGCCGTTAATATAGATTTATCTTCAGTAAATAAATAATTACTTTTACCATGTGTCATAGTAATAATAGTAGGAAAATCATCAACATTTAAATCCACACCATTATCTGTTAATGTTAAAAATGGTCTGGTTTCTTGTTGTTTATAAATACCTTGAATAAATTCTATTAACATTTATTAATCCTTTCTAATATTTATAAAATATTTATTTAATTGAAGATGCGAATAATGTAATTGTAAATGAAATTCATCTATGAATTCTATTATAAATATATTTTATAGACATCATTTAGTTATAAATCCGTAACTCGACATCCTCTAATACGACCTTCACTACCGGTTGCTCCAAAACGAGTAACACGAAAACCAGTTGCTGTTTTATTTGGACGACCTACTGCATTATAGTTGATAGATACTGCCTCTCGATCAATAATTGAGTCAGTTTCATACATTCCAAAATGACAAATGATATCATCACCTTGATCATAGACAATCAAGTGAAATTGACACGGTACATCCATACTGGCATTTTCATTCACTGATGCTCTGAGTGTATCTATACTACTAGTTACTTCATGCAACTCCAATCTAAAAGTTCCATTAGATGCAAACCAAAAAATTGAAATATACCAATGGTTGGTTGTTGGATTGGCGACATTAAAGAATAATTTGAATCCATGATCGTTACTTCTTCCCACCCATTTTCCGAAAAGTTCATATTTCCGCACATTAGCTTGTTGTGCAGGTATTGATGTTATATCTATAAATATTGCTGGATTCAACGTATCATGCCATGCATAACCGTCAACATCCCTATCCCAATCAATAGATGAACCAGCATTAACGGCAGACGGATGCAAAAAAATTAAATTATCATCGCTATCAGGATTAAAATTTCCTATTGCGTTATCAATAACATTAAGTTGATCGACCAATAGACCATTAGATAGTCCATAAGTGCCTGATACTTTACCATTAACAATATAAGCAGTTTTTCCTGCCGTTATATGATGTTGTAGAGCAGTGGCATCGGATGAGCCAACATTTGCTAAGTCTGAGAGAAGTCTAGTCATAAATTAGTCTTCAATTGGCGAATTGGTTGTCCAGAGCAATACTACACCAAATAATGCCGCATCTCCAGTATAATCATCTGGTGTTGCAGCCCTCCGCTGTACGCGCATCACGACTATCGATCCGGGTATGAATGAGTTTAAATATTTTTTGGGTGTCGTTTCTGGTCCAATATGAAGATCATTTACTGTGCCATTAGGAGTATCTTGAGAAATCATTGAACCACCCGGAACAGTTTGGTCAATAGCATCGCCATCAATGAGGTTCAAACACCGGATTTCCCACTGTACATCACCACTTATATTGGTAGTAGTTGGTGCCCAATATGGGATAAAAGATATCCCATTAGACGATAAATAATTTTTCGGAACAACCCAAGAAAACAACATAACTTCATCACTTGATGGGTCAAATGCTCTTCCAGCAATTTGCCCCGCAGAGCCTGCATTACCGTACATTACTTGATTGGCTGGTATACTAGTCCCACCGGGTTGCATTTCAGTTATTGGCACCCATTGAGTTTTCGTACCACTCGCAACCGCCACCACTCGTGCATCGACCTGTGTCTGATTTAATCCGCCGACTGTTACATATGATCCAACCCATGTACTATTTGCATCATCCCAGATAAATTCTCATCTCCCAGAATTTATATCAATAATTACATCTTGTGCCAATCCATCAATATTATTTCCATTTCTATCAATAGTGATATTATTTACACTGGAATTATTACCGGCATCGATCACACTTATAAAATTTCCATCTGTTGGAGTGGCTGGAAGTGTTATAATGCTTGCAATTGTGCTGGTATTGACTAACACTCGATCCTTATGGGCTGCCGTATAATTTCCTTCTATTAATATTGGATTAAACGCAAATTGACTTAGTTCTGACGGTGTTATTACTACATTTCCACCCGATTGAACGGAAATTAATAATTCTGCACCAGTTAATGCGGCCGCTGATGAATAAGTGCTAATTTTTGCCATTTAAATTCCAATGAATAAAGATCATGTTTATATTTATTGGAAATATAAAAATGAAAGAATAGAAATATTAAATATAAAATACTCTATCTATTTCTTTAGATACAAAACCTTTTTTACGCATAATAGTGATTATTCTAATAATATTATGTTTTTTCTTATTTTGGAAATCAATTTTAAAAACAATATTAATATTATTAGATTTATTTATAATTACACCTAAAAATTCTTTTTTATTATTTTGGTAATTTAATATATTATCTTTATATCGTTTAATTAATTCTTTTAAAATATAATATATATCTTCCTTTGTTATATCTGATTCTCTACCTTTCTCAGTATATTGAGTATCAAAATCACTTAATAAATGATCTTTAGCATGGTCGGAAAATTCAAATATTAATCCCATATGTTTCATAAAAATATGTTTTAATATCATTGTAGCCTCTTTAATATCACTCCGAGGCATTTCAGTTATTAAATTATATGAATTAATAATATCAGATAATTTCATCTTATTCCTAATTAGTTATTAATTATATTTATGAAAATTAAAACTGAAAATTATTTAAAAAATAATTTGTAATCTTCCACTATACTTGCTCTAATTGCATAATAATATGAGATATTATAAAAAATTATTTCGCATTTATAATTAAATGCCTCATTTAAATTATTATTTTGATAAGAGAGTTCTAATAATTCTGCTATTAAAATGTCATTTATATTTAATTCATTATAATCTTTTTTTGAATCTTCAATTTCTGGATTAAAAATATATTTATATCCATTTATTGGAAAAATAAAAAATGGTTCTTCTATAATTATAGATTCCAATTTAGAAATATCTGTATATGTAAAAATAGCCCGTTGATATAGTTTTGACATTTTATCTCTAAATGCAGTATTAAAATTTTTTGAAAATTTAGTAGATTTTTTCCCCAATCTAACTTTAACCTTAGCAAAACCGTCATAATTTTTAGGTAGATTTTTTACAATATATTCACCATTCGATTCATTTAAAAAATCTGAACATTCCTTTTTTATCGTTGGTAGTATCATTAAAAAATTTCCATAAATAATATTAATAACGAGATAACAATATGAGACTACATTTACAAGAATTATATAATAAATTTTTCGGTCAAGATATATTCATTATTGGCGGTGGTTATAGTGTTAAATCCATTAATATAGATTATTTATATGATAAAAATGTAATTGCGATAAATGATGCATTTGATCGTTTTCCAAATGCTACTGCATTATTTTGGTGTGATGAGTCATGGGCTGCAAGAAATTATCATAAATTTAAAAATCATAAATCGGACCTTAGATTTGTCTCTAAAACATATGGATCAGGACATATAAAAAATGATATTAAAACATTCGGTGGAGCCACTGTATTATTAAACACCGGAGAATATGGATATGATCCACTTATTGATAATGTGCGAGGAAATAATAGTGGAACAGAAGCATTAAATCTAGTGGTTAATACTAAACCCAAAAAAATATACTTAATAGGATTTGATATGCGGGATAATCCAGAAAAACGGGGAGAAACTCATTTTCATAATAATCATATTTTAGTTGTAAAACCTGAAATATACAAAACTCAATTTATACCATCTATTATATCCTTAGCTAAAGAGGTAAGAAAATTATACCCCACACTGGAAATAATAAATTGTTCTAAGACCAGTGCAATACCATGTTTCCCCAAAAAAATAATTTCAGAATTAATGTTATGAAAGTTAAAAAATTAAATGTTCCAAAACTACAAAATTATATTGTTGATATCCAAAAAATATCTGGAGATGTTGTACAATTTGGATTAAATGATTTATCCATATTTAAAATTCTTATAAATGGATTTGAAAAACATAATAAAAAAATATATGGATTTTATAATAATTGGAATAATGATTTAAATTCTAAAATAGAAGAATATAAATTTAATATAATTCCATCGTTAGATAACTTTGATAATTTAAATATAAAAGAAATATCATTTGCTTTTATTGATACCGTTCATCCTAATTATAATATAGACGAAATATTAAAAATAATATATCCATTAATGTCATTTGGAGCGACCATTTATTTTTCCATGTTTGATAAAAAATCAAATAGCGGAAATAATAAAATAATTAAAAATTTCATAAATGAAAATATTAATGAAATAACACAAGCTCGGCAAATTATAGTTAATAATAATTATGAAGTAAATTTAATTATTAAATGTTTTCCAAATAATAAAAAACCTATTTTAAATAATAATAATAAAGAAAGTCTTTCTATTGTTACTGTATTTAAAATTGGTGGAGTATATGATGTTTCATATGTAAATCATATTGCCAATAGTATAAAAGAAAATGTGAATATACCTTATAAATTTATATGTATGACAGATCATTTTGAAGGATATTCAAAAAATGTACATTCTATAATTCCATTTGATCATAATTTTCCTAAATGGTGGGGAAAAATTGAATTATTTTCACCGGGTAAATTTGGAACCGATAAAATATTTTATTTGGATTTGGATACTTTAATAATTAAAAATATAGATCATATACTTTCATATAGTGGGAAATTTTTAGCTCTTAGAAATTTTTATAATCAATTTGGGCTTGGAAGTGGTATTATGATGTGGAAAAATTATAATCCAAAAGTATACCAAATTTATGAAAAATTTATGGAATCCTGTGAAAGTAATATAAAAAATCATTTATATGGTGATCAAGAATTTATTGAAAAATCAATAAAATCTTATGATTATATTCAAGATTTATATAATGGTGAAATTGTTTCTTATAAAAAAGATTGTATAAATCGACATAATGAATTGCATATACCTGAAAATGCTAGAATAATATGTTTTCATGGTCCACCTAGACCACATGAAATTAATATTCCCGGAATAAAAAAATATTGGAAATAGCGATGTTTCAACTCTGTTAATGTGGTTGCGTAGTAAAACCGAGCAGTAGAATGAACGGTGAATAACAATTTAATCATGTATTGCTTGACAAATGACAAAATACGTGTATAATATGTTTAAATAGATGCTACAGTATAAGGGCGAGTACGCCGGTAGGTCTGTTGAAGTCACTGATGAAAGAAACACCAGCGTCACCTGTTCCTCATGTGGTTCGTTAACTGAATGGATCGGTTGATTGTAAGACAGTGGGATTGCAGCAACTGTGGTGAGTCGCATGATCGAGACGTGAATGCGGCTCGAAACATTCTCCGTCGCGCCGAGGCGTCGGCGTCCGTTTGCGGGAACGAGTTGTCATATTTATGATCACCACCGAGCAGCGCCGCATCTCGCGCTCGTGAGGCAGGGATAGTGGTTGTAAAGGTGGCGACATGAGCACCGGTATAAAGCTTGACAATATTTTATTTTTTTGATATACTAGTCAACGTAATTACTAATTTGGTAATTACATCGATGCGAATTCGATGGGTAATTCGTTGTTTTTTGGAGACATTAAATGTTCGAAAATGATAATATAGTAGAAGAAGTAGCATTAAGTGCGGCTCAAATTGCGTATAGCGTTAAATTTTTACGCTCTGCATTTTCTGTTGCATGTAATAAATATAAGCAATCTAATAAAGGTGCGGTTACTTATATTTTACGTGATTTAAAAACTTTAAAATCTGTATTACCGCAAGATACTAATTTGACATTATATAATGCTCAAATTGATTTTGCACATTTGCTTAATGATATCGAACGAGGACCGGCTATTTTGGCAGCGGAAGAAATTAAAAAAGCAAAAGAACTTATTGATTCTTTATCATAATAATCAGTAATTAATATAAACCCCACCTGTATAAATATATGTATTCAGGTGGGGTTTTTAATGTCAACAGTAACATATAAATGTAATGTTTGTAAAAGAGTAATAAGAAAAATAGAAAATATTTTTGGATTAACAGTATTTTCAAAATGTATTATTACAGATGGTTGCAAAGGAAATTTATATAAAATAAGTCGAGACCCAATTAATATACGAGAATCATTTCCTCCCCCAAAAGAAGGTTTAACAGATTATATTCCTCGTAAATCATTTTTTGAACATAAACAAATAGTAGCATCTAAAAAATGGAAAGTATATCATAATCTATCATCATTTCCATCTATAAGTGTTTATAAAAAAATAGATAACACGTTTATAGAATTAGACCAAGATGAATATACTATATCAATAATAGATAAAAATGAAATAACTATAAGTTTTGATGTCCCTATAGAGGGGGTTGCGCATTGTCTGGCTCGTTCATCCATACCACAAAAACCTAAATTATTAACTCCAATAGATAATCCAATACAAGTTTCATTTGAGGATTATATTGTATTTGCCGTTCCTGAATTAATAATAAAAACAGATAATCCAGAACAAGAATCTCCATTTAATACAAAAAATAAAACTATAATAATAGAAACGGAAACTGTAAAACCAAATCAAGAGCCAATAATATGTTTTGAAGAATTAGATGATGATATAGGTGGAACCGCATGGATTAATTGGAACCGTATATTAATAAGAAATAGAAGACATTATAATCTAAAAGCAAAAAAATTATCTAATTTAAGAACATTTAGTGATGTTATTATTTCTGAAAATAATATTTCAAATGGAACAATTTTTAAAATTTTAAGAATAGATTATGGGGATGAAATATGGAGAATCATACCAAGTAGAGGATTATTTATTTTATTATCACAATACCCATATTCTTCTGCGGATAAAATTAGGAATAAATTAGTTGATGTCGGAGAAATGATTAATACAGAATTTTCATATTTTACATTTAAAGATAATGAAATACATACAAATTCTACAAATAGAGAAAATACATATCCTGATATTAAAAATGCATTGGGAGAAACTATAGTAAATATTATTCCTGTTACTCCAGTAATATCAGCACCAATACCATCGCCAACCCCTATTGCATCATTGACACCAACAATATCCCCAACAATATCTATTACTCCTACAATTACTATTACCCCAACTATTACTCCGACATTAACTCCTACCATGACTATTACTCCAAGTACAGGGGCATCTCCTACAGTTACTCCTACATTTACTAGTACACAAACAGTTACACCGAATCCAACATTAACTCCTACACCAACAGTAACCCCGACAATAACTCCTACATTGACAGCTACTCCGAATATAACTCCAACTGTTACCGTAACGCCCAATCCAACATTAACTCCAACTCCGACGAATACCGTTACTCCTGATCCAACTCTTGCACCAACTATATCATTAACACCAACTATAACTCCTACTTTATCAGGCTAAATATATAAAATGATTATTAATTATAGACAAGGAATAATTTCAAAACCAATATTACCATCAATGTTATATATTGATAATAATAATGTTTCTATACGTGGAAGTATAATATCAATAATATTAACATTTGCGCATGGACCAAGAGATTATATACATGAGATAAATGATGATGTAGAAAATGCGTGGATACTTTCTGATATAAATGAAAATATTTTGTTATATTGGGAAATTGATCAAAATACTGGAAATTTATTATATGGAACAACTAATTCATTTATATATGGTGATACATTACCGTTATCACCAGAAATAAATGATCATTTTTTTGATAGAACAGTTAATAAGATGAAAATTTATAATGGATCAAAATGGGTTGAGACAATAAGATTATTTGCAGCAAAATTACAAAATGGAATTTTAAATGAATATGGATTAGTATCTCAAGTTAATCTACGAGGTAAGAGAAAAGCTGGAAGTATATTATTTGACAGAAATGATAATCCTGTTTTTAGTTATGATGGAAATTTTAAATATTTTTCTATAGATGGAAAATCATTAGATAACATAAATTCAAATGTACATAATATTGGTTTTAATAGATTACAATTAAATGTATTTGCTGGAGAAAATCTAGAAAAACATAAATGTATTATTATTGAAGATGATGGGTTAATTTATCATGGTTCTTATAATAATGAAAAACCAATTATTGGATTAACGGATAAAACATATTTAATTGGTGAAAAGGTTAATATAATAACTTCTGGGTTTTTAGAAAATAGAAATGATTGGAATTGGAGTGAAAATGTAAATAAAAATTTATTTGTTGGATTGAATGGTGAATTGACTCCAATAATTTCTAATGAGGTAAGTTCTCAAATAATTGCTAAAATTATATCACCCCAAATAATATTAATTAATATACAGGAAAAAATTTATGTATTAAGTAACATTGAACCACCCCCAACCATAACACCAACAGTAACACCAGAAGTAACTCCTACTGCTACTGTAACACCAACGAGTACAATTACTCCAACTATAACATCTACTCCAACTGTAACATTAACAGTAACTCCAACAGTTACTCCAACTATTACGGTAACTCCAACTATTACGGTAACGCCAACAATAACTCAGACTACAACTGTGACTCCAACCGTTACAGCAACACCAACTATAACACCAACTATAACACCAACTATAACACCAACTATAACACCAACTATATCTGGTTAAATATTTAATATTTTTATTCTTTCATTTTTATATTTCCAATAAATATAAACATGATCTTTATTTATTGGAATACAAATGGCAAAAATTAGCACCTATTCATCAGCGGCAGCATTAACTGGTGCAGAATTATTAATTTCCGTTCAATCGGGTGGAAATGTGGTAATAACACCATCTGAGATAAGTCAATTTGCATTTAATCCAATATTAAAAGAAGGAAATTATACGGCAGCCCATAAGGATCGAGTGTTAGTCAATACTACAACAATTCCAAGCATTATAACACTTCCAGCCACTCCAACAGATGGAAATTTTATAAGTGTGATCGATGCCGGTAATAATTCCAGTGTAAATAATATCACTATTGATAGAAATGGAAATAATATTGATGGATTGGCACAAGATGTAGTTATTGATATAAATTCTGGTAGATGGGAATTTATCTGGGATGATGCAAATAGTACATGGCATTCATATTATATGATAGGTATATGGACTTCATATATCGGTCAAAATCTTCAAACCGGAACCAGTTATGAATTAGTACTCGCTGATGCTGGGAAAATTGTGGAGATGAATAACGGATCAGCTAACACACTTAATATTCCTGCTAATGTTGCAATTCCCTTTCCAATAAATACTCGTATTGATGTAGTTCAATTTGGCGCAGGGCAGACCACTATTACAATTACTAGCAATACATTACGAGGCGCTCCAAAAATTTCTGGTCAATATAAAATGATTAGCTTATGGAAACGGGCTGCCACGGAATGGGTTGTAATTGGTGGGACGACATAATGTTTGTTCCTCCCGGTGTGTTACAGAGTAATATTCCGTATGATGCTTATATAGCATCTTTATCACCTGTTATTTGGTTTAAATTTCAGGATGTAAATTATAATACTGGAACTAATTTAACGGATTCCAGCGGAAATGCAAGACATATAGCTAGATTTGGAGTCAGTAATATTTCAGCCGGTGCAGCCTTTAGAACAACTACAACAAAATCGGCTAATATGGCATCAGTTGGATCGTCAAGTAATGGCTGGGGCGATAATACTAACTTAGTTACAGGATTTGTTCATGGACAAACGGCATGGAGTTATTTATTTTCTCTAAAACGTCCAACTCTTGCTGGATCATATTCTAAATTTCTTGGATGGCGTACTAACAATTCCACTTCTGTTACTGCATCTTGGTCTCAATTTTCTAGCGGAACAGGAGTTGTTCTCGGATGTTCCAATAGTTCTGGCACCGATTTTGAAAATACACAAACGAATAATGATACTGATGTTCATGTTTATGGTGCAACATTTGGAGGATCAATATGGAGACGTTTTAAGGATGCTTCATCATTGGGTACTACAAATATTGGAACTGCCACCGTTTATACTAGTGCTGGCAGCTATCTTACTATCGGAGGATCAATGTCCAGTGCTGGAAGTGCAAATTTTATGATTGATAACTTCGTGCTTTTTAATTATCAATTGAGTGTAACTCAAATGAATAATGCAATGACTTATTATATGGCTGAAATTATTTAATATTTTTAATAAACTTCATAATCTCCATACTTAAAATAATAAAATTATAACCATAGACATTTTAAATCTTTTAATAAATACATCTATAATAGGATTTATAGATGGATTTCATTTCAACATTTAAAGAATTACAATATGATAGTATAACTGGTGAAATTGTAATAAAAGAAGGTAAGGATTGTAGCTGTATAGGATTTACAACTACAGTTATATCACCAGAAATAAATCATATAATTGAATTGCCTAGAGCAGTTGATGTAGCATTGACTCAAATTTATGAATATGATGAAGATCAAATAAAATTAATTATACCTGAAAAAATATCATATAATGGTAATTTAATTTCTATTGAATTTGGAAAGAAAATAAAATTTGGTAATAAGGTAAGATTTACAATAATTTATGTATGTGGGTATGAATATATTAGTCTGGCACCATTTCTCACACCAACTCCAACAATTACGGTTACTCCAACAAATACTGTTACTCCAACTGTTACACCAACCAGAACTCCGCCATTAACTGCTACTCCAACTAGAACCCCGGTAACAACGCCTAGTAATACTCCAACAAATACCCCAACATCGACTGTTACCCCAACTGTTACCCCCACTATTTCTATTACCCCGACTATTACTTCGACGGTTACTCCAACTATTTCTATAACTCCAACAGTTACTGCAACAGTTACTATAACTCCAACTATAACTCCAACGGCTACTGCTGCTGTAACTCCAACCGTTACACCAAATCCATCAGTAACTCCAACTATTTCGATTACTCCTACAGTAACGGCAACAACAACAATTACTCCTACTGTTACTCCTACTGTTACTCCAACGATGACAGTAACTCCAACTGTAACCCCAACATTAACGGTAACTCCAACTGTAACCCCAACATTAACGGTAACTCCTACAGTTACAGTGACTCCAACTGTTACAGTGACTCCAACAGTTACACCTACTATGACAGTGACACCAACAGTTACACCAACATTAACTATAACTCCTACAGTTACCGTGACTCCAACAGTTACAATAACTCCAACAATAACTCCAACAATAACACCAACATTATCGGGATAATATTATGGAATTAGGTAAACTTTTTATAGACACTAAAACTGGAGAATATGTTATAAGCAAATCTTATAAGATATGTGTCCAGTTTGAACAATATACTATTAATACTTTATCTGATGTTTGGACTATAGTCCATCCATATGCTACGGATTCTATTAATATACAAGTATTTGTTAATAACGAATTAATTATTCCCAATGAAATAATAATTGAAGATTTAAACACTCTAAAAATTTATTTTTCTGAAGAATATACTGGATTTTGTAATATCTTATTTTACACAAATGAAAATTGTGGTTGTGGTGACGAAGTAATAAATCCGACTCCTACTCCAACAGTTACACCTACTATGACAGTTACAGTAACTCCAACTGTTACCGTAACTCCAACTGTTACACCTACTATGACAGCAACTCCAACTGTAACTCCAACTCTAACAGTTACTCCAACTACAACGGTAACTCCAACTGTTACCGTAACTCCAACTGTCACACCTACTATGACAGTAACCCCAACTGTAACTCCAACTCTAACGGTTACTCCAACTACAACGGTAACCCCAACTGTGACCCCAACCGTTACACCTACTATGACAGTTACACCAACAATGACAGTTACACCATCTGGTATACCTAACGCAATATTAGATGAAAATGATGACTTAATATTAGATGAAACTGGCGATCCAATATTGGAGGAAGATTAATATGTATTACTTTGATGATATATTAATAAGTGAATTAATATTAGATGAAGGATTTGAATTAAAATCATATTCTGATACCAAGGGTAATTGGACTATTGGAATAGGACATTTATTAGGTAAAAATCCAGCCTTTTCTAATATTATATGGACTCCACAAAAAGTTATCGTAACATTTATTCAAGATATAAATTCTTCGATTTATCATGTTAGAAATCAAGTATCTACATTTGATTATTGGAATGATAACAGAAAACGGGTGTTAGTAAATATGATGTTTAATATGGGTCCTAGAACTTTTTCAGGATTTAATGAAATGAAAAAAGGTCTTAATAATCAAGATGTTAGAAAAGTATATAACGAAATGTTAGATAGTAAATGGGCAAAGATTGATGTCCCACCACGAGCTAAAAGATTAGCAGACAGATGGTTAAATGGTTGATTTTATAAATATAATAGAATATAATAGTTTTAAATGCGGGGGTAGTTCAATGGTAGAACACTTGGTTGCCAACCAAGAGGTTAGGGGTTCGATACCCCTCCCCCGCTCCAAATAATATATTTTTAAAAAAATAGTTGACAAGTCATTTTTAATCCTGTAATATTATAACATTATTAAAGGAGATTTAAAAAATGACATATAGAAAAGGTTCTACTCAATCTAGTTTGAATGATTCCTCTGTAGCATCCATTAGGTTAATGGGAATGCGTGGAATTAGTGTTTCAGAATTATCTGATGCATATGGTGTTTCCACTAAAACCATTTATAATATTCTTAATAATAATACATGGAATCATGTACCTAGTCCTGTTAGGGCATATGGATTCCCTGATTATTTAATATTACCAGATGGTACGGTATATAATCCGATTAGTGATAATTTCATTTCGTCCCGTGTTCGTTTAACTGATGGACAACCCGTTGTGCGTATTAAGAATAGCGGAGGCAAGAGAGTTACAGTTTCCGTGGCTACGTTGGTTGCGCGGGGATATTTGGGAAGTCGATCTTCGTCCCCTAATGTAAGATATGTGGACGGAAATCCAAGAAATACTCATTTCACTAATATTTCCCTATAAATAGTTTAGTATATGAGAAATTCAGGGGGAAAGTTCCCCCTGAATTTGAAATTTGAAGGAGTGTTATGATTAATCTAGTATTATTATCAATATTGTTAATGACTCAATCAGTAATTGATGAACCATCACCAGATACATCTTTACCAGATATAGATTTTAAATGTGCTACAAATGTAATTAAAATAAGTGATATAAGTATAAATGTAGAACGTATATATGGTAAACAACAATTAAATTATAAAATGCAGGATACATTAAAACAACGAATTAAAAATTTAAAATTAGAATATGATATATTATTTTCAATGGAGGAGAAAAATAAATCTGCTCAATTACTTTTAGAGGGAGAAAGAAATCTAGATGATATTAATATGTTACAAAAACAAATGGAAGAATTAAATATAGAAATAAAAATTGAAATTGATAAAATAATGATATTAACTGATTATAATGATAAACAATCTTGTGCCGTAAAATTAGAAAACATTAATGAAGAAAATGCAAGTAATATTATTATGCGAACATGTAAAGAAAATATTGATTCAGAATTAACAAATTCTATAACTTGTAATCTTATCAAGGCTAAATCTAAATTAAATAGTAATGAACGACGATTTTAATAAAAAGTTAAATCTCCTTTTGCAGCTAATTTCCCCAATCTAGCATGTAAATCTTGTATTTCGTGTTCAATATCTTTTATTTCCTCTCTATCGGTTTTACCATCAACATCTAGATCATCTTCAGAATCTAAATCATCAATATCTAGATCATCTTCAGAATCTAAATCATCAATATTAAAATCATCTTCAAACTCATCTTCATCATCAAAATCATCATGTGGCATATCACTTAATCTTTCTGGATAATCTTCTTCGGCACCAAATTCTTCATATTCTTCTTCGTCAGAAACGAATCTATTAAGTTGATCATCATTATTATCATCAAATTGAGAATAACTTTTATTTTCAAAATCTAATTCATCATCATTTAATTCATCATCATTTGATTCATCATCATTACCAAAATTAAAATCAAATTCATTATCTTTATCTTTTTTATATTCATCTTCATCTTCATCTTCATCTTCATCATTATCAAAATTAAAGTTTTTTTCATCAAATGAAAATAATTCTTTTAACAGTTTCATTTACAATCTCCCGAAAGATATTTTATTACATAAACTATTTATAATAATTATTGACATTTGCAGAAAAAACTTATATAATTATTTTTCCATAGGATTATTTTATTATGTCAAAGGAAACCATATCACAATATACAAACAGTTATAAAGGCTATGTATTTGTAAATAAAGCCTTATCATCTATTCAAAAAGGTGTACAAGGATCACATGCGCTTATTGAATTATATAATAAATATATTAAACTTGATGGTCCAGAATTAGAAATTCTAACAGATTGGTCAAAAAATTATAAAACTCTCATTTTTTTAGATTGTGGATTTAATAATGAAATTAAAAATAACTATTCAGAATTTAAGAAATTTTGTAAATTATTTGATTTACCACATGCAATATTTAGAGAAGATAAAGAAACCATGAATAGGATGTATACTGCATTTGCTGGTATTATACCATCATTTATATTTGATTTTGAATATACTCATAAAGAATATGAATATTCCTATCCCATAGAAACAATGTCAAATGCATTGGAATTAAACTTTTATAACTTTTTAACAGAATTTGATTTAGCTTTATAATAAGGATATTACATGTTATTGGATACTCAAATAGAATTAGATTTTGAAGATGTTTTAATGCTTCCACAATTAGCTAGAAAAAATGCAACTTCTAGAAATAATGTTATTTTAGAGCGTACATTTATTAACCGCCCGGAATCTTATAGATATTATAATTGGACGGGGATTCCAATTATAGCTGCTAATATGGATACAGTTGGAACATTTGAAATGGCGAAAGTTTTAATAACATATAATTGTTGTACTGCACTACATAAACATTATTCTGTTGATGATCTAGTAAAATTTTATAAAGAAAATGAACAAAATGAACATTTATTATTTTTTACTATGGGATTAACTGATAATTCACTTGAAAAACTTTGCACGTTTAAAGAAAAATATAAAATTCCTAAAAATATTTGTATAGATGTTGCTAATGGTTATATGCCACATTTTACACCTTTTATTTCTACTGTTAGAGAATTAGCACCAGAATCATTCATAATGGCAGGAAATGTTGTTACTGGAGATGCCACATATGCATTACTTAATGCTGGAGCATCATGTGCCAAGATAGGTATTGGAAATGGGGCAGCATGCAGTACACGTCATGTTACAGGGGTAGGTAGACCACAATTATCAGCTATTATAGAATGTGCTAATGCTGCCCATGGCTTAAATGGATTAATATGTTCTGATGGGGGATGTGTTATTCCCGGAGATATATCAAAAGCCATTGGTGCGGGTGCGGATTTTGTAATGTTAGGTAGTATGTTGGCAGGACATGATGAAAGTGGAGGAAAAATAATTTATGAATTTGTTGTAAACTTGCCTAATAATAGTAAATTGGCGAAACATGATAAAATTCCAAAATATGTAGAATTTTATGGGATGTCATCAGATATAGCAATGGAAAAATACAGTGGTGGTATGGCTGATTATAAAGCAAGTGAAGGACGAGTTCTTAGAATACCCTATCGTGGACCAGTTGAAAAAACTATTCAGGAAATATTAGGTGGTATTCGTAGCAGCATGATGTATATTGGAGCAATGGAATTAAAAGAAATTTCAAAATGTACTCGTTTTATAAGAGTTAATAAACAATTAAATACAAGTTTGATACAATATGAAGAAAAAATTAAAGGAGATTATAATGAGTAAAATTGAAGAAGGTGATATTAAATCATTTATGTTAATAACTGGTATGGAAATATTAGGAAAAGTTAAAAAAATAGAAAATGGATATTACGATATTGAAAAGGCATATGGCATTCATGCTAGCCAAATTGAAAAGAGAATTCATATTGAATTAGCTCCAATTACCCCCTTTGCAATGAATGAATCGTCAGATGGAGCAGTTAATGTTCAATTATATTTTACTACAATTTTATTATCTATTGATCCGCCAGTACAATTAATTGAACAATATGCTAGACAGACTGGAAGTATATTTGTGCCTCCCAGAAATAGTCAAATACAAAATTCACATTAATTTTAACCGCCGTATAAATTGTATAGATGAGTATCTATATCATATATAATTTCATCCTCTTTCCATTGAGAAGGAGGTTGATTATATTTTAAATAAGATTCTCCTGTTTTTTTATCAGTTTCAAACCAAAATAATATTCCACCAATTCTAATAGGATTATTTTTTACTAATAAAATATTTCTAGCAGTTGAATAGTGTAACATTAGATCATAAATTTCTTTTATAATTACTTTAAATTTATTTTCATCTATTCCAAATTTATTTTTTTTATTATCTTCTGTAGTAATTTTTTTGGGTACTATAATTGGATTTGTCATTATTTAATTTTCTCTTATGTCTCAAAAGGGCAAGTTGTACTACAAACATGAACGCATAATCATTTATAGACTCTATAAAGCAAAAACATTTATATCTTTTATATTCATGTCTGCAAACCGTTGAATTTATTGTATAAATAATATCAATAACATTGCCATCATTATTATTTATGGTTATAATATTCATATGAATATTTAGTTGCAAAATATTTTTTCATATGATATAATTAATAAATGATATGTGATATATGCGGTAGACCATTACCAGACGAATTATTAACATGTAATAGACATCATTTAATTCCAAAAAGTAAAGGTGGAAAAGAAGTTATATTAGTTCATAAAATATGTCATAATAAAATTCATAGTTTGTGGACTGAAAATGAATTGGCAAAATATTATCATACCATAGAACGAATAAAAAGTCATTCAGATATGATAAAATTTATTGAATGGATTAGTAAAAAGGAAATAGAATTTTATGCAACAACTAAAGATTCAATATGCCGAAAATATAAAAGAAAACGATAAGGAACTCATATGGAAAATATAGTAGACATATTTAAAAAATTGGAAGAAACTAATAGCAGTAATTCTAAAATTTCTATTTTAAAAGAATATAGAAATGATGAATTACTTAAAAAAATATTAGATGCCGGATTAAATCCATATAGAACATTTTATTTAAAACATATTCCATTAGTTACAAACTTTTCTGAAACATTAACATTAAAAGATTTTATAGATTCATTATATTTATTTGAAAATAGAGAATTAACAGGTAATGCAGCTAAAGATAAATTATTAGAATTATTATCGGGTTTATCTGAAGATGAATATGATATTGCATCACGAATAATTAGAAAAAATTTGAAGTTGGGGATGAATGAAGCATCAATTAATAAAGCTATTCCTAATTTAATACCCTCGCATCCATGCCTGAAGGCAACTGCATATTCGGATAAGGCGGTTAAGAAAATAAAATTTCCGGCATATTCACAATTAAAAGCGGATGGCATGCGGGCTAATATAATAAATGAAAATAATAATATTATAATACGTGGTCGATCAGGAAAAATAATAGATTTATTTAATAATTTTGATTTTCTTAATAATTATTTTAATAATTATGTATTAGATGGCGAATTAGTTGTAGTTGATGAAAATAATAATATATTGGACCGTAAAGTGGGAAATGGAATTTTAAATAAGGCTATACGAGGAACAATATCGGAAAATGAAGCATCATGTGTAAAATTTATTGGATGGGATTTTATTTTATTAGATCATTTTTTATCTAGTTATAAAAAAGCGCCAACATATTTTCCCACATATGATATAAGATGGGAGACATTACAAGATTTTATTATAGAAGTGCAATCTAATAAATTAATGTTAATAGAGCATAAAATAGTTAATTCGTTAGAAGAATCTCTTGATCATTATAATGATGCAATATCGAGAGGAGAAGAGGGAATCATTGTTAAAAATATTTCTCATAAATGGGAAAACAAAAGGTCTGAACATTTATTAAAATTCAAGGCTGAAAATGACTGTGATCTAGAAGTAATTGGGTGGAATCCCGGTAAAGAAGGAACTAAATGGGAAAATAAATTGGGATCATTAATTTGTGCATCGTCTGATAAGAAGGTTATTACCTCAATTAGTGGATTTACGGAAGAATTAAGGGAAGAAATTTTTAATAATATTAATGGATGGATGGGACGCATTGTAACAATTAAATATAATTGTCGAATAAAGGATCAACATAGAGATGATATTGATAGTTTATTCTCTCCTAGATTCATAGAATTAAGAGAAGATAAAACTATTGCTGATACAACGGAGAAAATAAAATGATAAAGAAATTTATAAAAAATATTAAAATGAAATCATATGTAAAAAATGTTAAAAAACGAATTTCAAAAGATGAATATCCAAATTTCACATCCCATCAAATTATTTATAATTCTGGATATGTGGATTTTTTATTTATTGGAGAATATAATGATGAATCTGTAGTATGGAATTCAACATTAAGTACTTCTAGGGGAGATTATTATGATACCGTAGAAGGAAAGGCAATGGATATAGGATATGACAAATATCCATCAGAAATTGATCTTGATAATATGTTTAAAAAAATAAAGGGAACAAAATATTATGAACTTATTGATCCAACACCAGAATTAAGTAAAGCTCGTTCTAAATTAATTGCAGAAGAAACTATTAAATTATTAAATTCTAAAGAAATAAGTATTGCCCCATGGAATATAGAAATTGATGAAACTTATAGATATGGCATTGGATTACATATAAGAATGGATGTTCCATATTTTAATATTAATGATGTAGAAAAATTCATATACGGATTTACCATATATGGCGAATTATTATTTGATGATTATGATAATACTCCAATGTCATTAACCGCTGATGAATTAGGAGTAGAGTTTGATACGGAAAGAAATTATGTTAAGTGGAAAGATAACTTTATGCATAATACAGTTGGAGTAAAAACTTTTTAAAATGATTTTAGATAAAAAAAATATTTTAATTATTGATGTGGAAGCTACTTGTTCTAATGATGGTAGTGTACCGCGTGAAAAAATGGAAATAATAGAAATTGGAGCAATTATGATAAACAAAAATGATATAAATATTATATCAGAATTTGATATATTTATTAAACCAATTATGTTTCCAACCTTAACAGAATTTTGTATAAATCTGACTAGCATAACACAATCAGATGTTGATACTGCACTTATGTTTAAAGATGCATTTAATATTTTTAGAAACTGGTTGAATAATTTTAATAATGATTATGTGTTTTCGTCATGGGGAAATTTTGATAGAGATATATTATTACGAGAAACAAAAAATAAAGATGTATTATACCCATTTTCAAATCATGTAAATTTAAAATCATTATTTTCGCAATCCATAAATCGAAAAAAGCAATATGGTGTTAGAAAGGGATTAAACATTATTAAAGAAAATTTTGATGGTATTCCGCATAGAGCTATAAATGATGTTAAAAATATGGTAAAATTCTTACCATATATTTTAAATGTAAAAAAATTAGGAGATTAATATGAATAAAAATAATTCAATAAGTGTAATGATAGGAATTATATGTTTTTTAATTGTGTTTATTACAATTAACGTAACAATGGCTGATAATAATGATAATAATATTAAAACATTTGGTCACAATCAATCCATTAATGAATTTGATATACGTATTTCAGGAATTAAAACGCCAGTAAAAATTGTTGAATTTTTAACTAGAAATGGAACCAGATGTGTTTTAGCATATAAAGAATATGGAAACACTATGGACATGGAATTATACTGTAGAAACAGGGATGTTTCGACCCCATAAGACGGTCGCGCAGTGAAACCGGAGCAGAGGAATTAATAATGAATAACAATTTGATCATGCCGCATTTATTTATGAAAACATTACGCCTTAAAATTAAGCGTGAGGCATATCCATGGTTGAATGCCGCAGCCATTGAAGTCAATCAGGTTTTTAATTTTTGCAATGAGACAAGTTTTAAGGCATCTATAAGAACGGATAAAAACCGTAAATGGATGAGTGGATTTGATCTATGCAAGCTAACGGCAGGTGCCATGGAATATTTTGATAAAATCGGTTCACACACCATTCAATCGATTTGCATTCATTATGAACAAAAAAGAAGTGCTGCCAAAAAACTAAGATTGCGCTGGCGCAAGAGTGGAGGCTGGAATCGTTCTTTGGGTTGGATTCCGTTCAAGGCATTAAGTATAAAACGTAAAGGAAAATATTTACGATTTGCTGGTAAGACATTTCGTGTATTCGAGTCCTCACGACTTGATGGCGTAAAATGGAAAGCGGGATGTTTTGCACAAGATGCGGTTGGTGATTGGTGGCTCTGTTTGCCAGTTGAAGTGCAGGTAGAATTGGCTATCGCACCATATGAATCCGTGGGAATTGATCTGGGATTGAAATCCATTGCCACAACCAGTGATGGAGATGTTCTGGAAGCTGGAAAATGGACCCATAATTCAGCCGATAAATTGGCAAATGCGCAACGGAGAGGACATAAGAAACAAATTGCACGGATTCACCGGAAAATAAAAAGACAACGCGCTGATGCGTTGCACAAATTTTCACGGAAAATTATAGATAAATACCAGAAAATAATCATTGGTGATGTGAGCAGTCCAAAACTAGTTAAAACACGGATAGCAAAATCCGTTTATGATTCAGGTTGGGGCATGTTCAGACAGATGTTACAATATAAGGGCGAGTACGCCGGTAGGTCTGTTGAAGTCATTAATGAAAAGAACACCAGCGTCACCTGTTCCTCATGTGGTTCGTTAACTGGACCTCATGGAATGGACGGGTTGATTGTAAGACAGTGGGATTGCAGCGACTGTGGTGAGTCACATGATCGAGACGTGAATGCGGCTCGAAATATCCTCCGTCGCGCCGAGTTGTCGGCGTCCGTTTGCGGGAACGAGCTTTTACCTTTAAGATCACCGCCGAGCAGCGCATTTTGTGCTCGTGCGGCAGTGGTTGTTAAGGTGGCGGCATGAGCACCGTTTAATTATGAAACACATAATGTTAATTTTATTTGGAATTTTATTAGGCATATGTATTACCATACCATTTTTTACTACTCGCCCTGAAATAGATTATAAATTACAATACACTGTTGAAAAAAAATTAAAAATAAATAACCAACAATATTTTAAACATCTTTATATTATGGGATATTGTGAAAATAAAAATGTTAGAGATATAATTATTCAATCATATAATGAATCTTTTATGGGATTATATTGTGATAAACCGTTAATTATATTGTTAGATGAATATAATTCTTTACCTTATATGATTATTGATACAACAGCATCAAAGGAAAAAAATATATGGGAAAATTAACAGATAATGAAATACAATATTATATAAGTAATGAACTTTATGATAGATTATTATATTTATTGGAGTTTAGATATAAAATAGATCATGAAAATATTTATATTATAAAAGAAGTATTAGAAAATATAATTCTAATTAATACAGATAATGAAAATATTATGAAAGTTTTTGAGAATATTGAGTATGATTTACATAGGATGGAAAATATTATTAAAGCATGTAATGATGTCAAATTACGTGAATCATTATTGTCTGTTATAAATGATATACATATAGATATATGGAAAATATTTATTAATAAATGAAGAGATACAATAAAACCAATACACTTAAAAAAATAAGTTATATTTTTACAATATTATTTATTGTTATTTTAATTATATTTTTTTCAGTATCTACATTATTTAATTTTTGGGTATCCAATAATTCGGAGCCTATTAATTATATAATAATTGGAATACAAGATAATGATAATAAATTTATAAAAGAATGTGGTGAACCAAAAATAACAATATTAAAAAATGTTATCACAGAAGATATTATATATCGTTGTGGAGAATTAGGGATAGAGAATCAGATAATGACAACATACAATGGAATAGAGACGTTTAATCCCGTTGATACAGCTAAACAATAAATATAAAAAAATTGATATAATATTAAAATTATTTTTTAATCCATCCTAATGATGGTATTTCTCGTATTTTAATTTCAGATGCAATACATGCTTCTCCTTCATCATTAAATAATTTTTCAAAATCTGAAAATGATATATAAGCATGTCCTTTATCACCCCAATCATATCCCCAAGAATTTTTTATACGAAAATATTCTCTATTGACATCTATTCCATTTATAATATAAGCATGCCCTCCTATTATCCTTCCTTTTGATTTAATTAATCCTTTATTATTTGGAATATTCATTCGATCTGTCCATTTGGTACCAATAACCATTGGACCTAATGTTAATAATGAAATTATAATTTCATCTATACTAAATCCCCATCTATATTCAGTAATCAAGCCTAATTTTTTTAATATTTTAGCCCCTGCTCTAACTGTAGTTCCTGCATAATTATCCCCGTCAAACCCATCAATTTTTTGACAGGTTTTATAAAATGTATAAACATCAAATAATGGTTTTTGCCGTCCTAAAATACTATCTTGAATAACTGGTCCATCTTCTAACCAATGCATCCAAGAAAATGCGACACAAAATGGATCATCTCCTTGATCCCCCCACCAGCCATCATCCCACCAAAATTTTTCTGTTATATTAGGTGCATAGAATAATAAAGGAGCTATAGAATACTGTGTATCTCTAACATCATGTGATTCTATTCTACCAAAACTATACATTATATTATCTCTCTAGTGTACTAACTATTTATATGACGACGTTTTATTTTTTAAATATAGATTAATCCCTTTTTCATGATTTATTTTTAAAATATCCATTAAATCATTAAAATCTTCTGGAAGTGGCAGATTTTGCATTCTATATGTTTTTGTAGGTTTCTTTTCTTTACTAAATAAATAATTCAGATATTCTTTAGGTAATAATGGTTCATAAGCTACAAATACTTGAGGATATCTACTTTGTAAACAAACTGGCGCACTAAATCGTGTCATTATAATTTCACCTAATGTACCTCCTGTTCCAGTATTGGGATTAATCTTTTCTAATCTTGTTATATAAGGATATAATTTTCTATATGCCGATTTTTTATTATTAATATTTGACCATGATGGTATTGATAAACATCGCATAATTATAATGGATAATTTTTGTTTTATTTCTTCATTTATATAATCTAAACTTTCTGGAGATATAGTTGCAATTTTATTAATAGAGAATGTAGTTAAATTTACCGCATTTTTTCTTCTATTTTTTAATCTCTTTCGCCATTCATTATATGTTTGATTAATAGAACGTATAGCATATAAAACTTCTCTATGTGCCTGTTTTTCAGTTTCTATTAATATTAAATTTTTAAATAATTTCATAAATATATTTATCAAATATTAATATTGGAATGATAATGAAATTAATCGAAGAACGATCCACTAAAATGATGGATTTAATAACTGAACTTAAAAAACTAGAGTTTGTTGAAAAATTATTAGATGTTAAGGCTATGCATGATGGGTTTACTGTGTTTTTTAGGGGTAGTGATGGAAATGCCTATGAATTAGAAATTCGTCCAGCTACATATGCAAAAGGTCATGAAGAGTTAAGAAAACCTGAAAAATATATAGAACGTAGACGTAAAAAAATGGATTCTATACGTCAAAATTTTAATTTATAATTTAAAATTGTACAAAATTACATCTTGGGCATGAGCACCGAATACATTATTTATATATAAAAATAAATGATATTTACATAATTTTACATTTAATTTCCATATATTTCACAACTAATTCCAACCATGATAAATTATTATCATTCGGAGCATATTTACATTCAAATATTAATGCATCTAATTCATATCTATCACCTAAATAATAATTTAATATATATTCATCGTATGAAATATTTTCATCATATGCAGTCCAATATTCTTTATTTCCCCATCCATATGTATAAAGTTGCCAATGATGTCTAAATTCATGAGCAATTCCAGAAGAAATATCAGGTATTGAATCTGCATCTATTTGTATGACTGGTCTTTTTCTAACATCAATTATATCATCATAATAATTATCAATTGGATTATAACTGCCACCATAATCTGAATTTGATATGTAAGTTATTATTGGTGTGGATAATCCTTTAAGCATACTATTGGGAAGCCACGATAATTCTAGAGAAGGATATTTTACGATATAGTCAATTATAATCATTTATGATGGGGAATATAATGCTGTTTTCTTCCAATAATTTATACCCGGCTCAGTTGTATTATTATCTATTAATGATTTCCATATAATATCTTCATGCAAAACTATGTCATTTTTAGAATAAATATTAGAATAATCCCATGATTGTATATCATCTGGAATTATAATCCATGTTATATTATTTGGTAAGGAATTATTATTATCTTCAATAGAAGCATATATAATATTATTATATAAGGCAATATCTCCAACATTATAACTTTTATTATTATCCCATGAAATAATAAAATCTTCTAAATCTAAATCATCTTTATAATAATACCATCCATCTTGAATTTCACCTTCTATATTTTGTTCATTAATAAAAATAGTATATTCCGGAGAATATATAGCATTTTTCCCTATAATTAAGTTCCCGTCTATTACTTTTGCCAATATTCCACTCATGATACCACCGTCCATCCCTTGGCAGTTGCAATAGTAGGATCATCAGCAGCAATGCCGGGGCAATTAGTTACTGTAAGCGTAGCTGTTGCATTGGGTAAATTAGTATATAATTCATTTAATGCATTTGCATCAAGATTGAGTCCGGTAACACTAAATGATATTGCGGGTGGTGTTATTGGGATTCTAGAAATACTGGTCGCTGATACAAATGCACTTGTTGTATTGGTAGCTGCGGAAAAATTAAGAGCCGGAAGTTCGCGTAAACTATAGCAGTTACCGAACATGCTGGCCATAGTTGTTACTGCCGCTGTATTAAATAATGGTACTGATTGTAGAGTGTAGCATGCATTAAACATGCTGTTCATGGCCGTTACATTTGCCGTATCAAACAATGGTACTGATTGCAAAGAGAGGCAAGATTGGAACATGCTGGCCATAGTTGTTACTGCCGCTGTATTAAACAATGGTACTGATTGTAGGGAGTAGCATACATTAAACATATTACTCATAATATCTACCAATGTCGTATTAAATAATGGCACTGATTGCAAAGAGCTACAACTAGCAAACATGCTGGACATAGTTGTTACTGCCGCTGTATTAAATAATGGCACTGATTGCAAAGAGGTACAATTATTAAACATGCTGTTCATGGACGTTACCTTTGCCGTATCAAACAATGGTACTGATTGTAGGGAGTAACATAAGTTAAACATACTACTCATACCTATTACTTCTGTCGTATTAAACAATGGCACTGATTGCAAAGCGCCGCAGCCATTAAACATGCTTGACATGTTCGTTACGGATGCTGTATTAAACAATGGCACGGATTGCAAAGCGCTGCAACTATTAAACATGCTTGACATGTTCGTTACGGATGCTGTATTAAATAATGGCACGGATTGCAAAGCGAAGCATTTAATAAACATGTTAGCCATATTTATCATAGAGTGATCAATAATAGTGACTTGTTCCAGCCGTGAAAGACGCCGATTATAGCCCATATTGAGATCAATTATGGTTAATGATGCACCACATATGATTATATCTAGCCATGGTAAACCACTAAAATTAATAGTTGATGTTGCCGAATGCGAAAAGTCCAAACTAATACTAGTAAATGTTTGTGCTGATTGCATAGTGATTACAATAACTGCCTGCCGATACATTGGTGCATAGACTGTACCGGTGCCATCTGTAGTCAGAGTCAGAGCATCCCCGCCTCTAGTAGCCGAAACTTTAAATGTATTGACAGTTCGGTCACGTACATAGTATTTGGTATCAATACTGATCCCTGTTGTGCTGTTAATAGTGGCAAACTGGATAATGTGTCCGTTTTGAAATAGATGATCAGTTACCGTAACTGTATCTTCAGTATCCTGAAATGTACAGTCAACTGCATCCACAGCACCTACAGTAGTACCTAATAAGTCAACATCATCGTAATTATAAGTATGCTCTGCCGTAACGGCAGAATTTACATTTTCCGGAGCGGTTCCATCTCCCCAATCCACCGTGTAATTTCCGGAAGCACGTAAGGCGCAATGATTCGGAATGTCCGGGTGAATGGCATACAACCCAACAAAAGTGTTATCGCCCGTGGTAACTGTTGGTAATGTCACCCATTCAGGATTACGAACCCATTCCTCGGCTACGGATAAATCACGGGTAAATGATTTATTAAAACTCATGTACGGACACCATAAACAATAAAGGATACATTTTCGCAATCAACAACAGATGCAAGTGTAAATGATAATTTATCCTCAGTTACAAATTCATTATCTGAAGAATGAATTTGTTCTTCCGAAATTGTACTTACATTATTAGGCGTTCCACCAGATGCGACATCATTTATTTTTATAGTAAATGTAGCTGTTCCTAGTTCTGATTTAGTATATACTCTTGTTATAGTTCCATTAAATGGAGCAGAAAACCATAATATATAATCTTTATCTTCTGCAAAATCTATATCTCCAGTATATATAAATTGAGTAATATCTTGCCCATTAATTGTTCCAGATACTGTTGCATCTCCCACAATAGAAACATCGCGGGGCATTAAATAGGTATCTCCTGATTGCGGAACTTCTAATCTAGAGTTTTCTTCAGATAAAACAATAACTTCTCTTTGCGGCATTTATATCTCCTTTTTCTATATTTATTAAATATAGAAAAAGGAGATTATATTTTATAAAATATTATCTAGTTTTCAATACCAACAAGTTATATTTTCTTCCGATTCTGAACAAATAGAATCATTTTCTAGTGTAGAATCTGATTGTGTATCTATAGGAGTACAATATTCAATATTATCCACAATTTTACATTCCATTTTAGAATATGAAACATAAGATTGATCTGTACTATTTCCATGTATAACAGTAACAGAAATTGCAAGCTGTGCAGATTTTGCACTATTTGATACAGGCTCTCCAGCGAATAACATAATTGGAAATAACATAAAAATCAATAATTTATACATAAAAAAAATTCCTCATAATTTAAAATACTATAATATCATAAAATAAATTAAAAGTCAATAATTACGATACAAAGAATATATCACCATCAGAATTACGGATTTCATTTATTACGTTAAAATTTTCACCAGATGAATTTAATATCTCTAGTGGAACCATAAATGACCCCCCAACCGAATTTAATATCGTGATTGTTATGGTTGGCGTTATTGTTGGAGTTATTGTTGGTGTGGGAGTTAACGATATAGTAGGAGATGGTGTTGGTGTTGGTAATATTTGTATTACTGCTTGTATAGGTAATTGTATAGGTAATTGTATAGGTAATTGTATTGCCATGACTTAATCCCATGAATAACTATAATTTCCGTCTCCACTAACCTCAAATTGTCTAAACCCACCATTAAAAGCAGCAGACCATACTTGAGTATCATTAACTTCACCATATGTCCATTCTATCCATAATATAACATCAGCGTTTTCATCAAGATTATATTTTATATTCATGATATTTCCTGATGATGGTTTTACGGCAAATGAAACTATTTTTGTTTGTATAGGAAATGTGATCACATGCGGGACTCCAGATACTACCACTCCCGACCCAAGTTGTGTATTAATATTAGCATTTATATTCATAATATAATTATTTATAATTATTTAATATTAAATGTATAATTTTTATTATATAATATTAACATATTATAAGAATGTTTTTCAATTTGTGAATAATCAAATATTTCACAACATCGTTGTAAAACAAATTTAACATCGTTTAAGGGTATGAAATTATACATCATACCAACATTCTCCCAATTGTCATCCATTTTATCTTCTAATGTTTTTAAATTATTATTCACAGATGAAATGTAAACTATAAAATACGGGTTTGCATTATTAATAGTATCAACCAATTCAGTATTACTTTTATTATATTTTATTTCGTGTTCATGGAATACACCAGATGAAACATCAAATATTTGCGGATATATTTCAAATTTTATTAAATTTGGAATATTATTCATATCACGATTAATTTCATTCACTTTAATAGTGACATATAAATCATTCCAATGTATAATTTTATTATTTTCAAGCATATAATCATATTTATTATAATTTTTTATTCCTTGACATTTATAAATTAATATAATATATTATAATTTATGAATATAGATAAATTAATCAACAAATTAGAATCATATGAATATGATGATGATAATTTTCCACATATGGAACAAGAAATTAGAGTTCCCGTTGGATTAGCTTTACAAGCTGCTGATAAATTAAAAGAAATTAGGATTTTTTACAATAAGTTAGAACGATACACACCGGAAGAAGAAGTAATTTCATATCATAATTATATTGTAGAATTATTATCAATTATAATTGACGAGGATTAATGATGTTGTTTACATTTTTGGAAATATTTATAATATCTATCATACTCATTAGCGGGGTATTCATATTTGGTGTAATAGGGTCGAAAATTCATAAATTTATGGTAGATCATTATAAAACTCCGGGAGCCGTAATATCAATAATAACATTATTATCATTTATTGTAGCAATATATGGCACATTTTTTAATTGGTATTTCTCATAAAATTATTTAATTTAAAGGTACATAATTATGGAAAATAAAATAGAAAAAAAATATTTACAAAAAGTAAAAGATGAAATTACACGTCAAAGAAATATTAAAATTCCAAAATCATTTATGAGACATTGGGATACTGTTGCTAAAAAAACTTTAGAGATATCATTAGATGAATTAGAAAAAATAATTGATGAAGGACTAGAACAATAAAATGAATAAAAATAATTTATATTATTGGTATTTTTCATAAAATTATTAGATATATTGGAAAAAGTTAGATATATTGAAAAAAGATTAGATATAAACTGGAGAAAATTATGGTTATACAAACTGGATATTATGGTAGATGCCGAGAACATCATCATTTAGATTTGGAAACAAAAGAATTTCAAGATTTAGAACGCAAGGTTAAAAAATTTGAATTACGAGAAAATTCTAATAACATTAAATTATATGATATGATTTATTTTGAAGAGACCGTCAATGGAACAAGAACTGGTAGAATATATCCATCATTTGAAATAAAACATATTTTATATGGTGATAATATAAATGGAATACATGAAGATTATTGTATCTTTTCAATATCTTAAAAATAATTGGAGAATAAATTATGAGCAGGCAACATCATCATTTAAAAACTGAAACAGAATATTATCAAGCAATAGAACGCGGGGATAAAAAATTTGAATTACGTTTTAATGATCGCGAGTTTAAAAAATATGATATGATTTATCTTGAAGAAACCGTTAATGGTGTATACACTGGAAGAAAACTTGATCCCTTTGAAATACAATATATTTTTTATGGTGGAAAATATGGATTGGATGAAAATTATTGTATATTTTCATTACCTGAGTTTTAAACTAATGGATCATTAATAACTAATTGAATGCCAGAATTAGTTCTTCTAAACATGATATTATCTTCATGTATATCAATATATATATCAGAATTATCACGTATTATCTTTTGTATAATAAAAAATGCCTGATTTAATAATTTTGATTTACTTTTTATATTTTGTGTTATCATCAATCGTATTTTTCTAGCAATTTTAATTGTAATTCCTTCATTACTATGTATGTTCATAATTTCTTCAACTTCAGAGTCATTAAATAATAATTCAAGTATGGGACGAAATTCTTTTATTCTTATATCATAATATAATAATAATTTTTCTATTTCAAATTCATATGATAAATCAGATGGAGGTTCTATATTAGTTCGATGTTTATATATTCTTGGAAAATAAGGATTTTTCGATGCTAAATTATATTTTATAATGTAATCAGCATAAATTTTAAATCCATCATGGGATATTGTTGGTTGTCTTGAGAATTTATGAATTGTATGAGGATCATCAGGATTTTCATAACTTGTATAATATGTTCCGGTTCCTATATGATCTCCCATCTGTAATGGATTATAATCTTTTGTATCATGAATAGATACTTCCGATTGTATTATTTCATTTAATTTCATAAATATATTTATTAATATAATGGATCACTAATAACCAATTGTGCCCCATATGGTGTTGAACGATACATCATATTTTCAGGTTTTATATCATAGGAAAGTCCTCTCTGATATAATTGTCTGATAAGTTCTATAACTTCATTTAATTTCTTGGATTTTGACAATGGTTCATATCCATGTACTAAATCATCAATATAAGAAGCCAAAGCCCATGCTAAACGAACAGAATGATCTGTATATTCTTTAATCTTATCTTCAGAAAGAAGTTTTGAAAATATAAATTCAAAATCTTTTTTATCTAAATGTTCAAGATCATTTAATTTTTCAATTTGATAAGTATGTTTATATTCATTATCTTTGGTTTTAGAGGAATTTAATTTATACACTCTAGGAACATAAGGATTTACTCCATTCATTCCATTTTCAATAATTGCTTCTATATAGCTGGAAAATCCATCTCTTGGTTTATCACCCCCATGGCGTTCCATATCCTTTATAACCATGTGTGGATCATCATTATCCGCATACACAGTTGAATAGAATCCTGAACCCATTCGTTCCCCACGTTTTATGGAAGACATATCAATTTTATCATGTCTGAAGTCTATAATTTCATTTAATTTCATATTATGCCGCCGGATCGGTAATAACAAGTTGTGGACCATATGGACTTCTACGAATCATTAAGTTTGCTGGTTTTAAATCAATTTCTGTAATTATTTTATCATCATATAATTTTTTAATTAATTCCAATACTTGATTTAAATCCTTGGATAAGGTTTTCTTAATTGTATATGTACCTTTTAATATTTTAAATAATATATCAGATACGGATTCAAATATTTCATTTGGTGATTCCTTTGATAATAATGAAGATACTAAATCTTCTGGAAAAATTTTCGACAAAATAAATTCAATATCTTTAATATCAAGATCATACACCACATTTAATTTTTCTATTTGAACTTCATGATTATAAGAATTTACTCCTTTCATAAGTTGCATACCAGTATCAATCGCATTTATTTTATAAACTCTAGGTACATATGGATTAACCCCATTCATTCCATTTTTAATGGTTGCTTCAATATATTTGTAATACCCATCACTTGTATCAAGTTGGTCGGAAAATTTAGATTGTTTTATAACCATGTGTGGATCATCCTGATCGGTATATACCTTTGAAAAAAATCCTCTACCCTGTAATACTCCGGGTTTAAGATCGGATGCTGATTTTATCTCATGTTTAAAATCTATTATTTCATTCAATTTCATAGACGTATTTATTGATATTAATAAAAAAACAATGTATAATACAATAGTTATGAAATTAATTAACGACAAATTAAAAATAACATATATATTTGATTTAATAGCATATTCAGATTATTATAAAATTTATATGTTATTGATTTTTAATAATATAAAAATGTTTATAATTCACGAACTTGATAATTTATGAAAACTATTATAAATAGAGCATTGATATTTCGACCAATATATGATATAATTTATAGCAATGAATTAAATTCTAATAAATCAAAAATAATAATTGGATCATTATCATATTATTATAATGATTTACTATCTATACGATTATTAATAAAAGAACAATTAATTGATGAAAAAAATGCATGGAAAATAATTTATGAACAATATTAAAATAAATTTAGATGTATTTGTCATGCAGGTTGTCTTAAAACATAAATTTAAAGAAAAAAGAAAATTATTATTTAAAGAATTACTTAAAATTAATTTTACAGTTATGGTAAGAAACTTGTTAATAGAATGTTATACATTTTCCTCGAAAATAAATACAGATGATTAGATGCATCCATAAGAAAAAAAATTGAAAAATATTTATAAACAATTATTAAATTACCGATTGCACGATAGGAATAATGTAAATTATATTTATAATAATGTTATATCAAATAGAATATATCAATTAACTGGTATGATAAGAATGCAGATTATGATAAGAACGCAGATTGGACATGCGGCAGTATATTTGATATTGGATCAAGTTTATGAAAATTATTAAAAACAAATTATTTGATCTTCGTGTCCATGAGAAACCTCGTAAAATGGTTATAGATCATTCAGGCATTGTAAATCAATTATATCATACTACACATAGATCATTTAATTTAATTAGAATAATACAAGATTACATTTTTTATGAAATATTACATTAGATACTATAATGATTATAATCTATAAAGAATTATATTTAATATTTACAGATAAATTATATTTGCCATTAAGTGAAGAATATTATGATGCAATATATATTCATGATAATATTTTATTGATTATTACTACTATAATTAATGAAATAAATGAATATGAGTATATGAGTATTTAGAAGATGAAATTAATTTATAAAGAATTAAATGAAATTATAATTAATATAATAGCTATTCTTATAGTTTATTATAATTATGAATTTAATAAAATATTAACATATGATCAAAATATAGTGATTAATTCTCCTACAAATAATGTATTTGTTCCATTACTAAGAATAAAAGAAGAAATAAAAAATGAATATAATTTGTAAAAAATTGGAATCAGAATTAATTGGTAAGTTTAAAGTTATATTAAGCGAAGAATCTTATGATTGTATTGACTATATTATAAATGATAATATTTTATGGACTATTACAGATGCCATAGTTGATGAAATAGATGATAATGAGTATATCGAAGATGAAATTAATTTATAATCAATTAAATGCATTTATCATTAATATATTAATACATGAATATCGTAAAAAGCATAATTTGCCTATAATATATTGGGGCATTTAAATTTAATTAAAATATTGATATGGGATCAAATTTATGAAATTAATTTATGACCAATTTGATGAAAATATATTTGATAACATATATTGGAAAATATTGGGTATTCATTATTATCCAAAACTATTATTGTCATTTTATTTTGAAAGTATATTAGATATACGAAATAAACTAATGGAAGAATTACGAAATTAAGTTATAAACAATTGAATTTACATAATGTTACAATACTGTATGAAAACAATTAATAACCAATTATCTCAAATAAAACCCTTATTATTTAAATTATTATGTTATAATAATGATATGGTAAAAACTAGATTTTGGAATATTAATAATACTCCAAGAACATTAATACAATTTATTTTAATGGAGATTAAACATGCTATTTATTTTAGTTAAAATTAAACCAGTGATAATGTATAATTTAATTTTACATAATGGGCCAAATGTTTTTTTAAGTAATCGTGAAAGCCCTTCATTATTAAAATTATCAATCATGGAACAAATTAATGAAATTCATTTATAACCAAATGAAATTTAGGGAACAACAAATCAGGCGGGGAATTTATTGTAAGTATTATTACCAACATGAACAACCAGTTATTATACGAGAAGATGTTGGATTGCATATGAAAGATTTTATATTATACACGTTATATGATTTGTATAAGTTATAAGAAAATAAATTCATGAAATTGATTTATGAACAATTTGAATCAATTATACTTACTGACGTATATAATTCAATATGTATAAATGAGTATAACAAGTATTATCATACATTTAAATTTAATACTTTAGAAATAATTATGATGGAATTAATAATAGATGAATTAATCCAATTTAGATGAAAATAATTAATAAACAATTAGTTAAAATAACTTATATATTATTTCGTGGAAATATGTCGGGTATAATGTATTTCACGGCAACGGAAAATGAAATATCTAAATGTTGGTGTATTTCCAAACCAATAATAATAGAAAAATTATTAAGGGTAGATGCAATACATGATATCATAATGGATATTATAATGGATAAATTATGATGAAAATTATTTATAACTCATTAAATGAATTTACTGCTAATGGTAAATTACTCCATAAGTTGGTATATAAAAAGACTGTATTAAAAGCAATGGGTATTACATTATGGAACGAAATTTCCGGAACGGATGAAACAAATATATGTTGGTATGTTGATAATCCAACAAAATTATTAAGATTATTTATTTTGAATGAATTGGCAAATTAAAATAATGAATATTGTATATAATGAATTAAATGGGTTTAAATTTAATATAGATAATAATTTACGTTATAAAGCAGCCGTTAAAACATTATAGAATCATGCATTTGGTGTTGGTTCAGAATTTATTATTAGATGAATTATTTTTTAATGATATGGTGCGTATAATATATGAAATTAATTTATAACAAATTTGAAGAAAATGTATTCGGTTCTATACATTGGATGTTAATAAAAACTCATTTTTATTATACTCTACCATTATATTCGGTTGATATTGTAACTATATTAAGTGTTATCAAAGAACAAATAAAAAATGAAATTAATTTATAAACAATTTGAAGAAAATGTATTTGATAAAATATATTCATCATTAAGTGAAAATCATTATGATGCAATGATGTATTTATCTCACTATATGGATAGTGTATATAATATTACTCGATTTAGAATTACATTAGAAGTAGTGGATGATATGTTGGATGAATTATATGAAAATAATTAATAAACAATTAGTTAAAATAAGACCAACTATTTATATATTATTATGTCACGAGTATCATCCGGAAGTATTACAGATACATGATTTCATAAACAAGCAACAAAGTATTACATGGGATTATATTATATGGTATAATTCAGAATCAATGATCGATATCATATTGGATGAATTGAAAATATATGAAACTAATATATAAACAATTAAATAAATTTGATGGAAATTTATTCTATACATTATTATATGCTAAAAGCATAAAAATAAATCGTATAATCTATATTCCCGGACTTACGGGTATAAGAACAGTATTATTGGATGAATTGCAATTATGAAACAAATTCATGTCCAATTTGCTAGTATCGTAGATAAGGTATACATGTTATTCGTTACCGAGTATCATTCAGAAATATTTCAGATACATGATTTTATGAATAGGAAACAAAATATTACATGGAATTATGTACAACAGAATATTATATGGCATGACTCAGAATCAATGATCGATATCATATTGGATGAATTGAAAATATATGAAACTAATATATAAACAAATACAATGGGATGGTGATGGCAGGTATATACTGACGCATGAAAAAAAGTATGCAAAAATAGAAGAGGTAATATATTTTACTATTATGATGAATATAATACGTTTAAAGAGTGCTATATTGGAATCATTAAAAAATTTATGAAAACTATTGGAAAAATAATATTCTTAAAGGGTAAATCATTTAATGCATTTGAACATTATATGTTTGATCTGGATGAAATTATTTATACCAAATATCATACATTAATATATAATAACGAGTTGAATATAATAAAGCATATGATAAATCATGAACTAAGAAAAAAAATATATGAAATTGATTTATAAAAAATTTAATATTAATGTTATTGAACAATCTATATTTGATAATGATTATTATCAAAAAATACAGATGTATGATTTATTGTGGAGGATTAAAGACTCATTAATTGAGTGGAGGATTCAAGAAGACTCATTAATTGATATTATATTAGAAGAATTGGATTATATGTTTTATGAACCTGATTTATCAACAGTTTAATATTGATATTATTAGTCAGGCATTATATGATGGAGGTTATTATTCTTCAGAACTATTACAGATGTATGATTTGGGGGATCAAGAATTTTTGTTGGATGTAGTATTGGAAGAATTGGATTATATATTTTATGAATCTGATTTATAAAAAAATTTCTATGGATGTATTTAATAGAATACGTTTAATGTTAATTGATAATAATTATAATACAACATTATTTTTATATGATGGTATATATTTTAATAATATTATATGGGAACCAGTAAATATAGTATTAGAAGAATTAATAGAAGATTATGTAATAGATTATATAATTGGAAAATGGAAAAGATGAAAATTATTGAAGATATTTTTTATAGATATAACGATTTATTTGTTTATATTGATAATGATTTCAATTTTAAAGGAAATTATTTATATCATAGATTCTTATATGATAATGATTTGAATATAATAAAGAATATGATAATAAAGAATGCGATGGATGAAAATAATTTATAAACAAGTAATTGAACTACCATTAAGGTTATATAACTTATATCCGGACTATTGGGTTTTATTGTATGATAAAGTATTATTTAATCAGAATATTAGGGATATAATATTAAAAGAAATAGAAGTATATGAATATAATTACAAGTAAATTAATATTAGTCTGAAATTTGATGAAATTAATTTATAACACATTAAAAATTAATATTGAATTGGCATTAATGATGCACGATTTTAAAGAGATATATCCATCTGAAAATGATATAAAATTATGGATGATGATAAATGTTATTGATTATTTTTTGCAAGATATTATTATTAGAATGAAAAAATGAAAATCATTAAAGATACTTTAATTTTTAATATCTTATCCCCTCGGAGTCTTAGTATGAGAAAAATGTATAGTAAAATAATGTATGATAATGATTTAAATATAATAAAGAATATAATAAATCATGAAATAAGAATAAAAATTATATATAAGATTTATTGAATTTTCTAGTAAAATTGACAAATTTGTAATTAATTATTAGAGGATAAATTTAGTATGAAACCAATATATAAACAACTTGATGTAGATTTTTATTATAAAATACGTTTACCATTGAATTATGATGATTCTCTGTTATATGATGTTGTATATTTTACTGATATTTTGGGGGAGTTAATAGATCGAATAGTGGAAGAATTAGAAGATGAATATTGTTAAAGATATTTTTTATAGGTATAATGATTCAATTGCTTATATTGAGCATACGCTATTAAATTATAATCAGTCTAAAGCATATTATCTATATCATATATTATTTCATTTAAATGATATAAGAGTGATGATAAAGAATGAATTAAATCGAAATTTTTTGGTAAAAAAAATTTTTAATATATAGTTAATTAAAAAAATAATAAAATTTTTTATTGAATATTGATAAACTTATAAATTAAGATTATGCATATTATTAATAAATGTTATTTTAAGATATTACATCCTCGCATGATATATTATGATCATTTTACTTACCGTAGGAAGATATACAGTAAATTAGTTTATGATAGTAATTTATCTGATATTAAAATGATAATGCAAGATGAAATGGATCAAAATTTTTTAAAAAAAAATATAAGATAGTTTTGGTTAATGTATTATATATAATACATTAAAGGGTCTAATGCGTTATATATGATACATTAAATGGAAATTTTAGAAATGTTTAATTTTAGATATAATGTAAAGATAAGTATATACAGACCCTGAAAACTGAGATTTACGCTATTATAATATAAGAGTAATTTTAAAACAGAGCTAATTTTTTATAATATAATAGGGTATAAAAATACGTATAAAGTATATTAATATAAAATTTTATGTAAAGATAAGTATATAATTATTATTAAAAGATATAAAAATATGGTTAATATAAATTTTTCATGAAATATAAAAATAAGTATATACAGACCCTGAAAACTGAGTTCCACCCCCACCATTATATAAGGGTACTTTTAAAACAAAGTTAATTTTTTTCCAAACTTGTTTTTTAATGTTACGGTCTATGATATATGCTCAGATTACTAGATCAGCTTGGTCAAGATTAACTACAATTTCATTTCCGCAGGCATTTGTCTTAGCCTCTTCATAGGTAGCAAACCTTAGAACTTCTGCTATCTTGTTTGTATAACTATGAGAGCAACCAGACTTGGCTACATAGCCACTACTTTGATCCGTTCGTTTAAGTATATAGGACATAATAATACTATACCATATTAAGATGATTATGTCAAGCTGAATGGCAATCGTACTCCAGCCTTCAATAACTTTTTCTCAATCGTTTTACATTCCCAACAAATTATCCCGTTTGATTTTGTTTGATACTCACGGTTAACTACAAAACTTTTCAGCGTTAAAGATTTCTGCCAATCTTTCATATGACGTAATTCTGCTATGGTTAAATACTTCATCCATTTTGCAGTGCGTTTGATTTTCGTCATGGTGTTAATCTCCTTGCCATCTCTTCAGTTCGGTATGATATCTGGACGGAACTTTGTATCCACCATCAAAGTGCGATGGCAGTTGCAGGTAGCCAGCATCGTCATGCTCGGTGTAAGCCCACTGACGATCCTGCAAACCATCTGCATCCGTGCCACTATCACGAATAAGGACCAAATCACCTTTGTTGTTTTTTTCACCAGTTAGATTAGTCTTGACTGGTAGATGATCCATATGATTATGGTCGATCACGTCACCATACTTGTCAGTTACCTCAAAGTCCCATTCATACACGGTTTTTGTTCTCTGGTAATCTTGCAGTTTTTCTCTAGTCATGGTATCAGACTCCTGCGCTTTATGTTGTTTCCTTTCAGAGTGTACAATTGGTTCCTAGATTGTTATACCAATTCTTATTCAGATTGGATCATTTAGTTGCGATAATACATCAACTATCCAATCAATGTCATTAACATGAAGATAAACGCTATTACCGCATTCAAGTTCAACAATGTTGTCTTTCAATCGGATAGCGAGTATCTTCTCATTGTCAACAACACTTTCTTTTTCAAAACTGATAGAGGTAGGCTTCATTAATTTATCTCCCTATTGAAATATTAGTATACCATAGTGGCAGGATTATATCAAGATTTATTTAAGAGTTTTTCCAATTCTACAGCATGGGCGCGCTCGGCTTTAAGGGCCTTCATCAATTCCATTACCAAATCTGAACGTGCCGGATGCGGTGAAACCATTACATTTTTAAAGCGCATGTCCTCAATCGCAGTAATCCGTTCATCACTTATTCGATCATTCATTCCGCTATTATAGTATAGTGACAGGATTATATCAAACGTTATCTAAGAACACCCGCTTTTAATTCACTCGATCCTTAATACTGTTTCGCAATGAACTGGCAGCAATTAAAAATTCATTAAGCTGTGCGTAATTTTGTAATGCACATTTTCCAATATTAGGTAAGAAATCTTCTACTATTCTTTCACCCTGTAAAACAAGTTCCTCTAATTTTGTAACATATGTTTCAAGATCATTAATAGTAGTCATGATGTTATTCCTCTTTAGATGTATTTAAGCATATCTCACATCAATCAATAACAGTGTAGAAGGAAATACTATTTTAAACACTCCGCACAAGTATCCACCAGATGGGGCGATTTTAAAAGATTCTTCTACCCAGTCCACCGCATCAAAATTTGGATTAAAATATACACGATCCATTTCATGACGATTAGGATCAAATGATATGAGACAATGAGAATTAATCATAAAGATATTTATTAATCGTTAGCTAAAAGCTTTTGTGCTCGTGCAAAATCTCCGATCCTCAAGAAAGCATTATCTCTTTGAAAAACAATACTTGCATCACCTTTAACATTACCGCTTAACATCTTGCACAAATCAGGATGTGCGAATGGTCTTAATGCATCTTCCAAGTCTGCGATACGTTGACGATCCTTGGTCCAGTCACGTATAATGGATAATACTTCACGATTAAACTGAAAAAGCTTATCTTCAGGTTCCTGATTGATCCATTCTATTAAACGATCCAATGCATCTGGTTTATCAAAAAATACATTAAATAAATCCTTCATAGTTTATACCTTTTGATTATTTTACATATCAAACCATGCATCTTCGCATGGCGCTTCCATAACCCGGTCATAGCATTCATCCCGTGTTCCATACCAGTATTGAACTTTAGGATTGTCCCCTAATCCTGATCCATTATCAGAATCCGTATACCATTCAACATACCATCCGTAGTCCGAATAGTCGATTACATAGGTATAGTTCATGATATTCTTCCTTTAAATTACTTATTCAATATGGAATATTATATTATAATGTTAGGATTATATCAAGTTAATTTAAAAGTTTTACTATGCGTTCAGCATCCGCAACCGTTTGCAGATGTGGATTATTTCTACCATGAGTAGACATAAAATTAGCAGCTTTACGAGTACGAAAGGGACCAATGCATGCTAGATATTTTTCACCATGCGTATCTGCTGTAGGTGTTATAAACGATTGAAATACTTCACGCGATGCAGATGGTGTGATACCAACAAATAAACGCTTCATAGCATTTACTCCGATAATGATGTATTACAAAATTTGTCGATCATGTCCTATAAGATGAGTAGCTATTAATACAATGATAGTAGCCATAATCATTAAGATAATAGGCATATTAATTACTCCTATCAGGATGAAAGTATCCAATATGTAGAACCATTAAACTCCACCGATGTATAATCCTCTTGAATATTATACGCGATGGCTTCTTTATCTATGACGATATGGTCTTTCGGTAAATTCCCAAGTTCATCTATGGCATATTCTGTGAAATAGTTATTGTGGATTAGCGTAACTCCATATTCCCATTCCGATGAAAAGCTTTTAACTTCTTCTTGTAATGTTTTTAGACTGGCAAGTTCATTACTTTCTTCATCATTAATGATATTATTATCACGCAAATCTTCAAGATCACTTATACGTTCTATAATATCTCTCGAATCGATAATATCATCACAATTACTAATTGTTTTTGTACTCATGATTATTTCTCTATTTTTCTTAAAATTTATATCAACTATGGAACATAGTATAGCACATTTAGATCATTGTTTCAAATCATTCCTTGTTCCTTCATACTTGTAGTATTATTTCCGTTTCCTATAATTAGATGATCCAATACTTTAATCTCAAATAGTTCTAGGGCTTTGGTTAATACCTTTGTAATATTTTTATCTTCAAGGCTTGGATTAGCTATTCCCCCCGGATGATTATGCGCAAAAATAACGGCACTTGCATTTAATTCTAATGCTCGCATAGCTACTACCCGAGGATAAACTGCTGAACTATTTATTGAACCATGAAACAATTCTTCAAATGCAATTAAATTATGTTGCGAGGTTAGAAAAAGAACACAAAAACACTCATTCTTTTTTCCGTACATATGAGTGTGCAAGAATATTTTTACTATTTCTGGCGATGATAAAACATCTGTATTTGTTTTTAATTCATCTAACAGATACTTAGATGCTAATTCCATTATCTTGAATTTATCATTTACATTAATTTTATTCATTATCTGTTCCGTATTAACAGAAATTTGTATTCAATAGCTATGGAGTCGAACCATTCTTAGTTGTCAGCCGGAACCAATCCCTATTGCAGAATCGAACTGCCTGCTACCTGCCATTGCAGGTCGTGCTACCGTTACACTAAATCTATTGAATATGGAATATTATAGCACGGATCATGGTAGATTGTCAAGAATTTTAATCTCTTTGTTCTATACCGTTTTTGTATGTTGCAATTATGGTTTCATCTTCAAACCATGTATTTAAAGAATGAAACGCATCGGCTCCGCAATAATTATAATCTATTCTTCCACCAGTATATTGTTTTTCAGTAACGTATACTATACAATTACCTTCTATCGAAAGTTTACGAGCCTTTTCCCTTGTCTTTCCTTCTGATAGCATGATATTATGTTATAAAATTATTGTGCCGGAAGGCTAACGTCTATAACTTCACACTCTCCGTTGAATGGGTTAAAAAATGTTTTACTTTTATCTAAGAATATGGAATCAACGGCGAATGTATAATCTTGCTCGTTATCCTGCCATATCTCGATGCGAATAGTTCTTTTTACATCTGGATGATCGAAAGAAAATTCTTTAATAAATGTATATTTAGACATTTTTAATCTCTGATTATATCTATTATCGGTTCACATTCCTTTTTTGACATATTCTCATAATGGCTGAACCGAAGCAATAAGTATCTTTATAAGTAGTATTTTCCTTACACCATTTTGCTTCATTTTGTACTCTATTCATTTCTGCTTCAGTACAAGTATAACATGTTGGAGCATTTTGCCATTCTGAATAATATTCATTACATCCCGCAAGTAAGCCAAATATCATACAAATTATAATTATTTTAATCATGAATAAATCCTTTGTTTGATTATAAATGAAAAAGTGGCCCGGTTCCTATCGGTTCCGATTTACCTTGCCACGGTCGATTGATTTGTAATCCATTAAGTGGCATCAATAGATTTTTGTCAATCCTCTCTAAACCACTATTTCATTTTAAAAAAAATGCCAGTCGCGGCTACGATTTCTGTTCACTGGTGTACCCACTGGCTCCTAATGCAAAATCACATCAGCAATTCTCTTACACTTTCTTTCCAATTTATCTTACTTTTCCACTTTCCTATTTATCTTACTTCTCCAATTTATCTTACTTTTCCACTTTCCTATTTATCTTACTCTTTCACTTTCATTTATAATAATACTATAATTCAATTATTTTGTCAAGTATTAATAATTTTTTTTAATCATCCAAAATTTAAAATCACTGAATCCAAATTGATCTTGATCCATTGTTCCAAATTTATCGGATACAGTAAATTCTATCTTGTTTTGTTCAAATAAATATGCTAAATGAATGATAGAATCAGCATCACCGCATAATGTTATTCCTTTATTATCTGAGCAATGAATTATAAACATGATGTTTTTCCTACTCCGATGATCGTGTATTCCACTTATTAATTGCAGCCTTTTTAGTTCCTGCATAAGAGTATGGATTATTTCCATTACACTTGCAATTCACACATGATACAGTAAAAGTAAATTCTTTTGGTCTTAGCAATACTGGTTTAGATTTACAAAATGGACAATCCAACATATCTTCAGAATTTGTCTTAGCATTCATGATATTTTTCCTAGTCTGTTAAATATTATCCGGTACTATACTATTCTTGCTGATATTCAGACTATCGAAGTTATTTTCCTTCAGGGAAATTTTGCGAATCCCTACGCTACGCTGATTCAATACTTTATCAATGGCATTCTTCATCAAAACACTGGGACCACTATTAATAATTTTGCGAACTCCCTGTTTTACAATTGTCCTATTCAGTTCAAGGAATGATACCATGATAGAATCAACGGTAGGATACCCATCAGACAATACAGGATGCATCAGACCATCCGAACCTTTTTCAGTCACTAGATGGGCGCTGATACCTTCCGTAAAGCGTACATAGCAGCGGTCATGTCCTTGACGATGCGAGTCTGAACGATCTCCGTCAATCGTTTTGGTAGCGGAATCAATTTCCTGCTGTAACCGCTGGAAAAACAAGGTACGCTGTCCTGTTTCTGGAAGGGATACTAATTTACCTGTAATATAAGGTTTAACATCGTCAAAAGAAATTCCTGCATAGGCATTTAAACGGCGCTGTAGCAGCTTTTCATAGTTGAAGCGGGTAATGATCTGCATGTTCTGAACAGGTGGCGTAGTATAATTAGTAGTCGGTATATAACCATTTATACCGGCAATTCCACCGGCATTGGTCTCTTTCAATACATCAATGGCATTACATTGTTTTTCAGTAGCCCATACTGAATTACCATTAAGGTCGGTAATCAATTTACGAATAGACATGAACTTATTTCTCCGTCTTGTCTTTAAATCGTGTAACGATTATATCAAATTATGGATTTATTGTCAATACATTTTTGTATTATTGTGTAAGAATATAAGGCTTGTCCCATTTCCCTTGATGAAAATGTACGTACCATCCGACATTGAAATAGTCTGTCATGATGTCGGATTTATCCCAGTTACCATTATTGATAATAGCAATCATTCTTTCAAGAATTTCTGAATGTTCATACTTATTCAGATAATAGGGATTTAAATCTGAATGATCGGGACGTTCCGAATCAAAAATTACGGGACCGGATAGAATGGTTACATCAATGCTCAAATTACCAGAACCTTTCTTTACAGAAAATTTAAATTCTGGAAAAGATTTCTTCAATTCCGTGCGGATACGCTTGGCATTTTCTGTAGTCATGTAAGCCATTAACTTATACTCCAATCAGAGACAATACATTGTCAATTCAAACGGACGGAATAAATAAGTTTCGTATTCAGGATATCCAGTAACATGAGCAGTAATCCAATAGCCGCCAAATGCATCTCTTTGCACCTTTTTAATACCGACATATCTATCATGCAAAGGCGAAAATGCAGTTTTATAAAGATACAGCTTTTTGAAAAAATCGGGATCAGTAGTCATTAAAGTTATTCCTTAAATGATGTAATCATTATATCATATTGCTAAACCATTGTACAGAAGTTTTTAAATATTATCTTCTCTATCGCAATAATTATATCCTACTACATCATCAACAAATTCCATTTTCATGTATTTAACTTGTGATTCCATAGTAGTATAATCATTCCATCCGAGGATGTTGAATGAAAGTGACACCACTAACAGAATCCAGAATAATGTGCGTTCAATGGTATAGGCAATTGTTTTCCAGCTTTTAGTGTCGTTCATGTCCGATTCCCTTTATAGGTCATCTGATATGGTATATCATACCATAATAATCAGATATTTTCAAGGAATATTTATTATGAACTCCAATAAGTTTCAGATGATGGCGAACAACAATAAGGAACATTTACACTTTCAAGAAATTTTTTACCAGTCATGAGATTAGTGCGTTCTATCATTTTTTCGATATTGGCATAATAATTATCTTCATCCGTATAGGCAATAACGGCGAACGTTGCTTCATTGTTTAATCTGGTGACTAATGCTTTTGCTGTCCGTTCCAGATCATAGGATTTTACAATTTTTGTAGTCTCTATGTCATAAACAATATACATGATTGATTTTCCTTACTAGGTCATTTGATATGGCATATCATACCATAATAATCAACTATTTTCAAGATATATTTTTATTAAACCCAGTACCAATTACTACCCCATTCTCCGAGTATTAGATGATAATCTGTAAAATTTTGTAACCTTTCGATACGCCAGCGGCAACATCCGCAATCCAAACAATTGTCTATATGTTGGTTTTCTTCTCCGGTAGGATCAGCATCATATCCTACATTTTTAATCGTTGTAAAATTTTCATGAGTACAATTATTTTCTGTTACATCGGGCATTAGTGTATATTCCATTTTAAGACAGTAAAGTCGGAAAAGGTATCTAACCTTTCCCAGCTTGTTAGATTAATCCATGCGGTTACATGGGTAGGCATTGATACCATTTTCGCGCAACACTCTAACGGCGGCATCTACACCAGCACTTTTTACAACCATGCTCTGAGACCATGTAGCAGTTTGTCGGCACACCGCATAAGAAGTAATATTCCAACCACCTTCATATGCTTTTCCACCGATAGCATTTTTCCGACACCATGAAATGAAGGGTCCACGGGCAGGTTTGATATTGATCCATGCGAAACCGCAAGGATACCAATGATCTGTAGTAGCTTCTGCATAATCGCTACTTTCTTGCGCGGCTTTACAAGCTTTTTCAAAAATTTCAGCAAAGGTAAGAGACATTTTTCTTTCCTGTATTGTTGAATGGTGGAACCATTTTAACATGATTCCACCATTAGGTCAAGTAAAATAATGTCTACTTTTCGTATTTCTCTTTCAATTTTTGTAACAATTTACGTTCATATTCTTCCGTTGTCAATTTGGCAGCTTTTCTTTGTTCACGCTTTATTTTCAATGTTTTTACCCGCTTGTCATATTCGATATCCGTTTCATTCCGTTGAAACAATATACGTGTACGGAAACATCGTATCCTATCATAATCATCATATTCAGCATCCATTGAAAAATATGCATCTTCACCGTATTTTGTACGATATTCTTCCAATAAAAAAATCAAATTACCTAACGTAGTATCATTAACATCAATTTCTTCATGATCTTCTATCACTAATTTCTTCATTCTACTTCTCCGCGATAATATAGTTGAACTAATTCATTATATGCATCTACTAATATTCTGAAATTTTCATCTGATAATACTGGTACTCGTTCCTTATAAAAATCCGTAGGGTTAGCAGATGTATAAATATATTCAAGTCGATCACTATCTAATTCAGATACATAACAAGGCTTGTTCATTATTTAATTTTCCTGAATAATTCCATTAATTAGCCAAGTATAACATTTTTTTCCTATATGGTCAATGAAAAATGTTATCATGAATAAAACCCTTGTATTTTTTTACTTATTATGATATAATGATTTTGAAATCGAAGAAGAAGCAATCCGCTCCCAACAATAAACAATAGGACTGCGAAGCATCGGAGAGAAGGCCATGAGCAGGCGGAAATCCGTACTTTTAACTTTTAGGAAACTCACATCTCCCATTATCTATATAATACCATAATAAATCAAGCTTGTCAACCCCTTACATTTTATATTGTTTTATGATATTATATAAGACGGTGCGCATAATGCGTAAATTATGCCTATGGCTTGCTATGGGAGATTATAACTTTTGATTATGTTAAAATTATGTTAAAATTATGTTAAAATTATGTTATATAACTTTTGGTTATATTAGACTTTTTCAATATAATCAAATGGAATATTATCGGGCGGGGTAGGCTAAAAAATCATTAAAAATTCCCAATGGAATTATAATGGAGTTTTAAATTGCAAATAATAAAGAATAAGATTGATAGATCATTAATACATTTTCATCATTGACATAAACTTACATCATGTTCTTAAATTATAATTTAGATAAAATATACTTAAATTATTCAACCTTTATAAACCGAAGAAAATAGGTTTCCCCTATTTAACACTTTATTAATATCATCATCTAACCCGAGAATAACAAATGTTTCCATTGTGACACCATATCGTTCATGAAAGGTTTTTAATATGTTATCTCCAGTATCATTATCATATACATTATGATTAAACAACCTATTCAAATATTCGAGACACACCATTAATTTATATGTTAGACCAGACCCAGTAATATTATTGTATGATAAGACACTGGCAAGAAATGATATCGTCTCATCATCAAATTCAGATAAGTAACGATATTCTTTTGTTAACAACTTTGCTGGCATGATATTATCTTATCCTATTAAGCACAAAAAGTCAAAAAACAATTAGGGTTTTGAAAACGAAAACTGAAAAATCGTTTGGATTTTCGACTATTATTTAGTGATTATTCGGTTCTCATTTCATCAATAACAACCATGCCATCTATTACATATCCACTTTGAATACCCACAGATGCATCTCCATATTCCCAATGAATCGTGTGCTCATTTCCAAGATCATCCATCACTTCTATATCAGGATGGTCATCAGAAAATATTTCCTTTAAATATTCCTGTTGTAACCAGTTCACTCCATCATATGCGGTTCCTGAAAATTCAGGGTCAGGATGCACTGATCGGATAAGAAAAAGAATATTATCTAATTCTGTTTTGTAATCATTTGGATTATTCATGTATTATCTTCTCTAGCAGTATCAAAATAAGGATTAATTCCAGTAATTACATAATTCTCATATTCAAATCTAAGAATATTGTCCGCTTTACGAACTGAAATATCAAATACATCATCAATATCTTCAATAGTAATTTCTCCGTATATACCTTCGTTATTGCATGTTCCTACAAGGAGTATTCCATGCTTTTTGCATATTTCCGAGATTTCATCTATTGCTGCTTTACATTCTTCTAATGTTTTCATGTTCAGGTTCCAATTAATACTTCACGTTGACATTAAGGTATATGGTTTTATTGAGGTATAATTATATCATAATATTTTAGATGAAGCAATAAAAATTAACAATAGGGAAATAAATATAGTGAAAGAACACCATAAAGGAAAATTATCATTTTCTCTTCCATATTCTATTACAAGAACAATACACAATAAAGACCCGGCAATATACAATAACGGATTGGTTAATATAAGTTCTAAGGTGTCCATATTTATAACCTATTATAAATTATGAAATATTAAAAATAATGATAGGAATGGACGGTGTATTATTCCGTCTATGTATGACCGGGTTGCCATCCCGCTCTATAGTCAACAGTTCCGTCGATACGTCTATCTATTAACCCATCATTGATCTAATTGCGCTGATAGGTCGAACCATTCAAGTCCCGGCAACAGACTGTTCATCATACATAACATCTAAGCTTCAGCGAAGTTTTTCCTCTAAGGAATTACCTTCTCCACTAACAGGTACATCTCTGTTATATGTCATTCCTATCCTTATTTATCAGACTTCATTATAACAATAATTTTTCAAAATGTCAAACGAAAAATCTTCTCCTAATGGTAAAAATCCACAAAATTTACCATCTGTTTCAACTTCTAATTCACTCCATGTATTCATTGTATCGCAATATACAAATCTATCTGGTATATATTCTATATCGTGAACAATATGTTCTACTACATTTTCTGCATCATTAGTTACTGACATGTAATTATCATCATCTGTAGACCGATCTACAATAACTACAACATCACCTATTGATGGTATCTGTTTTACTTTATAATTAAAACTTGATCTCATGATTAAATTCCATTAAGAGTAATTAATTTATGGTTCACAATATTTAGATATACATTTTCTACATGTAACTGGTATGTTATCAGTTTCAATCCACCACATTTCATTAACCTTTTTACCACACAAGGTTTCATGTTCTGTTCCAAAATGCGTGGTATTGTAACGTTCTATGCCAGTCTTTGATTTACATCTGGAAAGTACATACAGTACATCATTCATAACATTTACTCCAAACTATATTATGATGATAATATGATAACATAATCATTGCCCCGGAGCAAGTAAATATTCACCCTTGGAAAACCAATAAGACGCAATTGCTGCAATCACTCCCCCCACTCTGCCATTACCATCAATAAATGGATGGATGATTTCAAATTGTCTATACCATCTAATAATATCAGACTCGTCAATTATTGAAGAAAATTCAAATGGAAATAAATTAGCTTCTTCTATTTCGCCCTGTATCATCCAAGGAGCGCACGGTTGATATCCACCTATGGTGACATAAGTATTCCTCCATTGTCCTCTATATTGGGGTACCAAGTCATTCATAATGTAACTATGAAACCCTTTGCATTCAAATTCATTTATTGATACCATGTTCATATCCAAACAATTATTAATTATTTCATAAGTGGAATATACTCGTTGTGGATAATCTTCATGATATGAATTAATTATATCAGCACATTCATATGCTGTAGTTACTTTAACAAAACTTGGGTTGAATTCATGCATCGTCTTAAATTTGTTCTACTGGTTCACAATACCATTTCCATCCTTCTATATCATCATGCCATACGACACCAATAATTATGCCATCTATATCACCATTTTCATATGCCGTTGTCTTTATACCACGTTCGCAATTTCGTTTAAGTATATTTGGTAAATCTCTAAATTTAATACGGGACATGCCTGATATTCCAGAACGTGGATTAAATGTACGTATAATGACTTGTTGTAAAGGATGCATAAAATTAATATTTCTTATAGTTACGTTAACATTACTTTGCACGATAACATTACCTATGTTATCGTGCAAAGTAATGTTATATAAAATTATTTAAGTATTAAATATTTTAATATCATTTATAATTTAATGCCTAATTTTATAATATGGTTATCAATCCATTCTTTTATTACACCATAAGGAGCATTTGCAAAAAAATCTGGATGTGATTCTTTATATTCTTTTTTTATGGATTCAGGAGCATCTTTCCAAAACCAGACACATCCATTTGGTTGATCTGCCTTACCAAAATTTTCTGCGGTAATACCATTAGAACCATAATACAATATATTGTTATGTTGAAATAATGTAAACATTATTTAAACCATGGTGGAATATCCGATGGTAAAATTTTACGCCATGCTACAATATCCTTAATATCATTATCTTCATATGTAAAATGTTTGGCATACATTTGTCCATCTATATTCCATATTACAATTAATGATTCATCAGGTAATGTAGATGCATCTTCATAATCAAATTTATTCCATTCCATCTTTGATTCCAGTTGGTCAATATGTTCGGCAACTTCCTCTAATAGATATAACTCCTTTGGTGATGTATTACCTCGTAATTGTGCTGCACGTAAACGATTTGCGTAATTACTCATTTTTTTCTCCTATAAAAAAATTACAATTTGCTCCAATATCTTGACTATTTATCCAGTCTATTTTATCATCAATTAGCATTGGATTAAAGAATTTTCCAGTAGTTCGATATTGTAAAATTATCATTCGAGACGTGGTATTACAAAAACCAAATGTTATTAGACTGATTACACCATCAAGAATTAATGAAATTCCTGTAAGCATTTCCCATAATTGATATTTTAATCTATCCATTTTTATGTTTTATTAATAAATTCTATAATGTTATTTTTACTATCCATGATATCGATTAACGAACCGGGATCATTAATACCATTTAACAATATTGATATTTGACTTTGTAAAGTAGCTAATAATTTTTCTAATTGTATATTATTAAGAATCTCGCAATAAGAATATAATCTACCTATGATAACAAATATTCTGGATGATATCTCATTATGATATTCAGACTTAGAATTATTTAATTCATTCAATACATATATTAATTTATTTAATTCTGGATAAAGCAATTTTTTAGTTTTTTCTATGTTTGTTTGTGTCCATATGAATTCATCGGTGTTATATGAATTTTGATCCGTCATACCATAATTATATATGAATATTGAATGAATGTCAATGCTTTCTGAAAATTTTAAGTAAGTTTGAAGATAAACCTTTAGATGCCAATTTACCTAGAACTCTACGTTCAATACGATCTATAACTTTACCCTTCTCTAAAGCATTAACATCTCTTAGTAATTTATTAGCACTATATAAGACATCACTAAGTTTATTAATGCCTGATTTTGCATTTTTACGTTGTTTAGTTCTGGCAAATGTTTTAGGTTTACTCGGTCTAGCCATGATAATATCCTCTTTAAGATATTTATCAAAGATATAAACTAATTATAAAGGTTGCCATAATTATTACAATTGCCCAACGAATAATTTCTTCAATTTTCTTTAACATATTATTCATCTCAATTTAATTGATTAAGTTGTGATTTTAATTCATATATATGTTTGTTAATAATTTTTCTTTCGTTATTTCTCTTTGTCCTATTTTCAAGTTCAAGTTCAATTTTATCTTTATTTTCATTATACCATTTGTTATAATTTTTCATCTTGGTATTAAATTTTTCAACTTGTGAATCATAATTGACTTTTGATATTGGTATATCAAACATAAAAGTTATAGTAGCCGAATATTTAAGGTAAACTTTTATATCATCATATTTCAAATATGTTAATTCTTCATCAGTATAATTTAAAGATTTTAAATATTTTTTTATCGCAATAAAAATATCTGATATAGTCATTCCGCTAAAAACCCCTAAGTCATGATTATTTATTTCAATAGAATTTGTTAGATTCTTATCAGGTTGTTTAGGTTTTAATTTTATAATCATAATATATATTCCGTATTAAAAAATATAATTATGGCAGTTTCTAGGTATCTGCCAACTGTGCCTGAATGTCCGGCACCGATTACGCCTGCGGAGAACGGAGTTCACTGAAATGATGCTAGATGCTAGCCATCATTCAAATATAGTATCATATTTAGTTACAGTTGTCAATATTTTATTTTGCCTGTTAATGTTAATGGAAACAATGATCCTAACCAGAACCCGAATGCATACCAACCACCGGAATTACTTGGGGCATAAATGGCTACATTATCAGAAAAGATCATGGCAATTAGATTAAAAACAATGATCATTCCATGCCAAAATCCACCAAAAAATCCATAGACATGAACATTAGATTCATTAATCACATATGTTGGATTATCCGCGCATCCGGTAAGTAAAAATAGTGCAAGTATAACAATAAAATATTTCATGAAAGATATCTCCTATATTTAAAAATTAGGTATATTAAAAATTATTTTAATATCGTCAATCCTTCTATGACAGCTATACCTAAAGCTGTTATAAATGATACACCAAGTAACGCAGTGGCTCCGGGACCTAAAAATTCAAGAATTAAATTACCAATGAAAAAAATTCCATAGCTGATACTTAGTATACCCGCCAAAGCTAAAAATACGCATGCCCACAGCATTAAAAATCTTAATATCATCCATAAAATTGTTTTCATTATATTATCTCTCATAGTTAAGAATATTGTGTATAATACTTTCAATAGCTATCAAACATCCTCTATAATAAATGCATTGCTCTGTTTCATCTTTAAATTCATAATAATCTTTTTCAGTGCAAATTTTTAATATTTCATTATTTGCTTGATCACTTTTAAATATTTCTTTACGCAATCCAACAAGTTCAGCTTGCTCCGTACCAATACCGTCGCAAATACACTTTCTATCATTTGATAATGGGAACCCTCCACATACATTACATACTGCCGGTTTACATGCTTCAATTAACTTACGTTCAAGATCAACTATTTCCGCAACGAGTTCAGGATAAAGTTCTTCATAAATTGTCATACTAACTTTTTTTGTATTATTTTTGCTCATTGATATATTCCTCTTTTTTATAAACTGTCCATCCCCAGCCATCACACATAGGACAATCTATTAACTTTTCAAAATAACCCATAATTTTCCCATGACTACCACAATATTCACATGGTTCCCGTGTCTTGGTATCTTCTGAAATGTTTTTATCCATGAATAATGGGTCTCATTTATAATATGGTGGATCGTATAGGGATCGAACCTATAACCACCGGATTAAAAGTCCGCTGCTCTACCAAATTGAGCTAACGATCCTGAAAAAAGGGGGCAGTGTGACAATGCTTACATGCAATTTGCCGCTTACCCCAAGTACCACAAACAATTATATTATAACACAATTATTTATAAAGTCAAACATATTTTGTTATTTTTCTGTACCATTTGTTGATTGTCTTTAAATTATGGTGGGACGGACAGGACTCGAACCTGTAACCTATCCCTTATGAGGGGATTGCACTTAACCAGTTGTGCTACCGTCCCATAATATTAAATTACATCTTCTGTATTTACTTCTATTGCCTCCAATACTATATCATATGGTTCACTATCTATATGAGTATATGAAGAATCAGCAAAATAAAAAACATCTTCTGTTTTACTTATAAATGATGAATTAATATCAAATTCATTTTCATAATTAGTACAATCTTTAATATCTGTTAATACCAATTCACGAAATTCTTTTATAGCTTTATTTTCATTATAAAATGCACTACAGGATAAATTTGCTTGATAATTACTTAAAATACAATAAATTTTCATTTATAATCCCTATTAAAAGTATTTAGATTAATGTATTAAAATTCATGTGTCTGGGGTTTGTTTTATCCTCATCCTTATCCAGATTTTGCAATAGTTGAGTAATCTATCTTTCAACGCACAATGAATTTTACAATTGAATTATATCATCAATACCGTATTTAGTCAAATGATTCTACTCCATTTAATAAATGTTTCAAACCGTCTACAAGAAATTCAAGTTGATTTTCTTTTTCCATAATTTCCTCGTTAAGTTCCTTAAATTCACGACACCCGGAACAAATTTCTTTACCGTAATTATCTTCATCTACTTCAAATATAGTAGTAGCTGTATCGAAAAATCCATCACAACCTACGCATAATTTCAATCCTAATGCCGTGGCTACCTCTATAATATGATTTTCATGTACGGTAGGCATCTAAAGTCCTCAGATATAATAATTGATCACGCGCAATATCCATATCAGATTCATATCGTCTTATGTAAGATTTCAAAACTTTTAATGGAACTTTAGATGGCGATACTAATTTAAATTCATATTCACGATATTTATCTGACCATGAATAATCTTCTATGAAATTATTATCTTCAAAAAGATCATCTATTTTATTTTTATAAACATCTTTTAAAAGTTTTTTACTTACATAAATATAAAACCATTGTCCAAATCCATGCGCCCATTTATAACGAATCTTTATCCATTGATATTCTGATGTATTCATTTATTTAACCTCTATATTCTATCTAAAAGAATATTAATTTCATTATCAAGTATTTCAATAATTTTAAGCATAAATTTCACATCATTTTTTGATATTTGTAAATATGGATCAGAATTAATAACATCATTATAAATATCATTCAATCTATTATTATCATCCTCATCCAATTGGTTAAAATATAAATACATTTTTTATTCTACCTCATATTTATAACAAATAATTTCACTGCCGAGCGGAAAATATGCAAAAGTGGCTATCTCTGATTTTAAAAAAATAGTAGCATCCTGAATCGATACCCATCCTATATGAACTGACCAAAATAAGGATGCACTAGTCTCATCATCAATTTCTGATGTTGATCTGATAAGATAAATATCAGGAAAATTAACTAGGTGAGTTAATTTATTCATCATTATTTCTCTAAATTAAATTCATCAAGTAACTCGGGAAGAAATTTTGTTATTTCATTAATTAATTCTTCTTGTGAAATATCATATAATCTTTCTGTCATGCATTCAGTTGCATATGTAATCAAATCAGCAATATCCATATTTTCTACACATGTTTCAACATATGCACGAACTAATTTATCATGATTTAATTCATTCATCATTATTCCTCTAATACTGATCTAATACGATTCAATTTATCTTGCATCACCTTGCTACTACCTTCCATGTTAAAATACGCTGCAAGTGAACCAAAATGAGCCTCAAGACAATTCATTAGCAATTTCTTTAGTTTACCATAATCAGGGGAATATGGCAAGGTACTTTCAATGTAAAGAGTCTCTAATTCTGCTTCTTTCCGTTTAAACCAATTTTCAATTTCTTCTAAGGTCCAGTCTCCACGACGAACACTCTTTAGAATCTCTCTATGGGCTTCAAGATCGAGATCATGAAGAACCATTACCATTTCACATTCTAGGATTAAGCGAACTATATGAGTAGAAAATTTAGTATCTATTTTATTTACATGTCTATCTCTTTCTCTTACAGTTAAAATAGAATATAATGAATAATATTCTAATAATTCATTATCATTTAAATTTTTTAATGTTATGCTCATATATTTTTTTACACCAATGTATTAAATCATCTTCTGAAAAATTCATTTTTAGCATATTAACTTTAACATGAACCCATTGTAAATTTCCTTCAACATAACCAATATTACTATTAATTCTATCTAATGATGCAGTTCTAGTATAATATGGAAGAAGATATATTTCATTTCCTGTTAATGCACATAATTCTTTTTGATTTTTAAATAACTTCCATATATATTCTGGAGTTATATTAAATTCAAAATTTCTATATTTTGCGCCATATTTAAGTCCTTTCCAAAAACTATAACTAATTTTAGTATTATTTAAGAATATTATTTTTCGATTATTATATTTCTTTTTAATACATCCGCAATGTGTTTTTCTTCCTTGTATTAAGTAATGTGATCTAGTTAAAATAATATTACCACAATCACATTTACATTTCCATAATGCTTGTTGCTTGTTTGATAATCCATTTTCTGAAATGACTTTTAATTTACCGAACCGTTTTCCCATTAAATCAATTTTATTTGTAAATTTTCTTTTTATACATCCACAATTTAATTTTCCTTCCTTTCTATAAACTTGAGAACCAATTTTTTCTACACTATTACCACAATCACATCTAAATATCCAATACCATCCCTTTCCTTTAATTTTTTTTGTTTGTTTTATAGCAGTTAAATTACCATATTTTTTTCCTGTTAAATTTAATGATTGTTTACATTCATTACATGATTGATTTGCTCCGCTCTTTTTACCAGAATTTAAATCTCCAATTGATCTTTTTATAATATTTCCACAATCACATTTACATTCCCAAAGAATAGATTTTCTATTTCTTTCATTTGTTGGTTTTATAGCTATTAATTTTCCAAATCTTTCATTTGTTATATCTTTATTACTCGTTATTTTTCCTTTCATTCCATAATCCTCTAGTTTTTAATTCTTTTTCTAAAGTATTTATGGTAGGTGAATTTAATATGTTATGCAAACTTTCAAAATCTTCCAATTTTTTCATACATGGTGTTAATTTCTTTGTTTTCAATTTATTCAATTGAGAATAAGCATATCCGGTAAATCTTTTTTGAATTCCCTTATGCAGAAACATTTTTCGATTTTCCCGAATAATATCTCCTACTGTATCAGAATGAATGATACACCGTGAAGGAACAAATAAAGAATCAATCATGTTTGGATTATTATCCGCACATAAATTGAAATATTTCACTATACTGTATAATGCAAGATCATATTCCTTTTCATTATGTTGAATATGATGTTTCTGGTATGTATCATAAACTGGAGCAGGTTCTCCGAATCCTCGAATAAAACCAGCAATATGTGGAAAAATATATTCAATCGGTGGAGTAAATACTCCGTATACATCCATGTCGGACGTAGTATTAGATACGCCATATGCGAATGATCCCATTATGACTTCATAATGGGTATTGACCGCAAATGGTTTGATACCTTTAATTAAACCATTTTTGTCAAGCTTTCTAACAATACTTCCCTTATCTTTCACTGTTATCTCGAAGTTAGAAATATAATTGAATATTATACCATATTAATTCTTGCAAAGCAAGCACCCACCGAGGCTATTAGATTTAGCTGCTATTAATAATCTTCTGGCCATATTTGCAGCAATAGTAACTGATACAAGTTCCCCATCAATACATCCAGTATATCCTTCGCTAGAAGTATATTTATATTCTAAAAACGATGATAACCAATTCTCTAGGGCCTTGACACATTTTTCAGCATCTTCACCAGTAAGAATATCAATATTCATACTCATATTCCTCATCCTCTTTTGATATCATGTATACACTATACCAATAATCTAATGGTGCAACATATTCTCCGTCATCTTTCCAATATCCAACATTAAAAATATGCCATGTCGTTCTATCTACAATATGATTCGCTACACAAAAACTTTTTAAAGATTCGATATCGAACTTAACGATATTTTTATATTCATCAGGAAGAAATAATGGAAATCCATAATCATCCGTTAAAATATAACCATTTACTGAATTAAATTTGAACATGATAATATCCTCCTATAGAATTTATTTATAATTTTATGTTTTAATATATCCTAAATCATACGATTCCTTTGCATATTCTCCCAATGTTTTATTAGCAGTCCAATACAAGTCTCGTTCAATGGACAGACCAAAAGCGCATCGAACTTGAGATAGTTCATCTAGGCTAACATAACCAAGTTCCGGGAACCCCATTCCTAAATCGCACAATCCAAACATAAGGTTAGTTTCAGGATCAAGTTCGGTAATTAACCATGTTCCACTTCCCGAAGGATTAAAAAATTTAACTACTGGTTTAAAATCCTGATGGTGTGATTCCAATGAAGAATTAGTAACATGATTTTTGATCAATTCATTTCTGATAATTTTAGTAAGGAGTTTCATTTTTTAATCCATCCAAATAAAAATTATTAACTAGTGAATATGTATTATACCAAATTTAATCACTATTGTCAATAATCAAATGGGTCCATAATTACAGTTTCCACTATAACATCTTCTATATCCCATCCATTCTTTTTTACCGATTTAAATATTTCATCCTTAATTTCAGTACAATCTAGTTCTCCGTTAATTGCTGTAATAAATGAATCACTTATCTCAACACTATGACGTTTAATAACCTTTTGAATTAACGTGATTTTCATATAGTTTCATCCTGCTCATTATCATCAATATAATCCTTGAAATTTTTCAACAACATATTTTTATAATCTGGTTTCTTACCAGTGTATTTCATCATAGCAAGATTAAATGCGGTTTTGGTTAATTCCTGTTGTCCTTTAATTGCATAAGATTTACGATCAAGTTCTTTATTATTGGAATAATATTGTTCTACAGAATTCACTAAACCATTATATGCATGACCAACAATATTTTCCATTTCAGTAATACGATTGATTACATATTCATCATCATGAAACATGGAACGCAAATCATCTGATGCTTCATTCAATACCACTTCAAAAAGACGTTTATTGGAATATACAGAATCTTTTGCACGATGCAATGCAAGATATTCTTCAGTCTTTATTTTTATACGTTGTCCTGAAGGTAATCCAATTACAAATCCTTCAATCCCTTTCATAGACGGAATAGACGCAATGAAATCCTCTACAGTTCCATTGATAGACGCGGTATAATCATCTACCATGTATTCAGGAATATCAGCGTATAACTGCTCATAGTCAATATATTCCCCATGCTTATTGTTACGTACTCCAAGAATTTTCAATTCTTTATTTTGATATGGTAATACAATACGATTATCAGGAGCAGTGTATTCCATAATTACCGTATAATCCTGATTTACAAAATCTGTAATTACATCAAATAACCGTTGATCAGCATGCATTACTTTAGTGGCATCTAATGCTTGATCCGATGCAATGGCAGTTTTTGATTTCAAACATATCATATCATCATGCTTGAAAGTGGCTATTAATGATCCATCTCTTTTATCATGAGCAAAATTTATTGACGATAAATCTAAATCCATAGTCATTGGGTTTTCATTTATGTTAAAAAATTTTGTAAATGGCAATGAAACCAATTTAACGGCATCACCATCTAAACGGAACATATGTCCTCTGCATTCTAATGCATCAGGATTAAGAAAATCCGTATAGGATGCTAACCGATAGGTGAATACACGATAGATTACATTATTGATTACATGATCCACATAATAAAATGCCTCATTGGTTGTTACCAATTGCATTAAATTCTGATAGAGTTTTTGCTGGAACATGTTGTGTAATCCATGTTATGAAAGAGCATTATAACATATTAATTCAATAAATGAAAGTATAAAATTGCTCATGGTGATAAGATTCAAGTTTACGACATCGAATCAAATTACACCATGAGCAATAAACTAAAATCGTTGTTCCCGAGATTGATAATATCCCGGTTTACCTTGTCACGGTCGCTTGATTTGTAATCTACTGGGTGACACCAATTAGATTTTTGTCAAGTCCTCATAGAACAACGATTCGCGCATATATTACAAAACCTATAAGGAGTAAATATTGTCCCGAGATTTGAATGTGATCCCGGTTTACCCGTCACGGTCGCTTGATTTGTATTTACTGTGTAACGCCAGTTAAATTTTTGTCAAGCCTTCCAATCCAATTATATGACAATACCCACCCTTAAAACTGTTGGTAAGTAGCCCCATCCTGCCGCATTTACCTGATGTGACGCTGGTAAACCTATAAAATGTCACACCCCCGATGATCACGAAGAACATAATGCCCTTCTACCATCTGTTCCAGAGTTGTCTGAAACAATGTAACTGTATCAATCGCGCGGTTCTATTACCACCATTGATTCTAATCCCCTAAATGGATCAGCACCTGTTTCATCGAACGGCTGACTAAATTTTCATTCAGTGAACTCCGTTCTCCGCAGGCTTAAAATCCCGTGGAACTCACGGTATTATCATCTTTGAAAAGTCCCATCCGTAGCTACTTTAGATGGGTATTACTTTTTTATTGTAGCTAACCGGTCCCTTCCGGATGGGATAAGAAATTTTAATTGACCTCATCCTTATCAATCTAAGCATGGGGAATATATTGACATTATACTCGTATTTATAAATATGTCAAGCGATTTTGATTATATTTATTCAATTTAGTTCAATCAGTAATAATTTCTAAAATTTCATCATTTGCTTTAAGACCCCATATATCTGCGGCGTCTAAAAGTTCTTCATATATTCCAGTCTGATGTTTACATTTGCGATATCCGCATGCAATCCACCATCCTTCAGCATTTTGAAATATTAATTGATTATACCGATTGCATTTAGAACATTTATCAAGATCACTAATTGTAATATCTAATTCACCCATGATATTTAGCATCCCGAGTAATAAATGAATAATACTACTATATCATAAATTTAGTTTTAAGTCAAGATTTATTTCTTTGCAATAAAATTTCAGTAGCGGAAGTCCTATTAATAGTAGTATCATAATGTTTTTCAATTGGACTACATGACAACACTTTATTGCGTTCCTCTAGTGTAATGGGTCCGATACGCGATGTAGGAGGACATATCAAACATCTATCCACTATATTTGGAATACCATCATTTTGTAATGTTGAAACTAATGCTTCCCCTACGCTTAATTCAAGTATAGCACGTTCCGTATCCATATTAGGATTAGTGCGGAAAGTAGTTGCTGCTGCCCGTACTGCTTTTTGGTCTCTCGGAGTATATGCACGTAAGGCATGCTGAAAACGATTGCTCAATTGTCCTAATACTTCGTCTGGTACGTCTAACGGATTTTGTGTTACAAAATATACTCCAACCCCTTTGGATCGAATCAACCTCACTATTTGTTCAATCTTATCCAATAATATTCTCGGTGCATGATTAAACAATAAATGCGCTTCATCAAAAAAGAATACCATAATTGGTTTATCAGGATCACCAATTTCTGGTAAGGTTTCCCATAATTCCGACAACATCCATAACAAAAAAGTGGAATAGAGTTTAGGCTTATGTATCAATTTATCCGCAACTAATATATTAATCATACCACGACCCGAAGAATCACATCGAATCATATCTGATAATTTAATTGCAGGTTCCCCAAAAAATTCTTCCGCTCCTTGCTGATCTAACACTAACAACCGTCTTTGAATGGATGCTACAGAAGATACATTTATGTTACCATATTGCTGCGAAAATATAACCGCATTTTCAGCAACAAATCTTAATAATGCACGTAAATCGTCCATATCAATTAACAACAATCCATGTTCATCAGCTACACGAAAAGCAATGTTTAAAATTCCCTCTTGCGTATCATTCAATTCTAACAAGGTGGAAAGTAGCAATGGTCCTAGTGAAAATATAGTAGTTCTTACAGGATGTCCATTAGTTCCGAATACATCCCAAAATATTACTGGATACGCGGAATGTTTAAAATTATTAATACCAATTTTTTGTACTCGCGCATTTATTTTAGGATGTGAATTTCCAGAATATGATAATCCGGCCAAATCACCTTTGGCATCAGCTAAAAATACCGGAACCCCAATATTAGAAAATCCTTCAGCTAATACTTGCAAAGTAATAGTTTTACCGGTACCAGTAGCACCAGTAATTAAACCATGGCGATTTCCATAATTGGGCAATAGATGAATAAGAGATTCACCTTTACCAATTAGAATGGGGCGGGTTTCATTATTCATTTTATACTTCTATGTGTATGTAAAGAATAACAAGTATATCATAATTTAATTCAAATTTCAATAGTTTTAATTGACATAATTTGAAATTTCTGATAATTATATAATGAAAGAGTTAATTTATAAAGGAGAGATATGAATAAAAATAGAATTAATTCACCTTTAAGATTTGGACATGGGTTAAACAGAGCAAAAAAAATTATTCGCAAACATAATAGTAAAGAAGTAAAACATAAACGAAAATGGTTAGAATTAAAAATGGATAATCAATAAGTCTCAATTATTTCCATAATATATTTCCTAGCATGACTGGAAATTGCTTTAGTAATCTCTTTCCATTCAATATTATTTTCAGAAATGGTATCAGATTCTTCTTTCAATATATCCTGATTGATCCATTTCAAATACGGACCAATAGCATGATAATCAATATCAATACCTCGTTCTTCTAATACTTGAAGTCCCTGTTGTAACCGCCATTCCGGCAAAACAAGATGTAAACACTGAGCAATGGTTTCAGCTTTTTCAGGAGAAATAGAAGCCTTTATTCCTTTAACTCTATCCTTACCAGAATGTTTTCCACCTTTAGTCTTGAACCATAGATCAGAAATAGTAGGACATTGAATAGGAATCCATACAATGCCTTCTCCGGTCCCTGTAACCCCACGAAACTTACCCCATGGACACTCTTCTTCTACTTCAAGAGTAAAACGATTTGCATCCTCTAATGCCTCTGTAGGATTAGAGAAATCAATTGTTAAATGATATGATGGAATTTGGGAAATATTATAAATTCCAATTTCATTATCTTGAATATATTCCGGGAATGGAATAAATCCATCTTGATATTCACCATTTATTCTTACACTAAATAATACAAAATGTTTATCCAATTCAGATATAGCTACGGACGATTGAATTCCTTTACCGATCCATTCACCATATAAAACTACATCAGAATTAGTATCAAAATACATATTGAATAAAGCATGAATGGCATCTCTATTATCATTTATAAATTTGGCAAATCCATAATTATCGGATGCAATATCAAGAATTCTTGTTCTGGATTGCGCTATCAATTCGCCGTCAATTGTTCTACGGATACCTGCATTGCTGCCATGTAATTTTACGGTTCCAACATAATCATACACTGGAATAGGGGAACATGTAGATTCCACATATCGTTCTACATTTTTAAGCACATGTCGAAAACTTTCAATTTCAGAAAATTTAATCATTATTAGACTCCATAAATTTTATTGAAAATAATCTGATAATTTTTTCCGTTCTACCGTTTCATCATTATCAAGATATATTACTTTTTTGTTTCCATTTTTATCAGTTATAATTAAAATAGATGTTGAATCAATTTTTGATAAAAATGGAATATTATCTGAATCAACAATTATACTATCATTTTCATTCTGTTGTCTACACTTTTTACATGTAGTAACGTATAAATATACTCCAATGCTATCCAATATGGTGTAACAACTTCTTGCATCATTAAACCATTCATTATCTATCTCATGCCCACATGTTCCTATATGCATAAATATCTCCCAGTATAAATAGTATATACTATAAAAACAGAGATATCAAATGAATTCAGAAACTTTTTTACAATTAATCCATGATATTGTTATTTTACATGAACGATATAAAATATATAATACAACATTTAATGCACTTGCATATTCTCTTTTTGATCATGATGAAAAGTTAACATTATGTATTTCATTTCCTATATTAAATGATGCTGTAACTATTACAATAAATGATAATCCTAATATTCTTGATGCAAAATTAAAAGAAATACAAAATCATTTTGATCAAAAATCTGGTAACATTATGTTACCAGATTAAGTTTACTAAATGTTTGCAATGGGATAGGGACATTTGGAATTTGATAAACCATTACATTCATATTATTATTTTCCAATTTATTAGCATCAGTTTTGCTTACCAAAAAGAGTTTCCCTATAGTATCAGGTCTACCAATAAGCATCTTTGTAGGTAATTTAGATATAAAACGATGACAATATGAATTAGTTAGTTTTATATTATCATCATCAATAATAACCACCCTCCACTTATATATAGTCTCTCTTAACTCATCAGCAGGTGTTTTTGAACTTGGATTTGCCCCTACTTTACGAGCAAATCTTTTCCATTCCAGTCCATGAAATTTGACCTTTCTATACCATCCACCATTTTTTAGTACATAAGAATTAAATTCATCTTTCCGATTAGTATTTACATAATGCATATAATGAAGTGCATGAGCAATTTCATGAAGAATGGTATCAATTATTGCATCATCATCACTGTATTTAATATGATTAGATGAAATATTAATGCATCTATTATTTATATCACATGAACCAAGACGCCTTTTAGTAGATATAATTCCTACCCTCCAATCATAGAGTCCCCATTTATCTAAATGTGTAATAGCAAGATTAATTACTTCAGAATTTTTAAAATTTGACATTAGTTTAATCCCGTATGATTTAACTTATGTTTGGTGCGATGTGGCATGGAGTCGAACCATGCTTTTATCCCTCGTAGGATTCGAACCTACCTGTTCTCCGTCGAGAATGTCACCAGACTGCACATCGCATTAATCTTTAAAATGAAAAAATATCATATCATATTTTATTGCAATTTGCAAGATAAATATATAGGGACGGAAACAGATCAGATGTTTATGCAAGTCCCCAGCAAGGTTCTTTCCGCATCCAATTTATGCTTCCTTCCCTACATATTTTTTAATCTATACTTAAAATATCAGGTGATACGTTTTCAGGCAAAAACTCTTGTTTAGACACAACCAATTTTTCAAAATTATCTTCTTTCAATGATGCAGTCTTGAAACCAACACTTCGTTTATTTAACAGTGTGCTAATTGCATTGTCCATTAAGACTTTAGGTCCAGAATTAACAACCTTTCGCACTCCTTCTTTAACTATGGTACGATTCAATTCAAGATACTCAAGCATGATAGATTCCAGTACAGGATATCCATTTACTAAAATTGGTTGCTGTAAATTATCTTCTCCCTTTTCAGTTTTCAAATGTCCTTTCACACCTGAAGAAAAGCGAACATAGCAACGATCATGTCCTTGACGGTGTGAGTCTGATCTATCTCCTGAAAGAGTAGTGTTCAATGATTCAAGCATTTTATCCTTGCAAATGTTAAATTGCTCTTTCTGTTCATCTAATGACAAAGATGCTAATTTAGGAGTTTTTGAAATAGCGTCTTGCACATTTTCAAAATTAATAGTCTCTAATGCAGAAAGCTTTCGTTCAACCAATTTCTTATACGAGAATCGAGTTAGCATTTGAATATTGATTACTGGGGGTTCCACATAACCACTAGTAGGAATATACCCATGAAGTGCTCCACATCCACCAGCTTGAATTTCGACAAGAGCAGAAAGGGCATCGGCTTGTGCAGGAGTCATCCACACAGTCTTACCGTCATCTGCTTCAGCTAAAACGCGCTTTACATTAATAGACATAATTTAATCCTTATTTAGATATTGAAATTAAGTATATATTTTACACGAACTATTAAATAAAATCAACTATTTTTATTACAAATTCATTCACTGATATTTGTTTTATAAAGATGTTTATCAACCCAATCCCTAGATTCTTTCATTCCCATGTTTGAATTTTCTGTCACATATCTAATTATAGTGACGCGATCCGTACCAGATTTAAATAACTTATTGGATTCAGTTTCCCAATCAATAGTTATATTAGAATTAACTAATTCAAGAAATAATTCAGGATTAGTTTCTGCCAATTGAAATGCTATATCTTTCCAATTAATATTAGAAGATGAAACAGCATTTAATAATTTTCTAAATAATTTTGTATCTAATTCTATAAATTGTTTAATATCATTCATTGTTGTCCTCTTTAATATTTTAAAGAAATATTATAGATTAAAAATTTGATTGAGTCAAATAAGGACAATTTGATTTATGTTTTATATCTTCAAGTGGATTATTTGAGCCAGATAACCCAATCCCATTACAGCCAGAACATCTAAATTTTGGTGAGCCATAATTCCCGCCTACATCACATACATAAATGGCTTCAACACTCAATTTAATTTGATGTTGTTCTCTCCAAAATCTTTGTAAGACAGCTAGTTCCGTAGGACACCCATCCTCTTCTGTACAAGACTGATCTTCAAATTCTGATTCCATAATTAATATTAATCAACGATTTGATTCATAATAATAAAATGATCCTGAAAAATTATTATCATAAATTGTAATCCCAAGTCCAGAACGTGATCGTGGATAATGATTAGGATAGGTATTATATGGAGTATAATAATAACCTTGTCCATAATGCGCAGTATGTCCATGTCTATGTCCTCGTCCATGTCCATAATAATTACCGTAAGGAGGACAATTATAACAATGACTATATGGATTTACTGGTACTGGAGTAGGATAGGTATAATATGGAACTCCGTATCTATCATAATTAGACGGACCATGCGCAAATGCACTATTTGCAATCAGTGCAGTTAAAATTATTGTCAAAATTACTGTAATAAGTTTCATGGCAGTATCCTCTCTATTGCGAATAAGAGATAATTCTTTGTCTCTATTCTACTAAATATTTATAACAAAGTCAAGTAATATAAATAATACCTTGACATTTTGTATAAATATATTATAGTATTAACTTGTTAGGGTGGCAGAATTGGTTATGCATCAGTCTGCAAAACTGAATAAATGTGGGTTCGAGTCCCATTCCTAACTCCATGCAGGTTTAGTGTCAACGGTAGCACCATTGGCTTCCAACCAATAAGTAGGAGTTCGAATCTTCCTAACCTGTACCATTTTAGCGGGTATCGTATAATGATATTACCTTAGCCTTCCAAGCTAATGATAAGGGTTTGATTCCCTTTTCCCGCTCCAATCATACCCAATCCCCCAATGGGGGTTTACCAGTTTCCAAAATCAAATCTACAACTTTATTAGCTTCATTTTCAAAATCAGGATTGAATTGTTTACCATCATTGAACAATTCCCATACTACTCCAAAATCAGTTACAGCATACCATCCAGTTTCTTCATCAAATAAAGCAATATTGATTTCATCATTCATGATATTATTCCAGTCCTATCCAAATAGGCGATTGCCATGTTCCATTATGTAAGATTAAACCACTCGTTTCAGGATCATAAACCTGACACCATTTACAAGGTATGATATCACCTTCATTATACTCATGATCCGCGTCTTGTTGTTCTATATAAGTATCAAAAGATTCAAGGCAACATCTAAAAGCTCCGCCAATATTTAATTTAGTATCTTTAATTTTCATTATATTAGTCCGTTATTTCGATATGTTTTCTTGTATCATTATCATATGCATAACTAATATCTGTTAATACATATTCATTAATCCATGTTAAAGAACAATCCTCACAATGAATAGATTGCTCTGCAATTCCATCGTCATCAGATTGAATATCATAAACTAATAATTCAACAGATTCGCACCGAGGACAATATGCGCCACCTGATTCAATATATTTAGACTTAGAGATAGACATATTATATATTCCTAATTTTATTATGTGAATATTTCTTTTAATGCTTTTTGAGAATTGACCATTGATTTTACATCCTTGACACTCCATTTATGCGCCCATTTAGAATTCCATGCATCCCCAATAGGTAAATGTATTAACTTTAATGGATGCAGGCTTGCGATCATGTATTGCGCATATCCATCAGCTACAGGATCACATATAATTTCTCCTACATATTCTTTATTTCCAAATTCATTTTTAACCCATGAACGAAGATTATCAACCCATTCCTCTTCCATTTTCAAATTAGTTTTATAATCAACTTTATAATCAAATGTGGGTTCCCCTAATTCTGGCGGTGGTGAATAAATATGTGACATTACATTACTCCATAAAAGTTAATAATTATGATGTTTAATTATACCATGTCTATTACTAATTTTCAAGTCTAATAACAAATCCACTAGTATCTTTTTTGGCAGGGCCTTTAGCTTTTACTCCTACCACGATATTATCAGGGTCTAAAAAACGTAAATCATTTTCATCCCCATCAATAACTTTTCTACCTAAAAATGTTTCAGGAAAATTACTATCTTTAAATACTACTACCCAATTCATATTTTCAGGCCGCATAGCAGCATATTTCTTACTAGCCTCTGAATATGACCATAACAGATAATAATTATCCGGAATATTTTTACGATTATTCAATTTGGTATAATCATAAAATGTAATATTTGGAAATTTTTCAAATAGGGTTTCCCCATCATTAAATTTGATATTCTCCCATCTAATATCAGATGTACCATTTAATCTAATTACTGGAATAAGATTATCACGTTTACCTTTGTGGATTAATTTATTAATTTCATTCTTTAATTGATTTAAAAATCCTTCACGATCAGAATGAAAAAATTGTGTACGATTTAATCTACCATGTTGCTGTCTATTATCAGGTATTAAAGTACCATCAAGTGCAGCAAATGTAGAATTATTTTTAGACATGGCAGAATGTCCGGTATAATTCAAACAAAGTTTTTCACATCCTGCAAGTTTTGTCATAGGACAAATATTTATCCCGGATAAGGTAGCCGGAGAAAGATATAGAATTCCGGTAAGATATCCTTTCTTTTGACCTTTAACTGTTTTGGAATTCTTATCTACATTAAGCAGTTTCACAGTAAACAACTCTAAATGAATTAAAGAAAAATTAGTATACTATAAGTAGCGTTGATTTGCAAGGAGATATTATCAATTAAATAAATTTTTAAGATTGACATTTATCCTATAATATGAGATAATATACTTGAAGTCGAAGAAGAAGTAGTCCGCTCCCAACAATAAACAACAGGACTGCGAAGTATCGGAGAGAAGGCCATGAGCAGAGGGAAACTCAGGTTTTTCATTTTTAGAAAAATCTTGTTACTATAATTATATCATATTTTCCATATAAAGTCAATACTTATATTAAAATAATTTTTATGTTATGCTGTGAATGATAACAGGTCCATGTTGTATAAAAACAACATGATGGATATGTTGTGGAAAAACAACAGTAGTGTTGTAGGACAGTATAACACTAGTGTTATAGTATAGTATAACACCAATACGCTATAAAAATTATCAATGAATTTCCAATGGAAATATTAATGGATAAAATTTATTCTTGACAAATAGAATATGTTAATATAACATGAGAAATATACCGTGAGTTCCACGGAATTTTAAGCCTGTGGAGAACGGAGTTCACCGAATGAAAATTTGGTTAGCCGTTCATTGAAACAGGAATTTAACGGAAAATATAAATTATTTTCGTAAGTTTAAAAGAACGGTCATGGTGCAGTTCATAGTATTTGATATACATTATTTGATATACATTATTTGATTACAATGAATTCTATCTTATTTAAGATAGAATTCAATTTATAATTGTCATTAATAACTTTAAATAATTCATATGTAATGTAATATAATGTAAGACTAAATAGTTTGAAATACAATTTATAGTTTTAAATCAATTTCAAATTAGGATATTGATTAAATGTAATACATGTTTAAACACGTCTAAACAATGTTGTTAAGTGATATAAAATGGTTTAAAATACAATTCTTATAGTATTAAATATATGGGGTAAAACAATTAGGGTTTTGAAAACGAAAACTGAAAAATCGTTTAGAGTTTGATAACAAAGCCCACCCAATGTTATGTGTAACCATCCACTTCATCATCATCCTAACGTTGGTTACTCCCGAAAAGTATAGTACACCTTCCACAAATCCGTTTTGTTAGGATGAAATATTATAACAATTTTCTGTTCATAGTCTTTAATAAATATACAAAAAATTCATAACCAAAATAAAAGACAGCTAAGGATAAAATAACAAACAATATAGGAGAATCGACTACCCATACTAAGAGCATCCATGTTCCCCATAGGATTGCCCCTAATGCACAAATCGGAAGGAATAATACTACAATTTGAAATACTTGTTTTATTAGCCAAGATATAATTTCTAATAGAATCATTATCTATTAAACTCCATTATAGATTAAACTTATGAAAATAGTTTATATGTTTCTTATAGACTTAAAATCCAAAGAAACTACCCTATATTACTCATCATCTGGAATTAAAGTAAATCCATTTCCCTGTAAATCTCCTACACAACTAGCTAATACAACGGGGCGTCCAGCACTACACATACCATAATAATAATCATCATCACCATGGACAAGACCAAAAAATGTATAATCATTACCGTCTCTGTCACAATGAAATCTCTTACCAATCAAATGTTCAGACTCCCGTACAATAGCGCGCCAATTACCTTTGCAAATACATTCAGTGTCTTCATATTCTGATTCAATCATTCCATCATCTTTTATCATTCTATTATATCCTCCAATAATTTAGTAATTATATTATACCATATTATGATCAAATTAACAATAGAAAAGGGGATGGATAAACTACCATCCCCTTTATACTTACTGATGCAATGGAGGAGAAAGACGAACCATTAATAAGTGTTACACGGTCACTTATAATCAGTAAGATATTTTATCTATACAACAATTTTATTATTTATCCTATCCCAAATATAATAATCACTGTATCCTAAGCTTTTACGTAAAGCACGAGCATCAACTCGACTATAAAATGAATCTATTGTACCACCATCATGAATATTATAAACTACCCATCGCAGATCACTATCGTCATCTTCATATGTCTCATAGTCATCTTCACAATTATATTCCTCTTCATATTCATCATCACCAAGATACCCCTCATCGTTATCTTCATTATATTCCGGGTCATCGGCATCATCAGCGTAATTATATTCCTCTACACATTCATCATCTTCGTAATCATCAAGATAATCAGAATATGGAGTCCCAGCTATAACATCTTGAGTATCCGTATCTAATATATAATGGTCATCATATCCATTTATTCTACGAACTACACGAGATTCCGCACGAGTAGTAAATGCTTCTATCAGTTCCCCATCACTAGTACGACGAAGTTCCCACCGCTTATTAGTATTAGACTCCGATTTATCTTCTAATACATTATCAGAATATTCATCAGTATATAACGGTTTGATTTTATCATCCCATGAAATAGTATCAACTACTTCATAACGACATGCGCGACCTTTGGCATTGTTATAATCAATTGGAATAGAAACTACATCACGCGGATTAAGTTTCACGATTACAACCTGCGATGAACTTTTAGTACCATATGATCCAAGGTATCCTTCAGAACAAAAATGCAATCCTCTAGAACATGTTCTGTTAGGATCAGGATCAACATTTTCTCTAGGAACTTCGACAATTGAACCAATACTATTATCCATAGTACCAGTATATATATCCTTAAAAACCGAAGTAACCATTTTATACGCAAGAAAATGCCCATCAGCAGTAATAGGTAAATTACATGCTTCGATAAATCCATATAATTGTTCCCTCGAACGTTCCGATGGATTACTCATAAGATTTTCAAGGAATAACGTAATTGGAACAAGATCAAATCTTTCTTTATATATCCGAATAATTCTTGACGCAAGTAATGGCTCAATTTTATAGTCATTACAATGAAGTACCCCGTTCAATAAATATAATCCACCACAACTATCAGAAATCAATTTACCTTTAATATCAAGGATAGCAGGAATGGATTCAAAATTCTTATCTCGAATGGCATCATAAACATCAGAAAATCTATCATCAGTTCGATTGATTATCTGAGTTTTACCATCAATCATAAGTACAATACTTTTATCAGTGATTGTATATGCAGTATTCACAAAATTCTCCGTGTTTAACCAATAAAATTTACGTATTTAATCAATGCATCTCTTTCTTCATCATTATCACCAAAACTATAATGATTAATGTTATTTAAAAGTAACATTGAACTAGTTACATCATAACAAAGTTCTGCTACTTTGTCAATAGTCTTTTTTACAAACTCACTTTGTTCTGGAATACAACCAGTATCCATATAGTTACTTAATTTTTTGATATCATTGAAAATACTTCCTTTTTTCAAATATCTTTTTTCAAATATTTCAACAATTCGATGTAATATATAAAGATTGGTATTTGTATTAATCTTATTCCAGTCAGAATCATTAAAATGTTTAAAAAGTTTAAAAATGTCATGCGTCTTATTAATATCATCTATTAAAATTTTCAACGCTAAATAATTTACATAATCAACTGGTATATGAAATTTAGTTTTTAATTCATTAATCAAATCAGTAATAGGTTTAAATCCATATTTAACAGCTTTTTCATATTTTGCTTTGGGAACAGCATAAATTTCAATTCTTTTATCAATTAATCCCAGAGTAATACTAGTCTGGAAAAACATTATATCATTATATTGAATATTATCAAATTTATCTCTATAACTTGATACGACATATGCATTCTCATTTTCAATTTTTTTAAGCGATGTATATACCGTACCCCAATCAGTCAATCGTGAAAAAATATAACCGCTATCTTTTCCTATAGTAAATATGCGGGCAATTGGAGTAGTAGACTTATTACTACACGCTATCCTAGCTGTCTTAGGTAATTTAATATCAGATAACTTAACAAATGTAGTATTAAATGATACTAATTCATTAATAGCTTCAATATTAACGTCCTCTATAAATGAATCGACTATTAAAATTTTATTGCATTTACTAGTATTATTAGTATCAAAATATTGAGTAATTTTTTTATGAAACGCATATGCATCATCTCGAATAAATACAAGATATGTAGATTGCGGAGAAAAATTAACCCATTCTTTTTGTCCTAAACCAATTCTTTTTGATTTATTCTTATTCAAATCATATTCATACCAAACACTACTTACATATTTTGCTCTCGCATGATTAACTGTGAATGCGGTTTTAATATTACCATAAAAATCAGTAGTTTCCTTTTCTGTATAATCAAAAGAAATATATGATCCCCATAAACTAACAGGAATACTTATTTCATTTGAGTTATATAAATAATGTGGATTACCAACATTCTTATGAACGGAATCCAAATCAAGATCAATACTATCAGAATTATTATTTAAGAAAATAGCCTTTTCATAATCCAGCATATCATCCCTGCTAATCATATCCAGAATATAATTGGTATATTCCTCGGTAGCACGGTTGAATCGTTCAATAATAATATCACGAGTAACTTCATCAGTTTTAATCGCTTCCCTAGAAGCTGTTACCATAACTTCACCTATATCCAAGCGTAATACAAGTTTATGTTTAAAAATCTTGGATAAGGAAACAACATTATATGGTATATTATATGCATTATTCCCAATAACTACATTATATCCACGATAATACATATTATCAACAGATACTTCTGTATCATCCATTAAGATGAAATTTTCACCTTTATGAAGTATTGTTGGAAAATTAATTGTATCATTATAAATTTTTGGAAGTGGATCAAAAAACTTCAATTGTTCTTTAATCGCATTTTTAAATTTAATATGGTCATCATTTGCTATTGATAATTTAACTTCCAGTCCATTACATTCATCAGTATTGGACATTCCCATTAAATTAATTTGCGGTACTCCATTTTCACTTGTAAAAATATTATAAGTGCGAGCAATACCATTATAACGATTAATAACAATAAAATTATCAGTATATGCAAATGGAGTCTTTGACCCTAATCCAAAGGCTCCAATAAAATCATTGGAATCCTCTTTGGTCGATTCAAAATATGTGCTGTACAAAACCAGCGCATCATCAAATTCCACATCTATAGTGGAATTATTCTTTAAGGTTAAAGGAATACGAAAAATTGTTTCATCAGCAGTGTTATCATATAGAATCGTAGTAATTCCTACCGTAGTATTTCCGTTAAGGATTACCACACGGATATTAGCAATTGTATTCCTGATATCACCAGAAATACAAATGGTTGATTCCCCATCAATTTCACATTTAACCCGTCCATGATATTTAAAATATCTCAGACCAGTACCGAAATCCTTTACCGCAAAATATGGATCGAATCCAGTAGGACAATATACCTCAAATGGCACATCAGCCTTTCTAGCAGCAATATGAGAATCACAACAATTAGATGAAAGTTCTCTAACGATTGAAGAAATTGCATCGGAATAAACGCCACTGGACAATACATTGAATGCTTTCCCGTTCATCTTAACGGAAAAATCAACGCTGATATTCATTCCAGCGGATTCTAATGATCGATTTTCAGTATGTAACTTCATGATACCCTTCCGTGTAAAAGGTTTATTGAACTAATGACACCATTATAACAAAATTTCAGACCATTGTCAACAATAAGAATTATCCGAATAGTTTAAAATACAAATCATTCTCAGTTACCTGTACTGCTACCTTAACATTTTGTGGTAAAATATTTTTTGAAGCATTATGTATTTCATAATCATTTCCACAAAAATTCTCCAGACACAATACATCGTCAGAAGGGTCATATCCAAGTACAGGAAACCAATTACCATCAAGTTCTACAAAGGCTGCCTCACATAATACTTCATGTATATCATCTCCAACATCGCACTTAGCTATATATTTCATATTTATTATCCGTTATTATAATTTAGGAAGTTTAGGTGGATCAGCCTTTTTAAATTTAACATCTCCAAAATCTGAACTATATAACATACTTCCACCTAACGTTAAAATAAAAGTTTCATTCCACGGTTTTGATTCAATAAACAATAATTTTGGACTAATTTTATCTCCATTAGAATCAGTATTATTTTTATTATATGGATAACCATAAAGCCAATAATATCCAGCTTCATCTGGTCTTTCATCAGACCATGTATTATATGATTTTCTCATTATTTTTAAAATCCAATCGCTTCTAAATCAGTAGCAAGTGTTTCCATTTGAGAAAACCATGTTTTCAATATTTTGGTATCTTGTGAAAAATCTTTTGGATTTACATGATTCCGGTTCATCCATTTACCAATTACATCACGATACATTAATTTATCTTGTACTTGTTCTAAAATATTTAATGAATCTAAAGCATCTTCAACATATCCATCATTAAACTGATTAAGAGATTCCAATATATCATAAATTTTTGATGGCATATTTTCGTCATCTAATAGGTTAGATGTATCAAAATCCATATTTTTGATGATCCAGCATCCAACTAAAGAAACCGTAATTTTATCGTCACCATGATAATTTATATCATAGTAATGCTCCCAACTAAAATAAATCACATTATAATTAGGATTTATACGCAATACATTAATCATATCAAGTTCATCCCGAATAAGTTTACTCGGTTTAATTGGTAAACTTATACTCGGCTTTAACTTTGCTTTCTTTGACATGAATATAGTTCCTATAATTTCATTTGTTTAGGGATTATATGATATCATATTTACTGGTTTTAAGCAAGTAAAAATTAATTAGATTTAATCAATTAAACTTCTTTAGTTTTATTTTTTTTGAATCTCGTAATCTTTTTTGTGCCTTACGAACCCTTTTTTCTTCAGCCTGCGCCTTTCTTCGTTCAACCATTAATCGAACTTCTTCTGTCTGAGACATAAATATATTTCCTATAACTTCATCTGTTTAGGGATTATATGATCCGATTCATTACACCGTTCTTTTAAACTTACAAAAATAATTTATATTTTCCGTTAAATTCCTGTTTCATTGAACAGCTAACCAAATTTTCATTCAGTGAACTCCGTTCTCCGCAGGCTTAAAATCCCGAGAAACTCCCGGTATATTTTCAATCGACAGTAAGCACTGTCGATATTATTTTAATTAAAAAGTCAAAAATTAATCTTGAGCTTTACGGAAACCTTCAGCTACATATTCCCGCTGACGATTTAACCTGAATAAGCCTTTAAGAAATTTAATTGGCTCATGGGTATCAAAGGTGCGCAAATGACGAAGCGTTGTCTCTTTATTCACGCGCAAATATGATACAAAACCATCCATATCATCATTATTTGCGGCATGAAAATAGTCAACGTCATCACATGTAATTACATGATGATGCCCTGTTTCCGAATGGGCAACGATATGCACACCTGTTTCCGTCGGTGCTACTTCTACTATATTTTCAGGCAAAGACTCAATTTTGGTAATCAAAATATCGCCTTGTGCTGCACAGTTCTTAAATGTTCTCATGTTCTAATCTCCGGTATGTAATCATTTGCCGCAACCCCATAAGTCCATGCATTTGCTTCTAGGGCCGTTTTAATATCTGGCGGGACAGGAATGGCAAATATTCTTCCGGTACCGCACTTCACTTTAAGAAATCTTTCAGTTCCAATATCAGGTATTTCAACTTCTATCAATGTACCAATCTCTTCATCATCATGATCATCGATTATAATACTATTTAGCTGTTCCAAAACATTGTGCCACCCTAAAATTTCACATGCGGCTCTACGCTGTTCTATTTGTGGATGTTTTAATGCCTGTTCAGCAGTTAAACTCTTGTCTCTGATCCACTCAGGAGGAATTCTTACTCCATGCCAAATATACACTTCAAAATCACTGTTATCATAAGAAATGGCAGGACCGTTATCACAATGCAATCTACCTTCATCATCCTTTTTAATGGATGTTGGTAAATTGGTAAGAATAACCGCTCCGTCTAATGGAATCCACCATCCACATACTTTTGCAAGTTCAATAAATGGAACAATGGGTTCGATACCATCAACATGTTCATAACGAACAAAATAATCATAAAATGCCAAGCTTGCGGCATCATGATTACCAAAACAGATTTGTTCATAATCAAGTTTAATATTGGTTATTTTTTTAGCCTTTTTGGCAACCAACTTATAAGGATCATTCGATTTACGAAGGACATCAAGATCAAGAGTTTCCAACACTGTTTTATATTGCAGCAATTCAATAGGAGAACTAACTACAAAATAAAATTCAGGTGGATCGAATTTACCATTGCGATAAATTTCTTCAATATAAGGCTTAGCCTTTTCCACATCTACATCACCAGTAGAAAAACCAATATCAATCCACTCGGTTCTTAAACTTTCTAGCACTTGTTCTGAAATTTCCATATGTTTACCTTTTTAATGTTAAATGTATATTACCAAATTAATTTTAAATTGTCAACTGTTTTTTTAAACTTACAAAAATATTATAAAATTCATGATATTATTTTTCATATTATATTAAATTATTTTATTTGTCAATATCTTTTATGAATTATTCTTAATAATTCGTCCACTACAATATTTGTAAACGGGTACATCTTATTAGAAACTGAATCATTTGTATCATACGGAACAGAAGGAAACCGCATGGATGCATATTTTTTATCATATTCTTGTATAATTGTATATATCTTTTTTCGTAATTCTATATTATACATTAATGTGTTTATAATTTTCATAATATTAGAATAATTTTTAATTGTTTAAACCTATTTGTAATCTCAGCAAGTATTAATATAGGACTATATTCTATCGAATCAAATGTATTCTTTATTAAATTAATTTTTTCCGGTTTCACTAGTTTTTTAATTATTATATCATAATAATATTCTAATAAACAAGGAGCAGGTAATTGTAACGGCTTCATTAATAATTTTTCCACTCTTCTATCTCACAAGATATATTATACCATAATTCAAAAGATATATCATACCATAGTATATTGCGCCGATGCAACTGATGATGAACTTCATCATATATTGATTTATATTTTGTAACTCTTATTGGGTTCTCAACTGTAATACAGTAATGATAATAAACTAAACCATCATAATTAGCAAAAATTGAATTTATTGTTTTCACTAATCATTCTCACTTGATCATCCAATATTTGAACAACTGAACTCTTAACAGGATATACTCTAAAATTAATGTTAATACACAATTTACTACTTATTAATCTTTCAATATTATTATATACCCCATAATAACAATATGCCCCATAATAACAACGTTGTATATTTTTAATAGGGATGACTTTCATTAATTACTTCTTTAATTATATTACATAATGAACCTAATGTAATGAAAACAGGCATAATATTTTAATGTGTTTATAATTTTCATTAATCATTCTCCGCATAAAAAAACAATTTTCCATTTCACAAGATATATAAAACCATAATATATTCCGTCGCCGTAACTGATTATGAATTTTACTATATATTGAATTACATTTTGTAACTCCTATTGAGTGCGCAATTGTAATATAACAATAATAATATCTAGGAACGGTAGGAAGATTATGAGTATATGTAAATTTTAATAGTTTCATTAATCAATTCTCCCCACCAAAATAATTTTCCATTTCACAAGATATATCCGACCATAATATATATAATTGAGATAAATGATTATGAATTTCACCATATATTGAAACACATGTTGTAACTCCTATTGAATTTTTAACTGTAAGATAGGAATTATAATGTGGTAAATAACCATAATCAGTAAGAATTGAATTTATTGTTTTCATTAATCAATTCTCCCCACTAAAATAATTTTCCATTTCACAAGATATATTTAACCATATTACATACAATTGATGTAACTGATTATGAATTTTACTATATGTTGAAACACATGTTGTAACTCCTATTGAATTTTTAATTATACTATAGAAACTATAGTGCGGTAAATCACCATAATTAGAAAGAATTGAATTTATTAGTTTCATTAATCATTCTCATTTGTTCACACAATATTTGAACAATTGAAATTTTAACAGGATTCATTTCAATACTAATTCCAGCACTTAATTTAGTACCTAATAAGTTTCTAAATATCTCATTAGAAAAACATATATCATAATACTGTTTCATATTTTTAAAAACAATTGTTTTCATCAATTGATTCTCGGAGTATATCACACAATGAACCAAGATTATAAAATACTCCAGTCTCATATAATAAATACATATCAAAATATTTATTTTTATGATTTCTAATTAGCAATTGTCTAATATTATCAAAATCCTGCAAATTATTATTATCAATTAAAATTTTCATATCATGCAGTACCTTTTAATATAATTCTATATGCAGTACCTTTTAATATAATTCTATTATCATTATCTAACTCTTGCAATAATGGAAATTTTAATTGCTCATATACCTGATTACCTACAACATTTCCTAATTTATCATAATGTAATTGTAAAAAGACCAAATTAATATTATTAGTATTACTATAATAATATTTAGTAATTCTAGGAAGCTTATAAATATATTTAAATTTTAATGTTTTCACCAATTTTTATCAACTAGTTTTTCAAATGCTTCAAATTGATAACGTTCTTCACGCCAATCAGCAGCGATCTGTCGCATCCAACTTACAGTACAATATTCATCCGCTGGTTCACAAGCAAGCCACATTTCCAAATGATCTAAGGTATCTTTGTTTTCATTCATTTCAATCAATTCCTTTCAACTTTGAGAACCCCTATCATATCACAAATAAAAGTAAAAATCCACCTTGCATTTTTTTGCTTATTATGGTATAATGGTTTTGAAGTCGAAGAAGAAGTAGTCCGCTCCCAACAATAAACAACAGGACTGCGAAGCATCGGAGAGAAGGCCACGAGCAGGGGGAAATCTGTGCTTTTAACTTTTAGAAAACTCATATCTCCCATTATCTATATAATACCATAATAAATCAATCTTGTCAACCCATTGAAATAATCTTTACATTATGGTATACTGTAAGTATCATCATCATTCTAGCGTCCCGCTGGAAGGGGTTCGCTTATCTTAAATAAATTTGTTGTAAATAAACAACAAGGAGTTGCAAAAACGAGACAAGTGTGGTATAACTACAACACATGTTGCAAATAAACAACAGAATAGTTGTTCCGGAGTTATTTTGTCATAGCTGTTGCAAAAAAACAACAGAACTAAAATTCCGTGGTATTTTTACCACCATATGTGGCAAAAAACAACACTGGTGTTGTAGTACAGTATAACACCACACCACTAAAAAATTATAAATGAATTTCCAATGGAATCATTATTAACATTAATAATATCCAATGGAATGATTAATGATAATATAAACTACAATATAAAATATAGAATATAAAGAATTTATAAATTAACTATAATAAAAAAAAGGACTTCCCTGTCCTAAAATTTAACCATGTCCTTATATGAAATCAAATAAATTAATTAATTTCCTCATATCGTATAATAAAACATTCAGATAAACGATATTGTTTATCACCCGCTACCCATATAGTAATATATCCATATTCATCGGTTATAACATCAGTCACGATCTTAAACGATACTCTGGTGGAATATATCATAATCGCAATAGTATCTCCCACTACAGGAACTATATTTACCTCGTCACAAGGTCCATATAAGTATAATGGAAATTTATTACTATCTTTCATATAATATAGTATTACATAATTAAATAAATTTGTCAATACTCTGTTAACGAGTTTTTAATCATTAACAATTCATGAATTAAAGATTACATAAATTAATTAAAAACAATTAGGGTTTTGAAAACCAAAATGGAAAAATCGTTTAGGGTTTTCCATTTGAAAACTGAAAAATCGTCCTTTACATCAATTACTTAGTATGTTATAATATAAAAATGAAGTTAATTAATCCTTATGATTTAATATATGCAAAACTGGGTGATGCAGTATATGATATGAATAAAACACAAAATAATTTTTCTCGACTGACACATGTTTCATTACACAATATTTCATTACACAATATAAAATTTCATATAACAAATGAAATTCGATCCATAAGTATAAAATTGCATAAAACATTTTCTTTACATTAATTATCCATTATGTTATAATACAAAAATGCAACAAAGAAATATATGCTCAAAAATTCTCCCATGCCAAAGGGTGACAATGGCTGGTGGCTACATCCGGATGCCAATCATGTCAATGATGATTATTATGGATTAACCGGTGGTGGTGATTATGCAAATTATGAATGCTCCAATTGTAATTTACATTTTAGAGTAGAACTAGCAGATTAATGAAAACACTTACCCATTCAAAAAATGATAATGCATTTAAAATAAAATGTAAAATTACAAATTTAAATTCATGTTCACTTAATAAAAAAATCATGTTAACGGCAATGTCGTCACAGTTAGGTTTTATATTTAATATTTTAACATCATATATAAAACGGGAAATTACATTAAACCAAAATAATATATGAAAGTACTTAATCTTTATAATCTAAAATTTAGACCCGATATATCTAAATTTACAATAAAAACAAGGATATGGAAAAAAATATATGTGTATACCTCTTCGATAAAATCTAATATTGTAGATGAAATTTATGAAAATTTTAAAATTTAACTTTGAATCCCGTATCGGGTATGATACATATTATACCTTATGGGAATCTAATACATTTACAATAAACAAAAAAATATGGAAGAAAATATATGTGTATACTTCTTCGATAAAATCTAATATTGTAGATGAAATTTATGAAAATTTTAAAATGTAATATTAAATCCTGTATTGGTTATAATGTATATTATACAATATGGTCATCTAAATATAATAATCAAATGTATGTAATAGGATCATTATGGCATTTACGTTCCATTGTACGAAATTTTTTATATGATTATAATTCTTTACCATCTAGGGAAAAAGTAAACTAACCTATTGAAAAATATGAAAATTTTAAAATCAATTAATTTATTATATACTATTGAAATGAGTAATATCCATTCATTTGATATAATACATGAAGGATCATTGGCAAAATTATGGAATTTAATATCCTTTCCAGTAGGTATATTACAAATTAATATTATAGAACAAATAATTATTTATCCCCACTGAGAAAAGTAAACTAACCTATTGAAAAATATGAAAATTTTAAAATCAATTAAAAAGCCGGAATTTTTATGGTATAATACTTTAATTAATAAATTAACAATAAATTCTGTAGATACTGCAAATATTATTTCAGTTATTGTATTTGATGAAATAAGTGTATTAAAACATGTTATTAAATTAGTGATAACAGAATATGAAAATTTTAACATCTATAAATCTATTCAATACTATAAAAATGAGTAATATAAATTCATTTGTTGAAATACATGATGAACCAGCTAGCATATGGAATTCAGTATTCATATCAGTCTATCCATTAAAAACTAGTAATATAAACATTATTGAAAGTTATGAAAATTTTAAAATTCAGAACTAAGGAAAATAATAAATACAATATACGTGTTAATATACATTATAAATTATTGGAAATGCCAATACTACTACGTAGTGTATTATGGGACTTAATATATTCATCCACTGAACCATTAACGACTAATATTAGAGCAGAAATGGTTGTTTACCAGCTAGGGAAAAAATAAACTAACTTATTGAAAAATATGAAAATTTTAAATTTAAAAAATAAAGGATATGATATACGTATTGGCGGGTTAAAAAATTATTGGTTGGCGATAAAGATGTTTCATAGAATAGAGGCTGCAACAAATCCATTCCTTGCTATTTTATATGATGATTTAGATATAAAATTTTCAAAGTTAATTACATCTATCGGAGGGTTAAAAATTATTATTATGAAAGAAACAATATTTTATTATCCTGATAAAAAATAAACTAACCTATTGAAAAATATGAAAATTTTAAAATTAAAAATTAAAGGAAATGATATAAGTATTGGTGGGTTAAAAAATTATTGGCTATCATTGAATATGTTTCAGAAAATAAATGTTGCGACCAATTCATTACGTAATCATATATATGAAGATTTAGATATAAAATTTTCAAAGTTAATTAATAGATTATGAAAACTTTAAAAACATTACATATAAACGATACACTTATCAGTATGAATATTCCTGAAGTCCCCGGTACATATCCATTAAATAAAAAATTAACAGTATTGTGGAGTTCATTATACACCCAATTTGGATTGATACAAATTATTCTTGCAGAGGAAATAATGTTTTACTCCCCCCGAGAAGAAATAAACTAACTTATTGAAAAATATGAAAATTTTAAAATTCAAAAATAATACGTATAACAAATTACCATATTATCAATATTTTGGAACATATAATTATATACTACTACCAGTAACTACATCTATTGGAGGGTTAAAAATTATTATTATAAAAGAAACAATATTTTATTCTCCTGAGAAAAAATAAACTAACCTATTGAAAAATATGAAAAATTTAGAATCAATAAATTTATATAATATAATAAAAAATTTGAATAAAAAACAGTTTAACTGCTGGGATGCATTGGCGTCAGAAAAATTTAATTTAGAAATGAAAACAATATGGAGACCAATTCATATATCCATCACACCAATAAAAAATAATTCTATAAATTATTTCTTTACTGGCTAGGGAAAAAATAAACTAACTTATTGAAAAATATGAAAAAATAAATTGACTTATTATCTCTATTATGCTATACTTATAACATAAATGAAACTTTTGAAATTTCAAAAAATTGAACTAAAAGAGATGGTGGAATATTATATATGTCCTACATTAACTCTTGAATTTTATAATACTGTATATGGATTGCGCAATTACGTATACAATGAAATTATGAGAGTTTTAAAATTATGAAGATTTTGAAATTACACATTAATAAAGAAATAAATAAACATATATGGGCAATAGACCTATATATTAAAATAGCATCTGTATTTTATACATCTGAATTTTTTAATGATAATATAATTAAGTTACATATTAATATATGGGGATTTTTAAGAGATAAAATTAATGAAATATTATGAAAATTTTGAAATTACATAATACCAGAGAATGGAAGAAACATATATGGGAGCATATATGGAAAATAAAACCAGCTATTTTAGTAACATCTAAATTTTATACATCAGAATTATCAAATGATATGATTAAATTACGTATTAATATATGGGGACTTTTAATGAAATATTATGAAAATTTTGAAATTACACATTAACAACAAGGATATATGGAAAATAGAGCCACCTATGGTAGTATCACCTGAATTTTATACATATAAATTTTACGAATTTTATAATGATATGATTAATATACGGGGACTTTTAAAAGATAAAATTTTTGAAATATTAATGAGAGATTGAAGGCGGACTAAGCTCCCCAACTCTTCAATACATCCCCCAATAGATTTCCAATATTTCCCACATAATACCACTACACCCCACATCTCTATTCATTATATATGTAAAAAATTAGATTGATCTATAATATCTCCCATTTCACTATTCATTATATAATCAATATTTGACTCATTATTTCCATTATGTTATACTTATAAGATGAAAATTTTAGAATCTATCATATATAATAGAATAGATATTATGCTCAATATGAAACTATCTGACCAATATATCGTGTTTGGAATAACAAATATGGAAGTAAAAATATATGATATCGTATCCATCATATTGAAGAATAACATTATAGAATTTATAAAAAATCATGAAAATACTTAATTCATTAATTTATAATCCAGCTTACCAAAAAGAAAGTACTATTAATTTATATGTATTATCATTGCCAGAAATGCAAAAAGTATATACTAAAATATATATTGACTCCATTCTTGATATAATATCTTTAAAATATACTATTCTTAGATATGTTTCTCCTCAATTATGATTTGATTCATTATCAATATCATGTTATAATATCATAATGAAAATATTAAATGATTTATCATGTAATAAATTAGATATTAATATACAAAAAACTATATTTATTGGACTACCATCTAATATTCCGGCAAATACATTTAACGTTAATATGAATGTGTTTAATTATGTATATCATGCAATAATTCCAATATGGCGTAATATAATAGAAAATATACACAAAGAATAACATGAAAATTTTAAGAACCATAAATAAAATAGACAATTATTTATGGAAAAATATAGGATCACAGATGTTTGGCATGAATAATTTTAAGACTATGGTAACTATAGAGCAAACGATAGATGCTCATATTCTTCCGATTAAAAACAATATTATAGACTCCATATCATTATGAAAATTTTACAACTTAATTTATATGCAGGTTCCGTATGGTATGAATATATACATAAATTTATTTATTCATCATATAATGAAGGACATTGTTTCAAATATCATAAAATAGAAGATATACAAACAAATATAAAACAACAAATATATCCAATACGTATGCATATATTACGAAAAATAAACTCATTTATTTATTTTCCATATTAAAATATATATATTATGAAAATTTTAAATACATTAATTTTTAATCCATCTTATGAAAAAAGAATTATTATTAAATTATCTCTATTATCAATTATTATTATGAAAATTTTAAATACATTAATTTTTAATCCATCTTATGAAAAAATAATTATTATTAAATCAATTATAAAGAAAGATGAAAAATTATATACTAAAATAATTTCCCCTATTTCCGATATATTAGGTTTAAAACACATTATTCTTAAACAGTGTATATAATGAAAATATTAACCTCATTAACCTTTCGTATATACGATAAAAAAATACTAAGTTATGAATTACCCTTATCATTAACCAGCCAGATAATAACTAATGACAAAGTATTTATTTACATTTATGATATAATATTTCCACTACTAATGAACATGCATCAAATTATAACAAAACATGAAAATATTAAATATCATTCCCGCAACTGAACAATTATTCTTTCATGAATTATTAATTTCCAAACTATCGGAAAGGATACGTTCTTTAATAACTTCCGATGACAGAATATCTATTATAGGGACCATGAAATGGAATATTTTTTTAGCAATACTTCAAGAAACTGATTTATTATGAAAATATTAAATACATTAATTTATAATCACTCCAATAAAAATAATTTCGTCATTAATTTATCTTTACCAATGGCGAAACGACAAAATATATATAGTAAAACACTTTTCCATATGCGGATGAATGATATAATATCTTTAAAATACACTATTATTAGATATTGATTTATTCTTTCTATTTTGTTAAACTCATAATATGAAAATTTTAAAATCCATAATACATCCTGATATATTTATTAATTATCCATCATCAAAGACTAGAACTATATATCAGGATATATATAATATAATAATGCCACTGCGTAATATTATATGGCAAGAAACACTAGAACTATATATCAAGATATATATAATATAATAATGCCACTGCGTAATATTATATGGCAAGAAACACAAAAATATGAAAATACTTAACGCATTAATATACGAACCTAAAATTTATACTGATACAGGTAAATGGAGTATTCCAAAAATTTTTAATATTAATATATTAAGAAAAAATAGAAAAATAATCAATACTGAATTTGACATTATGAGCAATTTAATAACACAAATAAAAATTTATGTTAATGAATATATTAACTGCAAAATTAACATCGGAACAAATTTTAATAGATATGCACTATTGGATATATTAGCAGGACGTGTCAGATACCGCATCAGTTCTAAAAAATATGAAAATACTTAACGCATTAATATATGACCCATCAAATAAAGACCGAATTGGTATTAACTTATATTTAATATCACTTATAACAAAAAATAGAAATATATATGATAAAATAAATATTCATGATATAGTACCTTTAAAACATAATATTTTTAGATATTTAGCTTTAAAATATATTGATTTATTCTTTCCATTATATTAGACTTACATTATGAAAATTTTAGAATCCATAATACATACGAACATAGACAATTATATATGGAAGAATAAAAGACAACAAATATTATCCATGAATAAATTTTCCATAGTATCAAAAATAGAGAAAAAAATACTTGATCATACTTTCCAACTTAAAAATAATATTATCGAATATATGCAATTAAAATGAAAATCTTGAATACATTAGTTTATAACAGATATTACGAAGGAACGAAAATGAAACTTATTTTTAATGAAAGATTATCAGGATTATCAGGTATTAGACTATTCAATCATATTAACACAAAAACATCTCGAATACTTTCCATAATAATAAATTCTATATGATATCGGAAGCATTAACCACGATTTGATTTATTATTTTAATTATGTTATATTTATAAGATGAAAATTTTAAATACATTAATTTTTAATCCATCTTATAAAAAAGATGAAATATTATATACTATAATAGTTTCCCCACCTAATATATTCAATATGAAACGAGAGATATTATTATCATTATCCAACTTAAAAAGAAATATCACTGAAAAACTTTATGCAAATTTTAAATACACTAATTTTTAATCCATATAAAAAAAGAATTATTTTTAACTCGCCACTATCATTTGCAGAAATGGAAAAAATATATACTAAAATATTCAGTCATGATATAATATCTATTAAATACACTATTCTATATGTTATAATTAATTCAACAGAGGAAAAATACCATGACTGAAAACTTAAAAACCATACTCGATGAAGTACAAAATGAAATAAAGGAATTTGCTGATAAATGTAACACTTTTATCATGGATGAAAACCCATTTGGTCCATTATATGGGGCAGGTTATATTGCTGCATGCCGACATTGCGCCAAAAAATTATATGCTATATTGGAAAAATTAAAATGACTCCGGATCATGCGGAAGGAACGATAACCGGATGGGAACCTGTATATAGAGAAAATCCCACTCATCCATGGAAAGAAATACCTGTTAAGAATACTAATGATGCTGCCGGAATACCTGCTCCGTCTCTGCATGGTAGTCTACTACATGCTGCTGGACTCTATGGTCCGGCACAGGCTCGTGCTCTGGCATGGCAATTTCTGGCATTGCATGAGGCATATTCACAACCAATCGCAATACAGATAGGTCTTAGACAAAGAAGTCTAAAATATACATTTCAAATCTATTATGATGGAGTGTCGGAACTTAATTGAAATGAAAATTTTAAAATTAAGATATATGTATAGTCTACATAATAAGTTTTATACTTATAAAGAATCATTACCATATTATGCCAAAATAAGAAATATAGAAACAAATATAAGACAACTTATATATCCAATACGTCTGAGTATTTGGTTTCAGTTAAATAAAAAATAACATATGAAATTAATTAAACCTTATGAATTAAAATATACTGGTCCATTATGTTATAATATAAAAATGAAATTAATTAGTCCTTATGAATTACAACATGAAAAAATGGGTGATGCAATGTATATTATTACAAATAAAAAAAGAGTTTTAAAACTATCAACATTATCATCATTATGGAAGTTAATACATTTATCCACTGAACCATTATTGACTAATATTAGAGCAGAAATAGTTCCTTATTCGTTAGAGAAATAAACTAACCTATTAAAAAATATGAAAATTTTAAAATTTACTCTTAAATCCTGTATCGGGTCTAATGTATATTATACATTATGGAATCTAATTGGACAAAACAAGCAATCACAATTAACTATAATAGGATCATTATGGGATTTACGTTCCATTGTACGAAATTTTTTATATGATTATAATTCTTTACCAGCTAGGGAAAAAGTAAACTAACCTATTGAAAAATATGAAAATTTTAAAATTTAAAAATAATACGTATGACAAACTACCACGTTATCCACACTTTGGAAATTATTATTGGTTGCAACCATTGGATGCATTTATTGGAAGATTAAAAATTATTATTATGGAAGAAACAATGTTTTATTCTTAAAAATATAAAAATTCAATAATAATGAAACTAATAGATATAATATACGTATTGATATATACTATAATTTATTGTAAATTAAAATGAGACCCTTAAAATTAAAACATACTGATATTACAGTTACAGATAAAATTTTAGAAAAAATAAGAAATGATAAATTAATATATATTGGTTTGTATTTTAGATTAAATGATATACAAAGAAACATAAAACAATTTGTTCAACCAATACGTCTGGATATATGGTCTACTATAAAATGAAAATTTTAACTTCTATAAATAGACATATTTTAAATAATATTTTAACAAAAATTAAAACGGATTCTTATATTAAATTAGACACTAAATTAGATACTATAGTATTTGATATGAGAGAATATTTATATCCATTATGGTCAAACATCTGGATAAATATTTGGTTTAATAAAAAGTGCATTGATATAGTAATATAGCAGAAAATAAACAAATTTAACTATGAAAATTTTAACAGTTTATTCCACGCATCCATATGGATTTGTTAAAACTAATAATCATACACCGCAAATAAAAGTTTTTCAATTAATAAAGACTTACGTTATTATAAAACATGTAGTGGATCAATTAATTAATAACATTATTATACAGATAAG